TTTATACACACACAAATCTACTGAACAAATTGTATGAAGAAAACAGAGTAAACTACGAGCGAAGCGAGTAGTTTACGAGGTTTAAGACAGACAAAAAGTTCATCGCGAGACAGGGCCGCCATCGCAAATCAAAATTTGACTTTTTCCAAAATTTTTGTTATAATAAAGGCACAGTAAGAGAAAGGAAGTAAAGTTATGCCCGCAAAGTATGTTCCGTCGGACGATGAACTCAAAAAAATCCTTGATTTCTATGCTGCTCATAAGACCTATACATCTGTTTCTCGTGAATTTGGTATCTCAGTTCCTATTGCGACACGCATCATCAAGGAAGCAAAATCTCTTTCTTCATCCTCTTCCTACGACGGCCCGCAACCAGTGGAATTTCCCGACCAAAATTCTGTTCTTCATTTCTATAATCCTGGAAAGGAATGGTTAGAAGATTATGCGGAAAGAGTATAAGTGGGTATATTTTGATAAAAATCCGTATTCTAATGCGGGTTATTATTCAGTTGGTCATACTGAACTTGCTTTTAACAATCTTTGTAAGTATGTTCCCGCGAATTGGGATGAATGTTTTTCCTATAATTGGGTAGATATTATGATGTTTGGTCTGAAACCATCAGACTATTTCAAATATGTTCAGTGGAAATATCACGCTTTAGTAAAGAAGTCTAATGGTCTTATCAAAGGAATACAATTTGCTAATGCCCAAGATGCGGAGCAGTATGCGTTAGAACTTGAACGTAGATTTCAGCTGTGCGCTGATGAGGGTTATTTTGGAGAATACTATGACGCAGACTGAGAAGATTATAAATGTTTATAAAAATATTGGTGCGAAAACGAGGGCGGCCGAGATATTAGGAATTTCTCAAGGAGAATTGGATAAAGTTCTAAAAGAAAGCAATATATCTCCCGCAGATAAGAATCTGAAACCTGTTCTATCTTATAAAGGGCCTATTCCCGTGGAGCCGCTATCGCGCCAGTGTTTTGATTATGATACCCGTGTAGAACAATTCTGGAAAAGGATGCTGGAGGAAAATGGAGAGATACACCTTTGAAAAAGATGGCACTGAGTATAAAATTATTCCATCATATGGAGTATTATCTGAATATACGACTAACATTTATACAGAAGGTAATTATTGTGTTCTCTACTTGCTTATGCGGGAATACAACTTTACAGAAGCGGAATTTTTCGCATATATAATTTCTAAGTTTCATTCTGTAGTGTATCTTGAAAAAACTTTCCCATATTTTACAATTCGATTCAAAAATATTACTGACGCACAAAATTTTTGTTCAGAGCTGAATCAGAGATAAAAATCTGTCGTGCTTCCTACATATAATGTAGGGAGGTGATAGCGATGGGTGTTTTTGGCTCAATCAAGAAATTTTTCAAAGGTTTCGCTGGAATTATCAATGCTGGTGCGACCATAATAAATATAGATAAAAACCTTACATCTCTACAAGATGATATCAAGGTTCTAAAAAAAGACACCGAAGTAATCAAGACTGGCCTTCAATCTGAAATTCTTGAAACGCTTACTCGTCTTTATGAAAAAGTAATGGATCAAAACTATGCGTCTCAACAAGATCGCGATAGTGCGAATAAACATTATCGCGACATTCACGCTTTAGGTAAAGATGGATTTGCTGAAAATATGTGGAATACAATTGTTTAGCACCCGTATAGTTCTAAGCAGTAGTATCTTGCTGCTCAGCACAAGAAGAATAATAATTGAGAGGACAACGTCCTCTCTTTTTTTTGACTTTTTTGAAATTTTGTGATATAATTATAACATAAAAGAAAGAAGGAGAAATTTGTAATGAAGTTTGGTCTGATACCATACCAGATATACACTGATGGCTCCGCAAAAGGAGCCGACTATGCTCATCGTGCTGGTGGCTGGTCATTCATAATTCTTTACGATGGTTGCGTGGTAGCAGAGGGCAGTGGTGGTGAAAATGATACTACCAATCAACGTATGGAGCTGCGTGCCGCGCTTGAAGGAATCAAGAATGCTCGACATTTAGCAAATAATTCCAAAGACGCAGTATTTGAGATTTATAGTGATAGTGCTTATCTGGTGAATTGTTATGTCCAACGCTGGTATAAAAAATGGCAGCGATTTGGGTGGTATAGCAGCAAGAATGAGCCTGTAAAAAATCAAGATCTTTGGGAAGAACTTATTCCTTATTTTGAAAATCTTCATTACTCCTTCATCAAAACTAAAGGCCACAGCAATGACCGATGGAATGACCGAGCAGATAAGCTCGCTCAGGCGGCCGCGGAACAAGCACGTCTGGCCGGTAAGGAGACATAAAATGGAAAACTATTTAGACAATATAGATTTATATGAGGTAGATAAACAAGATTACCGCTCATATGAATATCGTTGTAAAGATCGCCAAACAATGAAAGTGCGGCCTCGCGAAGGTGTTAGCGTTTTCAAAGATATTAAAACAGGCGAATGGTTATATGGTTATGAAGAAGAGAATATAATGTGTATGCCAGCCCGCCGCTTCTTTATCTTCTATTTTCTTCCTAATGAAGAACTTGGCCCTTACTTGGGAATCAAGCAGATTCAAATGAGTGATGAAGATTATGAAAAGTTCTTGAAGATGCTAATGGAGAAAAAGCAAAATGGTGAAACTGTTTCAGAGGAAAACGGCTAAGATTTATAGACCTGTAGTTGGCGGTCTTGGCCACGTTCATCGAATAGAAGATAAAATTCTTTATCTTTGGGAATGTGGATATTCTACATTAGAGATAAAGGAAATGCTTGAATTGAAAAATAGAAAACTTCCTGGACGTGCCCTTCATCGATATGGCATTACAACTTCGGAAATTCGATCAAGAGCTTTTCTCCGCTCTAAAGAAAAAGGAGTGAATATTCTCCAATATGATCTGGAAGGAAATTTTGTGAAGGAATGGATATCGCAAGCCGCAGCTGAACGAGAGTATGGTATGGCACAAGGCACGATTCACAAAGTGCTTATTGGAGAACAAAAAACAGCATTTGGATATCAATGGATAGAAAAAACAAGTGATGATTTTCCACAAAAAATTGCGGCCCGCCCGCGAAAGACAGTCGTATTACAATGTGATGAGGATGGAAATGTGATAAAAGAATGGCCCAATGCCAATGTCGCAGAGAAAGAATTGGGCATCTATCCTAATTCAATCAGTAAGGTGCTGAGAGGACAACGCGCAAAAGCGGGCGGATTCTATTGGAAAAAAGTAGAGGTAGAAGATGGGAAAGAAGATTGATACGAATATTTCACCAAAAGAATGGGTTCCTATGAAGTATTGGTCTATGGGATCTTCTCTTAGCTCCGCGGAGAAGCGTGAGAAATTGGATATGCTTGTGAAGTCGCACGCCTATTGTTCCTCAGAGAAGAAAGATGGAAATCTTGGTAGAATTGTATGGGAAGATGGTGAATGTATCTTACAGTCCCGCACAACTTCCAAAAAGACTGGCGAATATAGCGATTTGACTGATAAGGTTCTCTTTATGGATAGTGTTGCCGCAGCCTTCGACGATACAACAGTCCTGCTTGGTGAAATCTATCTTACTGAGCCGACCGCGACAGCCAAAGAAGTGGGGACGATTCTAAGATGTCTTTCCAGTAAGGCAATTGATCGCCAGAAAAAGGCAGAGCCTCTTCATTTTTACATCTTCGATTGCCTCGTCTACAATGGTATTGACCTTACCGATGCCCCCATTACAGAGCGTATCAAGTATCTTCCGCAGGCCGCCGAAGCCATCAATAGTCCTCTTGTAGAATATGCCAAATACTATGAAGTGAACGAAGATACATTCTATGATAGGCTTACTGCTGTGTTCAACGCTGGCGGCGAGGGTGTGGTTCTCTATAAAAAAGATATGCGGCCCTGCCAAGATAGGACTGCCGCGTGGGATACGGTAAAAGTCAAGAGAGAACTTGAATTTGACGTGGATGTCTTCATCAGTGGAACGGCCGCGGGAGATAAAGAATATAAGGGTAAGGAGCTTCCAACCTGGACGCTCTGGCAAAATAGCCGCACTGGAGAACTCGTGCGAGGAAACTACTATACAGAGTATTCTCAGGGCGGCTGCTATGAACCAGTGTCTAAAACTTATTTCTTTGGGCTGCCTGGTTCTATCGAATGTTCTGTATATGATGATGAAGGTAATGCGAAGGTCTTGTGCTATTGCTCTAATCTAACAGATGAATTTAGATGTGCTTTGCGAGACCATCTGGATGATTATATCGGCCGGCCCGCGAGAATTAGTGGAATGATGATCTCGGAGGATAAAAATGGCAATATCTCATTGAGGCATCCCAAGTTTCTTGAACTCCGTGATGATATTGATGCGGCTGATTGTCAACTAAGTAAACTACTGGCTCACTGAGATGTCTTTATATAACAATGATTACTCGCTTGAAATTGCTTCTTCTTACGAAAATATTCTATCAATCAATGAAGAAGATTTCTATGAAATTTCTCCTTTTTCTATCAAATTAGATAATCTTGTCTTAGAGTTTGGAGAGGAATGGCGAGTTTACGATAAAGAATGGAAAGATAAAGTCCGCTTTATTATCTATACTACAAAAATATATGATGATGTGCGGATTTACCACTGTAATTTTGCTCAAAGTGGAGACCCGCGAAGACCCGGCTTTTACTATGTCAGTAAAAATAAAGTGAAAAATTCTGGCGAAACGACCTCGTAATGCTACATTATTTTTGGAGGATAACTTTTTTATGGATGAACTACTTGACAACCTGATTGCCAATAACTCAATGGATGTTGCCCTTTACCAGTATTTGAAGCAGTTGCGTGATAACCGCACACTGATTCTCAATGATGGTATCTGTGAAGAAATTGTAGAACGCATTTATATGCCTTTGCGAGATTTTGAACGAGATGATTGTCAAACGCCTGCGACGCTTATTCTACATTCTCAGGGCGGTTCAGTTGCTGACGGTATGTTCTTTGCGGATTATTTAGAGCACTATTCCAAGCCTTTGAATATTCTGGTTCTTGGTTATGCGTGCTCTATGGCGACGGTTTTTCTCGCGGCCGCAGCGAAGAATCCCAATATCACGACGTATTGCTATAAGAACAGTTATGCTCTAATCCACGATGGTTATGTTGCCCTGGCCGCCAGTGAATCTGGAACGGCTCAGGATATTATGGCTTTCAACCACGCGATGGATGAGAAAATCAGGGACATCATTGTCAATAATACGAAGATTACCGAAGAAGAATATAAAACCGCAGCTCGTAAGCAGTGGTTCTTGTTCTCGGAAGATATGAAGAAATATGGTCTGGTAGATAAGATTATTGGCGAGGATGACTAAAGCAACGGAAGTGATGAAGATTATATGGAGCTAAAGAATAATGCATCCATAAAATTCTACGATACCTCAGCATTACTCAATGGTAATTATCCTACAGAAAATGATTGGGTTAGTGCTACAGTTCTACGCGAACTTGAAAATATCAAAATCGCGGGAGATAGGAAAAACGATGAAACGAAGAAGGCGGCCCGTAAGGTCGCTCGCTTCTTACTCAACAATCCACCTCGCGTCCACGTGCTTTCTGAAAAGCAATGGAAAAAGGTAAAAAGTAAATATTCTTTCACCGATACTGGTGATAATCATATTATTGCGGAATTATTAGAACTAAAGTATTCTTATCCAGAGATTGAATTACAGACCAGTGATGTTTGTTTACATCTATTGGCCCAGCAATTTGGTATCAATTCTCACTTTGCCGCGATCAATGAGGATAAGGGCGGTCTATATACTGGTTATATCGATATGGAATTTTCTGAGGCAGACCTCAATAAGATTTATAGTGATACAACCTATAATCCTTGTAATTTACTTTGTAATCAATATCTCATTATGCGACTCGATAATGAGATTGTTGATGTAAAAAGATGGAATGGCACCGAATTACTTCCTATTGATTGTAAAGATATAAATAATAAGTTTATGGATGTGGTTCGGCCGAGAGATGTTTACCAGAAAATGGCTATGGATTTGCTTGAACGGGATGAAGTTCCCGTAAAACTAATCCACGGTGTTGCTGGTAGCGGTAAAGATTATCTCTCCACTGCTGTTGCTTTAGATAAAGTATTCCGTAGAGAAATCAATAAGATTTATTTTATCCGTAATCTTATCGACCTAAAAGATGCTCCACAAGTTGGATATCTTGCCGGAAGCCTCGAAGAAAAAATCTCTTGGGGTCTTGGTCCAATATATGACATTTTGGGTGGAGAGGAAGGATTCCGCTGGGTAGAAGAGCAAGGAATCATTGAGCAGCTCAACTATGGCTTTCTTAGAGGGCGCTCCCTTGGACCTCGGGCTATTCTTTATACTACAGAGCAACAGAACACCACGGAAAGTATGGTTCAGAGTTTGATTAGTAGAGCGGGAGAAGAGTCTCAACTTTTCCTCAATGCCGATATGAAACAAATTGATAAAAATTCTTTCAAAGAACGTAATGGTGTAGTGAGTCTACAGCAAAACTTGAAAGGTCATCATTTATTCGGGGCGGTTTATCTGCCCACTACACAGAGGTCTGAGGTTGCTGAACTCGCGGGCCTACTGAGTAGCAACTAATATAGTTTTCAAATAAGACAGGGAGCATTTGTCGGCCAACAAATGAGCAATGTTGCCTATTCAACAATCTGTCTTATTTTATATTACTAATAGGAGTGATATTATGCTACGGAAATATGAACCAGGCGAAAAAGAAAAAATAGTTCAACTTTATGAAGAAGGAATGGCGGTCTCCAAGATTTCACGAATAGTGTGCCGGCATATTCCTACTATCAAAAAGATTCTTGCGGAACAAGGTATTGTCGCAGAAAAGCGTTATAAAGGACCTAAACGAGAATTTTCTCAAGAAGAAGATGAATTGATTATTCGTGAACTTGCGAGAGGCAGTGGATATAATTATGTGGCTCAGCTGTTAGGCTGCTGTAAAGACACAGTAGAGCAAAGAGCACGAGAACTCCAATGTTTTGTTCATTCTTATCGGCATAAAAATCGAGATATGAATGAGAACTATTTTGAAGTTATTGATGGCGAAGAAAAGGCTTATTTTTTAGGACTTTTATACACAGACGGTAGTGTTCGACGTGTGCGTAAAAATGGTAAACAAGTGCGATTACAATTACAACTTCAAGATGAGCCAATTATTCAAAGATTCAAAGAAGCATTGAATGCTGATTGTCAAATTATGTATGATAAACGCCCAGGAAAAGAATGTGCGGGCATAGAGATTACCAGCCAAAAATTATTCGATGATTTAGGAAAATATGGTGTTGTTCCTAATAAAACTTATACATCTCGTTTTTTGCCTTCAATTCCAGAAGATTTTATTATCCCCTTTTTGCGTGGCTTATTCGATGGAGATGGTGTGTTCTCTTTTGCCGATAATTATGATAATTGTTCAGTTGGATATGTTGCTTATTATGAGACAGAAGTTCAACAATTCCAAGAATACATAGATTTCTTTTTGAATAAAATGGAACATAATATAATACATCATAAAAATGATAAAACTGGTTCAAGTTATCGTTGTAGTTGGAGAGGCCGCCATCAATCATTGCGAATACTCACTTTATTATACCGAAATGCGACAATTTATTTGCCACGAAAATATGAGAAATATCAAAGATTATTGGCTACTTATCCAGAGAGTAAACAAAAAGTAATCTTAGAAGAACAATTCAATTATTTGTAACAATTGGGAGATAGAGAAATCTATCTCCCTCTTTTTTGACAAAAGATAAATTTTGAGTTATAATATAAGTGTAAAAAGAAGAAAGGAAAGATGAAACTCATGCGTCTAATCAATACTCCTCGTGTAGTTGGCTACTCTACTCTTGAAGAATGCGCGGCCGCCTACCCTCTCTTTATGGTAATTACACGTAGTCTTTATGTAAAAGAACACGGTGAAGGCCCTGGTGAGCGAAATATTCCTCATTATGTAAGGGGATACGTTTTTCAGAAAAGCAAGTGGTATCCTTGCTTTGCGTCTGTAGACGGCGATTTCTATATGGATTATGAGCCTTTTATTTGGGAAAAACACGAATATGCTTTGCCGCAACCAGCTGATTATAAGTGGTTGGAAAAGGATTGGGAATAAAGAAATGGAGGAAAATCACTATGGGTCTTGATATGTATATCGACGCTCGTCGCAATATTAAAACGCCGCAGGAAGAACGCGAAGAAGTCGTCTATTGGCGTAAGTTTTGGGACCTACAGAATCACATCGTAGAAGTTACTGATGCTAAAGTAGGTAACGGAGAAGTTCCTGATACAAAACTCACCAAGGAAGACTTAGAAGATATTATCCATTTCTGTTGTTATAACCGAGATTATTTTGATGGCTTTACCAGTGTGCCAAAGTTGTGTAATTTATGGCAGCGATGGGATGATATGACGGAAAATGGATGGACATTTTGGTATAATGGGAATTGGTAATATGAATGGAATAAATCTTATACCGCTGAATGAGTATAGATTATTGCTCGAACGAAAGCCAAGCGGAGAAGTTATTACCTATGGCATAACATATAATGGGAAAGAGAGTCTCAATCGGCATTTCAAAAGTTCTCAAGACAGAGATAAAATAATTCAGTATTTTTTAGAAAGAGGCATAACAGCTATACAACCTTATGGTAAAACCATATGGGGCACTTATCCACGCACTGTAAATGTCGATGAATCGATAGCCTGCGGTGAATGGATATGGGATGATTGGGAGTGAATTCGAAGGAGAAATTTGACTTTCTCCTTTTTTTGTGCTATAATAAAATGTAAGATGAAAAAGAAAGGAGAAGATAACTATCGGTTATGTAGATTATACAGGTCAGAAACTAATGACCTTTACAATAAAAGGGCGAGCAGGATCAAACAGTCGCGGCTACGCACTTTGGCAAGGAATCTGTGATGAATGTGGCCGTGAACGATTATTTACAAGTCCACAAGTCAAGTCTGGCAAGGTAAAAGCCTGCGATTGTATTATACAAAAACGAAGAGACCAAGTAAATGATTGGTATAAAAAGAATAATTATTTGATTACTCTCAAGGATTATCTTTATAAAAAGAAGCACAATAGTTGGCATTTATTAGAGACAAACCTCCCACCTAAAATTGAATTACCAGAATCCCGAGAAGATTTGAGTGGCCAAACATTCAATGGAATAAAAGCTCTATATCCCTGCGGATATAACTCCGACCATCGAGTAATGTTCGTTTGTCAATGTTTCTGTGGGACTTACTTTCTAACAAGTGCTCGCAATCTAAAGAGTGGGATAACAAAAAGTTGCGATTGTCTTCGCACCGAACATGTTGTTCAAGCGAATATGGCAAGGACTGAAGATGTTGTTGGGAAGACTTTCGGCAAGCTCAAGGTCCAAGAATTTGCTGGTTTTACCCTAGGTAGTGATGGGAAACGCAAAGCATTATATAAATGCTTATGTAAGTGCGGCCGCGAATGTATTAAACAAGGGACTTATCTTCGCTGTGGTGATACACAAACTTGCGGACTTTGTGCCAATTCACATGGAGAAATAGCAATTGCTAATTTCTTAGAAGAACGAAATATTGAGTATATCTCTCAATACAACTTTGATGATTGTCGTAATATTACAGGAGCCTTGCTTTATTATGACTTTGCTGTTTTTGATAAAGAACAAAATCTACTTGGTCTAATTGAGTTTGATGGAGAACAACACTATAATCCAAATCTCAAGGGTTGGTTTTTGAATGAATATGAAAATATTCATCAACGCGACCTTATCAAAGATAACTATTGTAAAGAACATAATCTAAAACTTTTTCGGATTAGATTTGATGAAAACTTGACGGAAAGAATGGAGGCAATTATCAATGAACTACGATGCTAATTCAGTCCAACAGCTGACTTTCCGTGAAGGAGTTCGTAAACGTGTTGGTATTTATCTGGGTTCTGCGGATAACACTGGTGTAATCGCGGGCCTGTTGGAACTAATCAATAATGCCACAGACGAAGCCCTGGTTTGTCCTGCTGCTAACCAAATTGAAATCACAATTGGTCCTGATTGGGCAAGTTGTCTTGATAAAGGCCGCGGAATGCCACACGGCCCAAACGCATTTGCCCACGAAGTAATGATAAACTTGCTGACTGAGAACCACTCCGGTGCTAAGTTTGATGAAAATGCTTACGGGGGAAAGAGCCGTGGTCTTAATGGCACTGGATCCGCGGCAACCTGTTGTTCCTCTGATATATTCAAGATTTCTTCTTATCGAGATGGTTTTGAGTGGTATATGGAATTTGAGAAAGGTATCCCTAAATTTCCTGAATGCCAAAAGAAGCCTTTGAATAAGCATCCTAATGGAACCTATATTTGGTATAAGCCAAGTCAGGAAGTTTTCAATGCGGATGTTGTTCATTTTGATTATGAAAAAATCTGTAATATTATTGAAGAATACTCTTATTTCAATAAAAAGATTCGCTTTGTCGTAAATAATTTTGAGACGGGTGAAAGAAAAGAATATTACAGTGAAAAGGGCTTGGCAGATTTTGCTAAGACTAAGATTCAAAACCCCCTCCATAGCACACCCATTACTTATTCCACAACAGAGAATGATATTGATATTGAAATTATTGCTCAATGGACTAAAGGACCTGAGAAGTTCTATCTTTTCTCTAATGGTGGCGAGAATCCCATTGGCGGCACACCGATTACCGGCATCAAGACAGCCCTAACTACATTCTTCAAGAAATATCTAACTACTACTAATAGCGATTTTGTTCGTAGTGGTTTGGTATATATTTGCTCAGTCAACCTCAAAAATCCTATTTATGATGGTCAAACTAAGAGTAAGATTACAAATCCTGAATTGCGCGGCCTGGCTCAACGCAGTATGACACAAGCACTAACCACCTTCAAAGAGCAACATCCTGGAGAATTTGAACAAGTTATTGCTTATTTCAAGCGTTTGGCCAAGGCTTCCGATGAAGCGGACAAAGTAAGAGAAGCCATTCTAAATCATGAAAAAGAAATGACTTCCACCAAGAAACAGCAAATTATTATCTCGTCAAAATTGAGTGAAGCACGAAAATTAGGCGAGGATAGTATGCTGTTGATCGTGGAGGGAGATAGCGCCGGCGGCTCTATGGCGAGAGGCCGGCAAGCCGCGAAGATGGATAACATTGGTATCCTGAAACTTCGTGGTAAATGTATCAATCCATATACGAATTCTTTGGAAGATGTGCTGGCCAATGAGGAAGTAAAACTTCTTTGCCAAGCCTTGGGAGTTGTCTATGGCCGCCCGCTTGGAAAAGTCCGTTATGGTAAAGTTGCTATATGCGTCGATGCGGATGACGATGGCGCGCACATCGCACTTTTAATTCTATCTCTGATCAATTTCCTATGCCCTGCGTATCTTGCTTCTAATCGAATGTATTGGCTCCACTGCCCTTTGTTCAAACAGGGTCATAATTATTATTATACCTATGAACAGTTCGTCGAAGCGGAACGCGCTTCCAAGGAACAAATTATTCGTGTAAAGGGTATTGGCCAGTTAGATGATGAATCCCTTCGTGAAACCATGTTCAGTGTTCAAAAGAGATTCCTTGAGCCTATTGAATTTGAAGATGAAGGCGTGGAAATGCTTCAAGAGCTTATGGGCAAAGATGTCGAACCGCGTAAAGAGTTTGTTTTCAATAATATTGATTTTGGAGGAATAAAAATTGGCTAATCTATCAAGTATTGTGGAGAATAGCTTCCGCACTTATGCGGGTATGGTTATCGCGGACCGAGCTATTGTAGACGTGCGAGATTGTATCAAACCTTCGCCAAGAGTTCTTCTCTATAATCAATATAAAATGAAGAACGTTTTCTCCAAAGGTTTTGTAAAGTCCCCCGCTGTTGTGGGCGAGGCTCTCAAGACCTTTTACTATCACGGAGATAGCAGTTGCTACGCCATGTATTGTCGTATGGCGGCCCCGTTTGCGATGCGATATCCACTTGTCGCATTTCAAGGAAACTGTGGCACATTGAAGAAAACAGGAGACGCAGCCGCGATGCGTTATACTGAAATGAAACTTTCAGAAGCGGCAACCAACTATCTCTTCGCGGGTTTGAATAAGAACGCTATTGCTGAGTGGCGAGATAATTTTGATGAAACAGATAAGTCTCCCACCTGTCTGCCCTCTATTGGCTTTTACAATATCGTCAATGGTAGTATTGGTTTGGGTATCGCAATTAGTAGTAGTATTCCTCAGTTCAATCTAAAAGAAGTCAATAATGCTATTATTCGACTAATCAAAGACCCGAATACCAGCGCCGACTCCCTTATCTGTATGCCTGATTTTGCTACTGGTGGTTATTTGCTCAATCCCGCAGAAGTTCGCAATTCTCTACGAGAAGGGCACGGTAAGGCCGCGAAGTTGCGGGCCGTCATTGATTACGACGCTAAGGGAAATGCTTTTCATATCACTGAGTTGCCTTATAGTGTTTACACAGATACTATCTTTGGCGAGAAAGGTGAATTAGTTCGTTGGTTGAATGAAGACCCCGAATGCGGCATCAAAGGATGGAGCGATAGCACTGGCGGCCAACCAGATATCATTATCTACTTGAATAATGGTGTCAATCCTTCTTCCATGCTTAAGCGGCTATATGCGAAAACCTCTCTGGAAACATCCTATTCTATCAATATGACAATGTTGGAGAATGGTCGCTTCCCTCGCATATTCGGTTGGAAAGATGCTCTCCAAGCCTATATTGATCATATCCGTGAATGTAAACATCGCGAACTAGAATATGACTTCAACAAACTCAAGGCTCGTAATCATATCCTTGATGGTCTTCTTATTGCTATCGCAGATATTGACGAAACCATCCATATCATCAAGTCCAGTGCGAGCTCTGCGGCCGCGAAAGCCGCCCTAATGCGTCACTACGATATTGATGAAGACCAGGCGAAAGCCATCTTAGATATCAAACTCGCACGTCTTGCTCATTTGGAAGCGTTGGAATTGGAAAGTGAGCGTAAGCAAAACCAACTTGAAATTGATCGTCTAAGTGATATTCTTTCTCACCAAGATAAACTTGATGAAATTCTTATCTCCATTCTTCAAGAAGTGGCCGACAAATTCGGTGATGAACGTCGAACCAAAATCCTCACCATCATCGAAGAACCCGAAGAAGAAATTGAAGAGAAAGAAATCAATGTAAATATTGCTGGCGATAAACTTCGCATCAATCCCAAGAAGGTTGCTGGTCAAAACATCTCCACGACTAATTTGGGCACACTGGTATGTGTTTCTTCCACGGGCCAGCTTTATAAGATTAGTATGCGGGACGTCGAAGAGGGAAAAACGTATAGTGTTTCTCAGCTTACTAAGGCCGCGGATGCTATTGTGGGAATTTATGACCTTTCCAATATCAATCTCAATAAGTATTGGGCATTCATCACAAAGAACGGCCTAATCAAAAAATCTCCGATCAAGGAATATAATTATGTCGGCCGTCAAGGCAGCAAAATGCTGAAACTGAAAGATGATGATGCTGTCATTGCGGTTTACCTACTTTCCGGAGACAAAGATATGATTTCTGTTCATACCTCTGACAAGTTCTATGCTCATTATTCTGGTCAAGAGATTCCTGAGAGCGGTAAGGCCGCGATGGGCGTAAAGGCAATCAATTTAGGAGCCAATCAAACTATTATCAAAGCACAACTTAATCCCGCGGGCTTGAAAATCACAGGTCGCGCGGTAAAAGGAGTAAAAGAATGACTATTAGACCTGAGTGGAAAGAACTGCTGATGGAAGTCGCCCTTTCGGGCGCCACTCACGCAGAACAAGCAGCCGATCTTATGAGTAAGGCTGATCCTAATGTGGATATATCCACTACAATGCTTATGCGGGACCGCTATCTAACGGCCCGCGAACACCTGGAGAAAGATGAAGACCTTACACAAGAAGATTACATTTATCTGTGGATTGCTGCTTCTATCTCTAAACAACTAATTGAAAAGAAAATTGAAGCGTGGTCTGCGGTTGTGGATGCCTATGTGTCCCACCTGATCCCCAGCCTATATACCGTCGCGGCCCTGCCTCCCGAAGAGCAGGCTGCGAAATTTCAAGAAATCTTCACAAAAGAATTTGACAAAACCTAAATTTTGAGTTATAATAAGGTATAATCTGAGAGAAAGGAGAAGAATATGTTTTCAGAAAACACGATTCGTGTCCTGCGGTTTCTTCAAGAGCATCCACAGGAAGAATTCACCAAGCAAGATATGATTGAAGAATTGGGTCTTCCTATGGCAAGTGTAAATGGGGCGGTTTTGGCATTCCTCAAGAAAAATTTTGTTGTAGAACGTCAAGAGGTTTTGCCTGCGACTTTTGGCACTCAAAATAAGCCTATGATTCTGAGATGGATAAAGATTACAGAATCTGGTTTAGCTTATGACCCCATTGCCGAAGAAAAGAAACAACTCTTGGAGAAGGCGGAAGCCGCGGCCCTTCGTCGAAAAGAGAGAGCCGAAAGAAAAGCACAACGAGCACAAGCAAATTCTGTATTGTAAGAAAAAGGAGAAAAGAAATTTATGAGTAAGAATGTAAACATCGCTGGTCAGAATATTGTAAATATCACTGGCACTGTATCTCAGATCGACACCCGCGAGGGCACAATGAAGAAGACTGGTAAGCCTTATCGCTCTTGCCGAGTGACTGTCCGTGTAGATCAGACCTATGGCGGCAAGGCTGAAATTAGTGAGGTTCCTGTAGACCTGTTTGCCGCCAAGTTCAAGAAGGATGGTAGCCTGAACCCTGGTTATGATAATCTGAATAAACTGGTCACTAACTATCGCTCTATCGCACAGGCCGGCGTAGAAGGTGCTTCCCGCATTCAGTTTTCTGGTAAGTCTTGCCACGTAAATGAGAACCTATTTGTATCTCCCAATAATCCCGAAAATGTTGTATCCTCTTGGCGTATTTCTTCTATGTATTTCAATGAAGCTCGCACCCCCAATGACAGTGCTACTTTCGGTATGGACATTTATATTATGTCTATTGACCGTGAACTGAATGCGGGTGGCGAAGAGACCGGTCGTCTGAAGATTACTGGTTGCTATGTAAATAATCGCGGCCCTGCCTCTGCGGCTTTTGGCGAAGTGCTGACTTTCTATGTAGAGCGCGCAGAGACTATTGATTACATTGAACGCAATTGGGAAATCAATACTACTCAGTATGTGGAAGGCCGCATTCGTTATTGTGTTGAGGAAGTCCAGTATCATACCGAGAACACCTGGGGCGAAGATATTCCCAAGGCTTCTACCCGTGCGCGCCACGAACTGATTATCACCAATGGTAATCCTTTCCCCTATGAAGAGGAAATGTCTTATTCTACCGAGGATATTCAGGTGTTGATTGCTGACCGTAAAGCTCGTAAGCAGCAACTGCTCAATGATGCGGCCCAGCCCAAGGCAGCCCCTAAGAAGGCTTCTGTTGTTGGTATGGATTGGGATGAGTGAGACTCATCCCTGTCCTAATAAATTGAGAAGAAAGGAGAAAGTAATTTATGCCGAGAATTGATATTTTTAATATTCAACCAAGTAAGATTGATAAGTCGCTAAAAGGTAAGTATATTCTTCTATACGGTATTTGCTAAAACAGGTGCCGTAGTAAAATCGCGGAAAAAATCTGGAACCCTGAGATGGGAATCAGAGGTGAAGGTTGATATGTATCAAACCAGCCGCAGAGCATAGAGAGTGAAAAGATATAATCTCTCCACGAGGCCGCGACTCTTATAAAGGAGAAAAGATATGCCGAACTTATAGGAAAACAACTATAAGAGCTATAGGATAAAAAGCCTGATAGGATAACATTTTTCTCTCAATGTTTTGAGAGAATGGCCCCAAAAACTGGCAAATCAACTTTTGGTAGTAAACTTCCGAGAGCGCTGTTTCTCAAGTTCGAGGAAGGCACGAACGCATTGGACGGAATTCGTGGTGTTCCCATTATCAGCTGGGCTGATGTCAAAGATGTATTGATTTCTCTACGTAAGCCTCAGGCTAAAGAAATGTATGACACTATCGTGGTGGATACAGCTGGATTGGCGTTCTCATTGTGTGAACGTTTTATTTGCCAACAAGGTCAGGTTGAACAGATTAAGGACATTCCTTATGGCGCTGGATATACCAAACTAAAGCAAGAATTTAGTGAGGTATGGCGTGAGATTGCTCTTCTTGGTTTTGGTATCCTCTTTATTAGTCATGAAAAAGGCTATGATACCGGTCTGGTTGGTCCTGATGGTGAATCAGTTATGGGTGTAAAACCCGATCTAACTTCCACTGCCCTAAATATTATTTCCGCACAAGTTGACCTTATTTGCTACCTAAAAACTAATATGAAGGACGATGGTAGCACCGAGCGTTTCTTATATACTCGCGCGACTCCTCGTATTTTCGCGGGCGCTCGATATAAGTATATCGCTCCTAAAATTCCTTTTGGCGATAATGGCTATCAAGAATTGGTAAATGCGATTGGCGATGCCATTGACAAGGCTGTTGTTCAAGATGGTGCTGAAGTAAGTGATTCCCATAACCGCATTACTATTCAAGTTCGCACCTTCTCCGATGTTATGAATGAAGCCAAAGATATCTGGAAGCAACTCGTTGAAAAAGCCCAGTCTATGCCTGAAGAAGAAGCAGATACCTTTGCCAATCGTATGAATGGTATTGTCAAAAAGACCTTCGGCCGCGATATGAAACTTAGTCAGGCCACCGATGCTCAGCAAGACTTGGTTGAACTTTGTATAGACGAACTAAAATCTCTCCTATGACCCTCTCTGAGGGTCTTTTTTTGACATTTTCTAAAATTTGTGTTATAATAACTTGAAAGGATGAGGACTATGCGAATATGTAAGAAATGTGGTAAGACAGTAGATGAACATCATTTCTATTACTATGACCCCGACAAAGAATCATACTGTTCTCGCGAATGTTTTCAAGTTGTTATTGATCGCTTAAAAGAAATCCAAACGCGGCAAAGGCTTTATAATATTATCCGCGATATTTTCAATGTCTCTTTTCCCACTTCACGTATGCTTGCGGAAATAAAGAGATACAAAGAACAACAAGGAATTTCCTATACCCAACAGGCGCTTATTTTGAATTATGTGTATAACGTAAAACAAAAGGAACGCCCTTGGGAGTCTTTGTATCTTATCCCGCAATATAAAGATGAAGCCGCAGAATATTATCAAGAAATCAAGGTTAGAACTGCGGAAGCAGAGCACGCGAAAGAACGCGATGATGAAATGCGGGCGGCCGCGCAACAAGTTCGCCCGAATTATGACCAAGGCCGCGTAAATGCGGTGAAGCCAATAAAACTTGAAGATATACTATAACGTAAGAAAGGAGTGAATTGTATTTGGGATATGAAAACTCAGACCTGTATCAACAGGTCTTGGGTAGCCTAATGAAGATGCCCAGCCTACTTCAACCAGATACAGCCCCTCTTGCGGCAGAAGATTTCACCGAGCCTGGGACAACAAAAAACGCAAAACTAATATTTTTTGCGATAAATAATTTGATTTCCGCAGGCGCTAACAAAATCGATATTATTGATGTAATAACCTACCTACAAGGAACACCGACAACTTGGAGACAATTTCAGAATAATAACGGTGAAACTTTTCTCACTCAATGTTTTGAGAAGGGGGACCCAGATAACTATCCGGTTTATTACACAGCCTTGAGAAAGTTATCGCTTCTGAGAGACTTAGCCGAAAATGGCTACCGCTTTCCAGAATTTGATTATGAGGCCGCACGAAATCGCGGCCCAGATAAAGAAAGAGAAGTAAAAGAAAAGGCGGACAAAGCAACAGAAGAAGAAATCCTGAATTCAGTTGAAGCAGAGTTTACAAAATTGCGTGCTCGCCACACCATAGGCACATCTACTGCGACAACCGCTGCCGAAGACATTGATGCTGACCTCGCGGCCCTGCGAGAAAAGCCTGATATCGGTGCGGAGCTTTGCGGTGAATACTTCAATTCTATTTGCCGCGGTGCTCGATTGGGAACTTTCTATTTACGCTCTGCCACACAAAGTGTAGGTAAAACACGTTTAGCTGTATTTGATGCTTGTAATATCGCTTATCCGTTCAAATATGACGAAAGTAAGCAAACGTGGATGTATCGGCCAGATGTAGAGCCGCAAAAAGTGCTATATGTGGTGACTGAGCAGACGGCCCGCGAACTACGCTTCATTATTCTTGCCTATCTCAGTAGTGTAGAAGAAAGATTTATTCGTGCCAATACATTATCTATGGATCAAGAACTACGAGTGCGGCAAGCCGCGGATATTGTAAAGGCATATGCGGATTATTTTCATATAGAAGAAATTACTGATCCAGACTTGAATAATGTCTCCGCGGTAATAAAGAAGCAAATTCGTCAGAATCACGTGAAATATATTTTCTATGACTACATCTTTACTTCTCCTGGTTTGATTCGTGAATTTACTGCGGGCAATGTTCGCCAAGATGTTGCTTTGGGTATGCTCGCAAACCAGCTAAAAGAAATAGCAAAAACAGAAAACGTATTTATTTCTTCTGCCAGTCAGTTGAATGGTGAAGGCTTCAAAGATGGCGAGAAGAAGGACCAAAGAATGTTGAGAGATGCCAAAGGTTTGGCTGATAAAATCGACCTTGGCTTCATTTTCTCTGAGGTCTCAAAAGTTGAGTTAGACGAATTCAAAGGTTTCTTTGAGCAATATGGCTACGCAGATCACGTTATCGATGTCTACAAAGTGCGTAGCGGTGCTTACAAGAACGTCCGCATATGGTGCCAAATCAATATGGGTAATGGCGAACGAAAAGATCTATTTATGACTACCCAAGATAAAAAAGTAATTCAATTTGAATCATATGAGTTTTTGAAAAAACTGGAAAGTATTCCTGTAGACCTATATGATTATATCAAGAAAGGAGACGCTCAATGAGCTTGACGTTATCCTATAACGAGTGCTTTGATGATGATGTAGCAAGACAAAATAGTCTATCTTATGATGATATCATTCATCAAATCACTTTGCCCCAAGTCAAACAGTTTCTTCTTAGTTTAGGGGTTAGAGAAATAGATGAACACTCAGACTATCTGATTTGTCCAACTATATGTCATAATCCCATAGATAGGGCAGAATCTATGAAGCTTTATTACTATGATGAAACAAAAAACTTCCACTGCTATACTCAGTGTTCGGAGAATTTTTCAATACTTACTCTCTATTGTAAGTATATGAAAATCAACCACTATGAAGTTTCATATCAAGAGGCCGCAGATTATGTGCGGCAGTTCGTATTTGGCGGCCCGCAGATAGAATATAAAGCTCCAGAAAAAGAAGAGAAAGTAGAAAGAGTTGACTTTATCACTCTACCAGAATATGATAAAAATGTTCTGGATGTATTTGATTATTACTATCATCCTTTATGGTTAGGTGATGGAATTACACCAGAGTCGATGGATAAATTCAACATCAAATTCTCTATTAGCCAAAATAAGATTATAATCCCGCATTATGATATTGATGGGCGGCTTGTGGGTATCCGAGCGCGTAGTATAAATGAAGAAGACTTAGCCTATGGTAAATATATGCCGATAAAAATAGAAAACACACTATATGCTCATAAGTTGGGTTTCAATCTTTATGGCATACACGAACATAAAGAGGCGATCCAATTCTTCAAAAGAGCCACGATATATGAATCTGAAAAATCTGTTATGTTAGATGATGGGTTCTATGGCCGCGACAGTGTCGCGGTCGCTACTTGTGGTTCTCAGCTGAATAGGTTCCAAATCAATCTACTTACAAGGAAATTAGGCGTAAATGAGATAACACTTGCATATGATAAAGAATATACTGACCTATATGATGCTAAGGGCTGGAAATACAGACAGAAATTAGCAGAAAAATGTAATCGTTATCGCGGGCTGGCGACCTTCTATTGTATAGTAGATGATCAAGGATTATTGGAAGAAAAAGATGCCCCGTGTGATAAAGGAAAGGAGACATTAGAAAAATTGATGACGAGGAAGTTTATGGTGAAATGAAATATAGACAATCACAATACCTAAGTAAAGACGCAAATACGTGCGTGGCAGAGATTTTGCGCGCCCGTGGTGTAGAGAATATCGAAGCATATATGCGGCCGAACCGAGAATATGAAAATGATAGTATGCTGTTAGACCATATTCAGGAAGCCGCAGGCAGACTAATTTGGCACTTGAATAAGAATTCCAGCATACTGTTTGTCGTGGACTGTGATTAACAGCATAGTTTCAGTCCCTAAAAATAAAACTCCTGAAATTGCGGGGAGTTCCTTAGAGCTCAAATAAACTCAACAAATTAGTGATAATTTGACAAAAGATAAATTTTGTAGTAATATTTATTTGAGATTGGATAATCCGCAGCCAAGCCGATCTCTATTGAGCGGAAGGTTCAACGACTATAATAGGAGGCGTATTCGCAATGGATAGTCTAAACCCTTATAACCCTTTTGAGAACAAAAAAAAAGGAGCTCATTATAATCAAGAGCAAATAGATTTTTTGAAGCAGTTAGTGGATCAAGGTTGGTCGGCGCATAAAATCGGCCAAGTTTATGGCGTTAGTCCCGACGCAATTCGCCAACGCATTAAAGATAATTATTGGTTAGCAGCAAAGAAAAATCGAAATGGAAGTCTATCAGCCCAAGAACTATCAGAGATAAAAGCGGAAGTTGATAAAGGTATTGATTATGAAAGTATTTGTGAAAGGCATCAGATTGCTATGAGCAGTCTGTTGAATCGTATCGCTAATAATAAATGGGAGCGTCCGCGTAGAGGAAATACTTATAAATTTGATGAACATTATTTTGATGAAATTACAACATTTCGTCAAGCATATTGGCTCGGATTCCTATACGCAGATGGATATATATTATCAGCAAGAAAACGGGCAGACAAACCTAGAGAATCTCAAAGTTTTGGTTTTGCTATTGCTCAGAAGGATAATGAATTGTTATTACAGTTCAAAAAGGATTTATGTGCTGATAATCCCATCCATTATTATGCGAATACTTCATCGCAATATACTAATAGTTCGGATTATGGACGAATTTTATTGACTTCCCAGCATACAGTTGAAAGACTAAAGGAGTTAGGAGTTCGAGAGAATAAAACTTTCTTTTTATCGGCTCCTCCCATTGACAAGGCTCTAATTCCCGCCTTTATTTTAGGATATAGTGATGGAGATGGCTCCATTATTATTGATAAAAATAACAAATATCAATGGCAACTTTGTGGAACCAAAGAACTTCTAACTTTTATTCAAGAATTTTTTGGCACCAATATAAAATTAGAGCAGCGTTGGCCTGAGCGTGAAAATAATAACTATACGCTTCATTATTGCGGAAATCAGCAAGTGCCAAAATTATTGGATGTCATTTATAAAGATGCCACATTCTGTCTCAAAAGGAAATATAATAAATACGCAGAAATGCGGGGTATTGTTGTGTGACGGTTACTCCTCCGCGGCTTTACTTTGGAACTATATTAGAGATTTTTATCCCCAGGCAAACTTGAAATATATTTGCCACGAACATAAGGCACATGGTTTAGAAGACATAATTGATGAAATAGAACAGTATGGCTTCGACCTAATTCTAATCCTAGACGCGGGTTCCGGGGATTCTGCTTACTATGAGCGGCTGGAAAACGTGGGAACCGAATGTATCTGTGTTGATCATCACGCCTTTGATTCTTACCCCACTCATTGTATTTGCGTCAATAACCAACTTTCAGAACATTATCCCAATAAATCCCTATGCGGCGCTGGTGTTGTATATAAATTTTGTCAGGTATTAGATAAGATACTTTGTCCACAGAATCCCCGCGCTTCCTATTACCTTGATTTAGTTGCTATGGCAGAAGTTGCTGACTGTATGAGTCCCACAGACCCCGAAACTCGCTACTATATCAGTCAAGGGCTTACACAAATCAATAATGGTTTCTTCAAGCAACTTATTGTGCAGCAATCATTTTCTTTGTTCAAGAATTCTGATGGCCTGAATTATATTAAAATTGCTTATTATATCGCCCCACTAATCAATGCGATGGTCCGCGTAGGAACAATGGAAGAAAAACGCCAGATGTTCCAAGCCTTTATTGAACCAGATACTATGGTTCAAAGCACAAAGCGTGGAGCAAAAGCCGGCGATATGGCGAGAATTTGTGAAGAGGTCGCCCGCAAAGCAACTAATGCGAAGTCGCGGCAGAACCGTATCAAAGATAAAGCAACAGAATTACTGGAAGGCCGCATTCAGAAAGAAGGACTTTTAGATAATAAGATTTTGGTAATTGAAGTATATGATGAAGATGACATTCCTCAAGAATTACGCGGTCTTATCGCGGCTCAGTTTGTAAATAAATATCATAGGCCCACAATGATTGGAAAAACTAATGAAGAAGGATTTTTCCGTGGAAGTATTCGTGGGAATGACAGTTTTGAGGAAGTGCCAGATTTTAAGAAATTCTTGGAAAATAGCGGATGTATGGAGGGAGTTTACGGACACAAAAATGCGGCAGGGTATAGTATTCCATATAATAGAATTTCAGATTTGATATCTTACGCAAATACCGCTATCAGCGATCAAGGTCTTGAAAATGTATATGACGTAGATTATATCTTCAATGCCAATGAAAACTTCACACAACTTGGGTTTGAATTGGCCGCGGCGGAAGATTTTTGGGGAAATGAAATAAAAGAGCCAACAGTGGTAGTAGAAGATATCCCTCTAAGTTCTGTTATGGTAATGGGCGAAAAAAGAGATACAACTAAAATTAGTTATGGCGGCTTGAACTACATTCGCTTCAAAGATACAGATTTTGCTCAATTGACAAGCCATACCACAAGCGGCTCTACTATTACAATATATGGAAAATTCAATATCAATGTATATGCAGGGCGGAAATACTTGCAGATTTTTATTGATGATTATGAGATAAAGGATTCTAAATTTGACTTTTGAGAAAAAATAGGATATAATAAAACTGTAAAATAAAAGAATAAAAAGGAGATTATGATGGACGAAATCAAACGGTTCGAAAACCACGCCCATACGGCAATGGGTAGCAACATTCGTCTGATTGACTCTATCAACACAATTGATGGTTTGCTTACGACCGCATACTCAAAAGGGTATGCGGGCTTAGCATTCACAGACCACGAATTCGTAGGTAATGCGGTAAAAGTTCTTCTTACTGAAAAAGAACTCAAGGAGAAAGGTAAGATAAGCAAAGACTTCAAAGTGGGTCTTGGTAATGAAATTTATCTTACTGATACCAGAGATAAAACTCAGATAGAAAAGTATTTCCACTTCTTACTTATTGCTAAAAATACTCGTGGCCACGAAGCTCTACGCAAACTAAGTTCAATTGCGTGGTATAATAGTTTTGAAGATAGGCGAATGTGCCGTGTGCCTACCCTCAAAAAAGAATTAGCACAAATTGTTGCTGAATATCCAAATACGCTTATTGCTACTTCAGCATGTATTGGCGGCGAAACAGCGTATGCTTTTGAGAAGAAGGACTGGCCGCGGCTCAATGCTTTTATGGATTACTGCCTAAAACTTTTTGGAGATGATTTCTATTTGGAAATGGCTCCAGCAGAATATCCAGACCAGATCCGATATAATAAATTTCTTCTTGAACTCTCAAGAGGAAAGGATATCAAACTTACCATTGGCACAGATGCTCACTATGCTACAGAAAACGATCGATATATGCATAAAAGTTTCCTCAACTCTAAAGATGGTGCTCGTGAAACAGATGACTTTTATGCTTATACCTACCTAATGAGCAACGAAGAAGTAGCGAAACATATGTCATACCTTTCTCCTGAAATCCTACACCAATGTTTCCAGAATAGCGTGGAAATAATGAATAAGATTGAAGGATATGATATCTTTCGTAAACAAATTATTCCCAAAGAACCGCTTCCAGAATATCCCAAAGGAAACTATCCTTATATCACTAAAGATAACTATCCTCAACTTCGTGATTACTTAGATGATTCGGATGTCCAAAATTGCTATTGGGCAAATGAATGTATGTCTACAATGGAGCGAGAGGGATGGAATAAAAAGCCAATTTATATGCAGAGATTGGAAGAAGAGGCCGAAGTTCTTGCCACTATCTCTGAGAAATTGGAGGATGATATGACCGCATATCATAATACTCTAAAGCAGTATATTGATATGTTCTGGGAATGCGGCTCTATTGTTGGTCCGGGTCGCGGCAGCTCATGTGGTTTTCTATCCAACCGTTGCTTAGGTATTACACAACTTGACCCTGTTCAATGGCACTTACCATATTGGAGATACCTCAACAAAGAGCGCATCGAGATTGGTGATATTGATATTGACTTGTGTCCCTCTGTGCGGCCTAAGATACTTAAAAAAATACGCGAGCGGAAAGGACAGGATATTCGCGTATTACAGGTAGCAACCTTTGGTTCTGAAAAAAGCAAGAGTGCCGTATTGACTTCTTGTCGCGGCTATCGTTTACAAGATGAAAATGGCAAAGAGCTCTATCCCGAGGGAATCAACTCAGATGAAGCCCTTTATATCGCCTCATTCATTCCCAGTGAGCGTGGTTTTCTATGGACACTTACTGAGTGTTTTGAAGGTGATGAAAGTAAAGACCGTAAACCTATTCGAGCAATGATTGAAGAAGTAGAAAAATTCCCTGGTCTAAAGGAAATTATGCTAACAATTGAGGGTCTAATTACTCGACGTGGTGTTCACGCTTCCGGTGTTATCCTTTATAATGATGACCCATGGAAAACTAATGCAGTAATGCGAGCTCCCGATGGTTCTCTTACTACTCAATTTGAACTCCACGATTCTGAAAAACTCGGGGATACGAAGTTTGACTTCCTATTGACAGATGTATCTGACCGTATAAAAACCACGTTGGAATTTCTTCAAGAATATGGTTTGGTCGAGAAAGATTTTACCCTTCGTCAGCTTTATAACAAGTATCTCCATCCCGATGTTATTGATATCAAAAACCATATAATTTGGGATGCCTTGGGCCGCACAGAAGTGTTGAATATCTTCCAGTTCAATGATGGCGTAGGCCGCGATACCGCTCAACTGATCAAGCCGCAAGACCCTAATGAGATGACTATTTGTAATGCTCTAATGCGTCTAATGGCTGAAAAGGGTGAACAGCGGCCTTTGGATAGATATAAGGAAATGAGAGACCATCCTGGGCAGTGGAAGCAAGAGGCCGCACAGATGGGCTGTTCTGACAAGGAAATTGCCATCTTGGAACCTTATTATGAAGAATGTTCTGGTGTTCCTGCTTATCAGGAGACTCTAATGGAAATCCTAATGGATAAGAACATTAGCCACTTTACCTTAACAGAAGCTAACTCTGCACGTAAGGTGGTAGCGAAGAAACAGATGTCAAAAATTCCAGAACTAAAAGAGAAGATATTTGACAGCTGTCCGCATCAAGAACTGGCTGAGTTTGTGTGGAGAACTGCAATTCATCCTCAATTGGGTTATTCATTCTCCGTATGTCACTCTCTTCCTTATTCTTTCGTAGGTGTTCAAACAATTATTCTTGGCAAGTTTTTCCCTGCAATTTTCTGGAACACAGCCAATCTTATCATTGATAGTCAAGGTTTGGATTTGATGGAAATCAATAATTTCTCTGAAGACGTTGATGCACCACAACCAGATGTAGCAATCCCAGATGAATCTATTGATATGCTGGACAAAACTAAAGAAACAACCTATGAGGGCCAAGAGGATGAAGATGAAGAAACTAATCCTGATGATCCTTTCGCTCCTATTGAAGTAGTCAAAAAGAAGCAAAAGACAATCAACTATGGTAAGGTAAGTGCGGCAATAGGTAAGTTCCAATCCTGGGGTGTAAAGATTTTGCCACCTGATATCAACACGTCTGGCTACATTTTCACGCCCCTCCCTGAACAAAACGCGATCGCTTGCGGCCTAAGAGGCATTACTCGAATCTCTATTGATTTGGTAAAGGAAATCGTAGGAAAACGGCCATATACCAGTCTGGATGATTTTTTGGAGAAAAACAATGTCAACAAGACTCAGGCCGTTAGTCTTATCAAGGCCGGCACTTTTGATTCTCTTTACCCTTCTCGTGAAGAGGCTTTGCGGCATTATCTCTCTATTATTGTAAAGAAAGCAAAGGTTATTACTTTAGCAACCGTGCCTACGCTTATTGCCAGAGATCTTTTCCCGCAAGAATATGAGTTCCAGAAGATTGTATACTCTTTCAATAAAGCATTGAAACAAAAAATTACTAAAGGCTGCTACCCTATGAATAATAAAATGTTAGATTTCTATTGTAGCAACTTTGATGTAGACCAACTTGCCACAGAGAACTCTATTCCTATCAAAGCGTGGGAAAAGCAATACAACAAGGCTATGGATCCGCTACGACAATATCTCAAAGCTCATACCACAGAACTTCTCGCTGCTCTCAACAAGAGTTATATGGACGAAGCGTGGGAATCTTGCGCGACAGGCTCTATTAGCAAATGGGAAATGGATAGCCTATCTTTCTATTACCACGACCACGAACTAAAGAATATCGATACTCAGAAGTATAATATCGAAAATTTCTTCTCTCTTGCTGAGGAGCCGCCAGTGAAGACGGAGTTCAAAACCAAAGAAGGCTATATGGTAAAGACTTACGTGCTTTCCAATATCGCGGGCACGGTGCTTGACCGCAATAAGACCAAACATACAGTTACTCTTCTCACAACAGATGGAGTGGTTCAGGTCAAAGTGTGGAATGCTCAGTTTGCCAAATATGATCGCCGCATTTCAGAGGTAGGTGAAGATGGTAAGAAGCACGTTATGGAACCCAGTTGGTTTACTCGCGGCAACCTGCTCTACATTCAGGGTATGCGGCGAGGTAATTACTTCATTCCCAAAGCCTATAAATCCAGTCCCCATAAATGTCCAATTATGAAAATCACCGCAGTAGATGGTTCTACCTTCCTCTACACCGACAAGCGGTATGATGAGTGAGGTGCCTTATGATAGGCATAATGGATTATGATTTCACTTGTGCTAAGAAGAGGGCCGCAGTGCCCTCTCTTGGCGCAATGAAACTATATACTTATTTACAGAAGGAAAGGCCGCAACTTATTACTACAGATGTCCAAATGGAATTATGTGAAAAAGGGTATTTTTTCAGCAATAAACCTTTTGATGAAATACCTTATACATATCTAACCATGGATAACATTACAGCATTTGGTAAGTATTTCGAAGAGCCGCAAGAGCGAATTATAAATCATATGATTCCTAATACAGATCTCTACAAAAAATACATCCAAACTTCTATTGCTGTAAATGAAATGACGGTAGACCGCGGTCTTGATATATTGGATTCAACATATTATCAGGCATATGTAGATGGCGAAAAAATTCCGATCCCACCTTCACGTTCTCGCAAAAAATTCTATATCTATGATAAAGATTTTCTTGCTTATCCAGACTGTTGGGAAATTTTAGACGAAGCTATTACACACAAGCCTACAAGTATATATATGGTTGAACCAATACAATGCCACACAGCAAAACAATTCTTTTTCTTGCGGGAAGAATATGAAAGGGTTGCCCGCAGTAATAAGGTTGTGCTGGATTATTATGTGCCTTATCACGACTTAGACTTGTATTTTGGAAAATATAAATTGAAACTATTAGGTGAAATTACAACTAATTCAGATGTTTGTATTTATCTTGGCAAGAACTATGGTGCTCAGGCATATAAAGAAACTTTCTACACAAAGAACCTTTTTTACAATCTAAACCTTCTCTTCTCCTACTATTCCCGCAACATACCCGTGCGGGCCGTCGAATATCAAGACGCCCCTATGGATGCCGTCAATCCATATCCTAAACTTTACGAGGCATTAGCAACCTGGTCGAGAACAAGTTGGGACGTGAAGATTGAGCGATCCTTGGGCCGCACAAAAGAAGGCAAAGAGCAACTCAATATGCTTTTGGAAAAGCATCCTGTTTTCAAAGGTTTTATGGGTAAATCAAAAAACGATCTCAAACTTACAAGGGGGCCATGGCCACTACTATGACTAACGAGGAAATCAAAGCTAAGATTCAGCAGTATCAGCGTGAATGTCAGCAAGCCCTAACTGAGAGCGGGGCTACGTTTGCTCTCAATAGAATTATTGTAGAGAATAAGAATAAAATTCAAGCTCTACGACAACAATGCACGCATATAAACGAACAAGGCGAAATTGCCAATGTATTGGGTCGCTGTTCTTATTGCGGTAAAAAACTGTAATAAGGGTGATAGATATAATGAAAATTACTAAACGAAATGGTAATGTAGTTGACTTTGACAAGAACAAGATAATCGTAGCAATCAATAAGGCGGCAAAAGAAGTAGATGGGCAAGAATACCCAATTATTGCGAAGACAATTGCGGACTATATTGAGAATCTTGACCGCGATATGAGCGTAGAAGAAATTCAGAACCAGATTGAAGAGCAGTTGATGGACTGTGAGAGAAAGGATATTGCGAGGGCATATATTAGGTATAGGTATATCCAAGAAATCCGCCGCAATACCACAGATACGGCCATTATGGAATTGATGTCTGGTAAAAGCGACTATTGGAATAAGGAAAACTCTAATAAAGATGCGACTGTAGTCACCACTCAACGCGATTATTTAGCCGGTATCACAAGTACAGATATCGCGAAACGCTTTATTCTTCCTCGCGAAGTAGTCGAAGCACATAATGAGGGCATTATCCATGAACACGATATGGACTATCTTGCTCAAAACGCTCTTCATAATTGTGAGTTGCTAAATCTTGAAGATGTTCTTCAAAATGGCACAGTGATCAACGGCACCAAAATCAATAAGCCTCATCGTCTTCTCACTGCCTCTACTATTGCCACGCAAGTAATTACCGCCGTCGCAAGTTCTTCTTATGGTGGTTGTAGTATTTCACTTACACACCTCGCACCTTTTGTGAGAAGTAGCTATGAGGAATATGTAAAGAAATACAAAGCTCGTGGTTTTTCCCAAGAGCAAGTTGAAAAATACGCTCAAGAAGATTTGAAGAAAGAAATTTCTGATTCTGTTCAGACTTTCAACTATCAAATCAATAGTATGAGCACCACCAACGGGCAGGCACCCTTTCTTTCTGTATTGATGTGGATTGATGAAAATCCTGAGTATAGAAAAGAAAACATTATGCTAATTGAAGAGTTCCTAAAGCAAAGAATTCAAGGGATGCCAAATGAAAAAGGTGTTTACATTACGCCAGCATTTCCCAAGTTGCTTTATATCTTAGACGAAGATAATATTACGCCTGAATCTCCTTATTGGTGGCTAACCGAATTAGCGGCTAAATGCACTGCAAAACGTATGGTTCCCGATTATATCTCTGCTAAAAAAATGCGTGAATATAAAATCAATAGGAATGGCGTTGGAGACGTGTATCCCTGCATAAACAAAATCTGTGCCTAATATAAGCAATTATATTAGCAAACTTGTCTAAACGGAGAAAGTCTAATAAGATAACTTACCGTGCTAAAAATATATTCTATTGCTTATTACTGTTAAATAAGAGGAGGTGATAATTGTGTGGAAAGATATTCCTCAATGGGAAGAATTATACGAAGTAAACGACAAAGGTGAAGTGCGAAATAAGAAAACCAGTCATTTGCTCATTGGAGATAAAAATAATGCCGACTATTGTCGAATTTGTTTATATAATCGCAATATAAAACAAAGATTTTTTCGACATCGTTTAGTAGCAGAATTATTTATAGAAAATCCTAATCATTATACAGAAGTCAACCATAAAGACGGCAATAAAGAAAATAATAATGCTACAAATTTAGAATGGTGCGACCGTCAAATGAATGAGCGTGCGGCACATCGCCTTGGTATTAAAGATTTCAAACCTTTTTATGTAATTTTTTGTGATGGTTCAAAAAAAGATTATGAATTTGCAATTGATTTAGCAAATGAACTCAATTTGACTAAACGAGCCATTCAAAATTATTTACAAGGTAAATCACAAGGTTATAAAAATTATGGTATTCAAGCAATAGAATATATAAAGCCTAACGACTATCCCTCTTGGGAGTAATCCAATAATGGAAGAAAAGACAAGAATCTCTTTGAGATTATGATATAGTCTAATCTATACAATAGTATAGATTGGGGTTGTAGAAGTTTCCTTACACCCGATCGGATGACTAAAAACTACGCAAAAGCAATGAATTATGATCCTAATAAAGGAAAATACTATGGGCGTTTCAATATGGGTGTCACCACAATCAATTTAGCTGATGTTGCCCTTTCTTCTGGCGGAGACTATGATAAATTCTGGAAACTAATGGATGAAAGATGTGAACTTTGCCATAAGGGTATGCGTGTACGTATTGATCGTCTGGCCGCAGTCACTTCTGATGTAGCACCTATTCTTTGGCAATATGGCGCTTTAGCTCGCCTGGACAAGAGTGAATCTCTATATGAGCTTACACGACACGGCTATTCAACAGTATCGCTTGGTTTCGCAGCTCTTTATGAATGCGTAAAGTATATGACTGGCCACTCTCATAGTGATGGCGGAGAAGGCGAGCGTTTTGGTCTTCAAGTTATGAAGTTCCTCAATGATAAGTGTGCCCAATGGAAGGCCGCGGAAGATATTGATTACTCTGTCTATGGAACACCAATTGAAAGCACTACGTATAAATTTGCCGGTCATCTAAAACGTCGTTTTGGTGATGACGTATTTATCAAATTGGATGGCCAGGATAGAAATTACATAACAAATAGCTACCATATTCCAGTATTCGAACATATTGATGCTTTCAATAAACTTGCTATTGAAAGTAAATTCCAGCAATTAGCACCAGGTGGCGCGATTAGCTACATTGAATGTGCCGATATGACAAAAAACATCAAGGCCGTTGAGCAAGTTATGCGTTTTATTTATGACCACATTATGTATGCTGAACTAAATATCAAGTCCGACTATTGCCAAAAATGTGGTTATGATGGCGAGATTCTGATTGATGATGATATGGAATGGTATTGTCCTAATTGTGGCAATCGAGACCAACATACGATGAACGTCGCTCGTCGCACGTGTGGGTATGTTGGGAGCCACTTCTGGAACTATGGCAGAACTCAAGAAATAAAAGAACGAGTTGTTCACTTGGAGTAATATGAGTAGATTAGCAAAAATCAATTGGAATGATGCTACAAATGGTAATGGTGTGTGCGTTTCTATTTTCGTTCAAGGCTGCCCGCATCATTGTCCAGGTTGTTTCAATCAAGAAACTTGGGATCCAGCTGGTGGCCAACTAATCAATTTTCCAAAGTTCATTCGAGAATTGATTGATAAGATCCAAGAGAATGGAGTAGAACGAGGGCTAAGTTTTCTTGGCGGTGAGCCGCTTGTGCATTATAACTTAGAATTTGTAGATAAAGTAATTACTATTATCAAAATAATTTATCCTTCCACCCCTGTTTACATTTGGACGGGTAATCTTTTCGAATACCTTCAACAAGCCGCCGCCTATAACCCCACTCTTCGCCACATTCTCTCCCTGACAGATGTCCTCATTGATGGGCCTTATCAAGAAGATAAGCGAGACATTACCCTCTATCTTCGCGGCAGTTCTAATCAACGTGTAATTGATGTTCAACAATCCCTCCAGAAAGGAGAAACAGTATTACTATGCGACTAATTATTTCTTCTATGCTCGCGGGCCTATGTATTGCCATAGGCTCCGCGGCATACTGTGCTTGCGGCTCTGCGGTAGTCGGCGCTATACTGTTCGCGGCCGGTCTACTTACAATTTGCTACTATGGTTTTCATCTATACACTGGCCGCGTAGGCTACGCTCAAAATTTGACAGATGCCAAAAATTTGGGTATAATGTTAGTAGGAAATCTGATTGGGGCTTTTGCTGGCGGTCTGTTGGTTGCCTGGGCCGCAACATCATTTTCTGATATCGTTTCTTCCGCACTACTGTTTATTCAAATCAAGAATGCTCTTAGTTTGCCCGCAATTTTCCTCCGTGCGATTATGTGCGGCGTCTCAGTGTTTTTGGCCGTAGATATTTATAAAGAAAAGAGATCTGTTTTAGGTATTTTTTTCTTTGTTCCTCTCTTTATTTTATGCGGCTGGGAGCACTGTATCGCAGATATGGCCTATATGGCTATCGCGGGCCTGTCAATGGAGCCCTTAAGATTTGGTTTAGTAGTGTTGGGTAATACAATTGGTGCGCTAGCATTTAGGGCACTAAAAGGAGCAGCAAATGGAACTATCAATACCTAATTATGAATGGGGTCAGAAAGAGGTTTCAAATCTGACAATTTCTATTTACAAACCTGATGAAGATTGCATACTAAGATTTTATGCGGCAGTAGTGTTAGATAAAAATACATCTGTATCTTACCATATTAGTAGCACAGGAGAGAAGAGAATTACTGTTGAAACACATATTATGAATCCTGTGCTATATAATGCTCTTCTGGAACAAAATAATACCTATTATTATTCAGTTGTAGCAGAAGATGTTGTTCGCGCCATAGATGGCAAAGATCAGACCATCCGCACAGAATACGGTAAATTCCCTATCGCAGAGCTTGATTGGGTTGTAAATCCAGAAGCAGATTCTTTTACGGTTTATGAGATCCGCTTCATCAAAAATCAACCTTATCACTGGACGGTGGCGGTCTAATTTACAAAGGAAAAGTCAAAAATAAAAATTTGACTTTTCCTCTTTTTTTTGTTATAATATATACATAAGAATGAGAAGGAGATTTGATTATGAAGTATCGCACAGTCGATGACCAAGCCCAAGCGAGTTTCGTGCGGCAAGCCCTTCGTGAGAATGAGAACTACTGTATTAGTATTCCTGATTCACGCGGCCGCGAAGAATACTTGTGTCCGTGTAAAGAGTTTCGAGAAGCGGAAAAAGGCACAGTCTGCCGATGCGGCCTTTATATCAAGACAAAGAAGTAATGGATTACACAATAATTATTCTTTTCATCATTGCTCTGCTTCTCGGTATTTGTTGGATAACTCGCGAGTAGAGAAAGATCCGAGCACAAAGAATAGAACTTGCGAAGTATGGTAATATTTGCGCTGAACTTGAGAAGGCATAGGCCGTATATGATGAAACTCAAGCCAATTTATCGCAAGCCCGCGAAGACTATGCCACTATTTCTGCCGAAGTAGCGTCTGCTAAAGAAGAGGTAAACCGATATAATTGTGAAAGCCAACACGTTCAGAAACTTATCGCTATTCAGCGAGATCGCATTGATAACGATATCGCGGAATTGCGTAAGGCTAAAGTAGAGCAATTACAGCGGGACCTTGCCTCAATGGAGTCTACAAACGCATAGAAAATTTAGACTGCTCAACAACAAGCCGAGGCTGAAGTGGCCAGGTATACTGCGGAACTTGAGACCGCGAAGGCAAAGTATTTCTCTGTTCTTGAGGTGTTGCGGCAAAACGAAGATGATGAAGAAACACATAAACTTCACATTCCTGAAACTGCCCGCACAGACATCGAATACCTCCTAAATGCTGTCGCATTACGTCTGAATAACCCCAATATCATTTATAAGCTCATTTGGTCGGAGTATATCCAAGCTCCTACTAATGAACTTCTAAACAACATTCTTTCCGCAAAGGACTGTTCTGGCATTTATAAAATAACAGACTGCGAAAATAAAAAATGCTACATCGGACGTTCTACTTCCGTCCGCAAGCGTCTTCAAGAACATATCAAATCAGCCATCGGCATTGAAAACATCGCCAGTCAACGTGTCCACGAAGTAATGCGGGATAAGGGTCTTTGGAATTTCCGTTTTGAGCTTCTCGAAGAATGTCCAAAAGATCAATTAGGTGAGCGAGAGAAGTATTACATAGATTTCTTCGACTCTCAAACTTATGGCTATAACCAAGTTAGCGGCTCAGCCTATAAGGATAAAGGAGACTAAGTATATATGTTTTTTATTCAACCCACTTATCAAGAAATCGAATCAGACGTCCTTGTGCGGGATAAGGAGAATAAATGTTCTCCAATTTACATCAGTAAAGATGGGATGAGTTTAGCTGGTGAAACTGGGAAGCAAGCTCTTCTTGGCCGCTCAATGATTTTCTGTGTAGATCCCAGCATTTTTGTTCACGGTTTCAATATGCCATATATATTTGACACCTATGAATGTCGCGATAGCGTATTTGATACCTATGGACTAAAAAACGAGGGAAAGAAACTTGTAAAGCAATATGTATATCATCAACTTCACGAAGACGGCTGTATTCACGTTTGTATTCACGATGCCCAAGCAATTATTAGGCAAATGCTTGAAGATAAATTTGGTTATCCAGTGAAGATTGATTTTATGACTATCAAACCAGGAGATATGAACGATTGTGAGCGAAACAATGAATAAACCCCCGGTGTTTGAACCCGCGAAAGAGGGCGACGTTCTTCCTGAGGGTATCTGGCTTCCTAATCGTGCGGAGCGACGAGCCCTCAAAAAGATGAAGAAATTCAGAGGACAGGATTCTAAACTTGATGAATATATCAATCTTGCTCAGAAAACCACTAAGTCCGAAGATTTCAAACAATATGTCTATATGAAGACACTGGAAAAATTGAAAGAAAAATCTATGGAAGAAAGATTAGAAGAAAAGGAGCAAAAAGCAAATGGTTCTGTTGAAGGAAACTAAGAGTTATCGTGTTGACACTGAAAAGGAGGCTGTCGCTTTGATTGAACGTGAGAAGGAACGCTCTCTGGAAGAGGGAGAAGCCTTTACCATTGCCAAGGCCAGTTATACCTATAAGAAGAAGAAGCGTAAGGATGAAATTATTGAAGCCTATGTTGTTGACCTAACTTATTCCTATCAGGGCATTTGGGATGACCTTGTGGAGGGATACTAATTTATGGAAGAGATTCTTCAGATGGTTGAAGCCATCTTGAAGTATGATGATCAGATGTTTTCTCTCGTTCGTAAAGACCTTGAAAAAACTGTATCTGAGACTCTACTTCACGGGGCGGATTCTTTGGAAGCCCGCCGCATTCAAATCAATGAGTTCAAAGCTGCTGGTATGAGTCAAGCAGAAGCAGAACTTCAAATTGAGCAAATCAAAGAAGCTCTATTCGGTCTAATTGAGAATCTGAAGGATTCTGTTGAAAATGTAGACAAGAAAGAATTCCTTGATAACCTTTATCAGTCAATTTGCGTTTATCTGGATGAAACTGTCGCGGAATATAACGCGGCCGCCCCTTCTATCCAAGTTGAACTATGTCATGAAAATGCTAAGATCCCCACTTATGCTCACGCGGGCGACCAAGGAGCGGATATCTACGCCGTCGAGGATACGATTATTCCTCCGCATTCCTATGGCACAATGGTTTCAACTGGTTTGAAGCTCAATATTCCTGAAGGCTGGGCAATTGCCATCCGCCCGCGTTCTGGAATGAGCAAGAAAACTCCGCTGCGTATTAGTAATTGTGTAGGGACCATAAACTAAAAGGATTTATTATGAAGCATCACGGTTTAGACGATTTTATTCTTCAAAATTATCAGACAATGACCGATACTCAAATGGCCGTCGCCTTTCCTTGTGATAGAAAAACAATTCGAATCCACAAGCATAAATTAGGCATCCAAACAATGAGTGAGCGAAACGCTCAGCTACGAGAGCAAACTGATTATATTTGCTCACAATATGGAAAGAAAAATAAAACAGTCCTCAGTCAAGAGCTATCTTGTTCTCCTGCTTTTATCGCAAAGATTTGGAGTGAAAATGGTTTGTCTGGCAGCATTTCTACTGTTTATTATTCTGATGAAACAGTTTTTGACATGATAGATACTCCTGAAAAGGCTTATTGGCTAGGATTTATTGCGGCGGACGGATGCGTGTATCGTCGTGAAGGGCACCAAGCTATGCTTGCGATGAGTGTTAGCACTGAGGATGAAGAAATTTTAGTCAATTTCAAAAATTTTCTTCATAGCGAAAAGCCTATTAGTCATTCAAAGGATAAGCGTCGTGAAAGTTATATGAGTAATCTTCAGATTACCAGCAATCATTTATGCGATGCTCTTAGAAAGCTTGGCATTGATTCTCAAAAAACGTGGACATTAGATATGAATACAGTCCTAAGTGGTATCCCTACTAAGTTTTTTGGCGCTTTTCTACATGGCTACTTAGACGGAGATGGCAGTATTACATGCGTAAATACTCAAGATGCCATTGCTCGCTGCCGGATTTCTATTGTGGGACCAATGCCTTCACTTCGAGCTTTAGCTGAACATTCTGCTCAATGGTCTGTTCCAGGCACAGTCAAACAAACTTCACCGGAAAAATATAAACTTCCTTTTGGAGCACTTGATTGGCAAAATACGACGCTAAAATATGCTATTTTGAAACTTATGTATTGGTATGATATTCCTTGCCTAACTCGTAAAAAAGAGCGTGCTTACGAGCTCATGAGAAGGATTGAAGAAAATATTACAAATCGGTCAGAAAACAAAGATGCTATAAAAAATTATCAATCTGTGGTCGAAAAATGGGAAGAATTGCTGGAAGCCTGAGATGGTAATCAGCAGCCGAGCCTAAGAAGTCTATTCAAAATCTTAGGAAGGTTCAACGACTAACTGGTGAGCATAGACAGCAATAATCCAGACACGAGCATCCCACATTGTGAAAACAATGATGATATAGTCTGAACAATAGGGAAAAGAACCTATTGAAGCAAAAAGCTAAATACTTTTGCGATAACATATTGAGATACCGGTTATAAAGGAGAGATATGTGTTCTCTTTGATAACTTCTCTGATGAACCTGCTTCCATCAAGGCTGGCGACCGTATTGCTCAAATGATTCTTGAACGCAATTACCGCGGTATTTTCACTCAAGTTGATTCTGTAGAAGATGACACTGACCGCGGAGAAAGTGGCTTTGGCTCAAGCGGGAAATAACCTCTATGGCAATCAATATTTACACTGTATAGGCTGATGTCGAATCTGCCGGATGGCAATTGGTTTCTACCACCTATAAAAACTTACGCACTCCAATGTAGTTCAAATGTCCTAAAGGGCACGACGTTGAGACTACATATGATGAATGGCGGCGATATAAAATATGTCCCGAGTGCCATAAAACTCTCACAAACTCTGTTGAAAGAAACAAAATTCTTCCTCGCTCAGATGCCGCGGCCTTCCGAGTGATTGGCTTAGATGCGGCAACGGGAACTACAGGATATTCAGTTTATGACGATAAAAAATTGACATCCTATGGAACTTTTACTACTGATGCGACCAAGGATGCGACGGCCCGCATAAATGAATTGAAGGTATGGTTAGACCAAGCAATTTACATATGGAGGCCAGACGCAGTTTGTGTAGAAAACATTCAATTGGAAAAGAATGTAAAAATGTTCCAAACTCTTGCGAATCTTCAAGGCGTAATTTGTGATTATCTTTACGAGAATGACATTGAGTATATACTCGTTTACTCCACTGAGTGGAGAACATATTTAGGTCTGAATCGTAAAGATGATCGTGAGAATGCTAAAAAGAAAGCACAAGATTACGTTCAAATGACTTGTAATCTAAAGTGTACGCAGGATGAAGCAGATGCGATTTGTATTGGTCGCTATGCTGTAAATCATATCAAAAGAAAAATAGAAGATATAAATTGGGGCGAAAGTATATGAAGTGTAGCGTAAGCGAAATTATTTTGGCAGGCCAAGTTCTGAATGTTCTTATGAGCCAAAACTTTACTGGTCGCCAAGCCTTTACTATCGCTCGTCTGAATCGTGTGCTTCAGGAAGAAGTCAAGGAATTTGAAACAGTGCGTCAAGAACTGATTAGTAAGTATGCTGACAAAAATGACGCAGGCGAACCGATTCTGGACGAGCAGGGGAATGTTCATATCGCAGATGAACATATTCCCACAGTGAACAAGGAACTCAGTGAGATTCTAAACACCAAGATTGAATTGGGAGAAATAAGTAAAATTCCGGCTGAATGGCTGGATAATATTAGTCTTTCTCCTGCTCAATTTGATATGTTGATGCCTTTTATAGAAGGGTAAAAAAAATAAGGGGACTCCAAACGGAGTCCCCATTTTTATTTATATTAGTCAAAGAAGATAGATAATGTCCATTCTGTGCCATTTTTATTCAAAGAAAGACGCGCTTTACCAGTGTCTGCGGTGCCGCCTTTGTCGTTTTGAATGATGACACACGTCTTATCGCGGTTCGGGCCATTAGTAAAGGTTGCTACGTTATCCGTGTCCATATTGCCTGTAATTTGAATTGATGGTTCATTGGTTGCTGGGTTGAAACCCTTTGGGATATTCACACCAGTTCCGTGGCGGCGAATGGCAAATGGAATGCCTTGTTCTTTTACGAGAACTTGCGGCGTAGTAAGTTTATAGGTTCGGCCTGTAATTGAAGTAATGATAATATCAGCCATCAATTGTGTATCGGCCATTTCGCTCATTTCAATCTGGAAGCCCGCATACAAGTTGCCACCAATTAGGTTGCCAGATAGTGCGGGTATGCTGGTAGAATTGAATGTGTATTGCCGCACAACAGTTTTAGTGCCGCTATCATCTATAGTGCTAATAGACACCTCAATGGAGGCAATGTTGTCTACCAAACCTGACCCGCCCCATTTAGACGTGCTGGAATAAATGCGACCAATAATAGAAGGTGTAGCTCCAGCGGTTGTCCAGTCAAGGTTTGTGAGGGTAATATTAGGTTTTATCCAACGTCTCATATTTAGAGAGCAACTTTTGAAGTCTTCTGTAATGGCATCACTATATTGTTTGCGGACAGTGTAGACATATGTATAAGTTGTGTCCGCGGCGACAGCCTCTTCGCCAAAAGCAGCTGTGTAAGATAAATCATAATTTGCTTCTGTCAATGCTCTATTGAATAGAGTGGTATTACCATTGCGGACTAGCAGGTTTGTTAGATGATCTGTTGTAGGATCACCAAAGAAGTTCTTATGAACTACATTTACACCAAACATCTTGATACTATCTTGTGAACTTGCGTAATCTAATGAAGGATTTAGTAAGTTGGTGATAGTAAGGTTGCCTGTGAGAGTGGGCTTAGTGGTGAAGTCTGTTTGTAGAGTAGTGTATGCTACACCCTCGGCTAGCGATTCATTTATGTCATACGCCGTCAACCGATAACGCAGTATCGGTTTGCCCAGAGGAGCAGAATCCGTGCGAGTAAGGGCTTGATATAGCGTTGTCAGTTTGCCTGCGGCATTCGCGGTTTTCACATTGAATTGAACCGCACAAGACACATCATTGCCCCATACTTTTTCTGGCTGGACCTCATAAAACTCATCACCATATCCTACTTCAATCTTATATCGCATATCCGCGGCAGTTGAAGCCCCAACTGGTGAGATAACGAAGTGAAGAGTAGCACCTTGAATAGGTGGCACAGGCGTGGAGCCCGTAATGCCTGTTATTTCTACTGTAGGGGCATCAAGTTTTTGAATTGTGTATGGGCCAGCGGTATAAGTCTGGCCATATTGGTCTGTAAACGTAATGGTATATTTTAGCGTGCTCTTTGATAAGCCGCCAACATTATCACTATAAGAACTATCATTAGAAGAAATGGTTTCCGGCCCGCCATCATATCTGGTGGCTGTATTATCATTCTAAATACGTGAATAACTTATGGAAGTCAAATTACCGCCATAAGTCGCAGGTGAATAATTCCACCAAATAATGGTTTCACCAAAAACATAAGCCTGGGCTACCTCGGGATTACTATTAGTGCCTTTTATACCAACGGTAATTGTGCCGTCTTCAATAGCGTTAGCACGGTAAACTGTAGTTGAAGTGGCGGCTGAGCCGTCTGTGTAGCCACCATAAGAACCATAAGCTCGTGGCTTTACAGTGAGGGCAAATGGCTTGCCTCGTGTAATTTCAGTGATTTTTTTAGTATATGAAGATTCTGTTATTTCACTGGTGCCTATTACGTATTTGACCGTCGCATTATTTACTTCAACTGCGTCCCAAGAATATTTGATATCTTTAGCAGTAATTGTATTATTGGTTAGTTCACCCTTGAAAGTAATCGCAGAAGGAACATCAATAGATTTCACATAAGCTGTCGCTGTAGTTGTGCGGCCACTATAGAAAGTAATAGTTGCTGTATAGATACCAGTAGTAGCATTATAATCTTTATCTACACCTGATATGGGATCGTAACCATCATAATCCGCTGATTTTACATCCAAGTCTGGTATTATGTTTGGTCTATTAGAAGCACCCATATATATTGTATTTTCGGATGTTGTGTTGACATTAGTGTAAAGTTTGAGTATAGCACTATAATCGTTGCCATATATATATAGTCTGGCCGCGTCAGATGGCTCGCTATTATAACCAGCGACATCACTTATAGCTTTTACTGTGAAATCGTAGTAGGTGCCCGCGGCCGCCCCAGAGACAGACATTGAAGTTCCAGTTGTAGGCTGACCATAAGCCTGTCCGTCGCGATAAACTTGATATTCAGAAACGGAGTTAGCATAAGGGGAATTGCTTACAGCATCCCAAGATAAAGTTGAAGAAGATGATGAGGTAATGTATGTCGAGGAAAGACTTACATTAGTAGGCTTTGTTAATGTTTGATAATTATAAGACCATTCAGCTGTAGCAGTAAAAGTGACATATGCTTCACTGGTGGGCTTGCTTCCGCCTTCTAAACTTGTGCTGGAGGGAGTATATTTTCCTCTTACTGGAATAGTCAAAGTCTAAGAAGATAATGCCTCAGTCCATCCAGAATAAATTATAATTTGAGAGGGGGGTGCTGTATAATCTGTTCCAGCAATAGTTAGCACAAAACCATTACGGTTTTGAAAAACTCCTTTGAGTTCAGTGTTAATAGATACTACAATATTATTGATTGTAATATTACTCGTGGGTAAATCTGGAAAAGTAAATGATATATTGCGTGGTCCATCTTCGTATCCGACATAAGCCGTTCTTGTTTTCCAAATTGTTTCTCCGCCAAATTGCCCATCTTCCCACCATCTATTAGCTACCGCAAACGGCGGCTGATTAGAACTTGTTGAATAACCCATATTTCTTTCTCCTTTTACTCAAATATAAAATCAAGGCCAATAACAATATTATCTTGTATAGCCTATCTCATAATTGCTCCGCCCAAGGAAATCTCTGCCTTACCAGCAGGATTGTCTATACGAACTTGTCCAGTGGACATCTTCACTTGGGTTCCATTTATGTTCATAATGCGAGTGCTTTGAAGTGTGAGATTCTGACTTGTATCAACACCCAAATACCCATATCCCTCAATTTTCTCATATTGAGCTTCTTCATAAGATAAATAGTTATCTTTCTCAGTAGGAGCACCAGTATGACCAAGATACAACTTACCATTTTTCGTGCCAATAGAATAAGCACTGTAATCTTCCGCAATTGTTAAGTTATGCCATTCCTTTGTCATTAGGCGGCCCGCATCAATCGCGGCTAAATAAGGATAAGGTTTATTATTTGTTTCAGTATATCCATAAGGTAAAACCGCGGTGCCAGTTTTTTCATCTCCAACCCAACCAGACAGTTCATCACTGTATGCTCTTAGGCCGCCCTCCCATATAGAAAGACCAGCGGAGTTCATATCAAGAATATAGTCATCAAAAGTAGTGGGATCTTCTTTATAGCCTACGAAGAAGTGATTAGATGCTTTTTGTGGCACATAACCATCTCCCCCTTTGTCAATAAGGATACCAGCGGCACGAATTGAACCAGAAAACTCACTGTTTGTGGCGATGACTTGACCTTTGAACACGCCCTTGGACGCATAAAGCGAACCGTCCTCAGTCACTATGAAAGGTGCGGCCCCTTCGCCAGCTTTAGGCTAATTCTTGCCGCCCGCCCAGATACGAACTGGAGAGGCGGTAGAATCAGTAGTGGGTAGATAAGTTTCACCACCGTTATAGCCAACAGACATTTGATTTGTAATTCCGGCATTAGGCAAGTTTAGAGCACCAGTGAGGTAAGCTCTATTACAGTATAAACCATAGCCATCTAACTTACCGAATCCATTTACATCATCTACGATACCATCCAGGCGGCCCATACGAACTTTCGGTAGAGCGGTTGTATCAGAAATATCATAGTCTTGAACATCAATGAAAGGACTGCTATTAGAAGAAGCAGTAAGATAAATGTATTTCTTGTTATTGCCCACGCCAAGTTTTAGCACTGTAATCGTATTTACTATAGAAGTCAAAGATTCGCCAGACTGTAAAGCAAGAATCTTTTTATTTTCTACATCGTTCTTTGGAATAGTAATATCAATTTGTTGCTCATTACTTGATAATACTACCGAGCCATTCAAACCACTATATGAAATCTCTTTACCATTGTTCAAAGCCGCGGTCAAATTTATCTTTACCTGAGAATTATTCCAGGAAGGATCCATATATTTAGAGCGTTCATCTATGGTGTTGTTAATATGTAGATAGAAATTGTTCGCATCGTTCTCAATAATTCCTGCTTTTTCTTTAGGAATATCTACTGTGGGGGCAATATATAAATCACCACCGACAGAACTAACAGTGGACATCTCAAAAATAACTGACGTTAGTTTTCCGCGGACAGTCGCATTATTGAACTCAGCGTTTCCTCCTTTGTCAATTTTCCAACCAACCGCGGAAGAAACAAAAGGAGTCGATTGAAGATTACCGTTTTCACCATCAATTAATATACCGCTGGTTGTAGAGCCAACCCACAACGGGCCGCTAATAGAACCACTTGAAGCATCGATGCGGCCTTGGACTTGAGCACTCTTAGCGAATACACAACCAGCATCATTGACAATGAAATTATAATCATCATTATCTTTGCCGGCAAAAAATCTTACAGGAGAACCTTCTTTGATGAAAGTTGAGCCAGAATACATTCCTGTGCTATGGTTCTCACTTACTAACTGATTTTCTTCAATTAGCCAGCCCGCGATTTTACCAGAAGTTGCGGTTATATCTCCATTGGGCGACACCATAAACTTTCCATTTACATAGAAAGAATATTGAGAGTCTGGTGAGCCATTGATGTAGATAGGATATTCTCCATTGACTGCCTATCCTACGCCAAGTTTTCCAGTAATAGAACCACTTTGTGCCTCAATGGCACCACGAAGACTGATGCTACCAGTGGGGTCAATGTAGAAATTCTTGAAGTGAATGGAGCCACCATTTGATAAATTTATGCGGGCGCCCTCAGATGTGAAGTGGTTTTCATCGATAGAAGAGACTGTCTCTCCTACTTCATTTACATAAGAAACAGAAGGAAAAGAAGGCGGCGGGCTGATAGAATCCAAACGATTGCCAAACAGTTTATCAGCAGTCAAAGTGCCCGCGGCGATTTTGTCACCAGTAATTGAATTAGCCACAACAGAAGAAGCAACCACTCGGCCATCACCGATAACGACTTGACCGTTTTCATCCACCATACCTAAATCAATTAGTTCATTAGCAAGCACAAATGGAATAGCCAATTCGACCAGCACAATATCGCCTTTATACAATGAAGCACGAATGGCGCTTACGTCTGAGTTGCCACCTGTGCGAGTATAACTACGGTCTTCAAGAATGACTTGATCGTTCTCAGGATCGCGTAGAATATAATTCAAATTGACTGTTTTTGTAGTATATGCCGCGGCTGTTTGGCCTGTGCCATAGCCTATCAGCACATCACTTACTGCAAAATTCACAGTCTGCGCGCTTTCTTCATCCCAAGAAGTTTGTGTCAACTCAATTCTAAAATCTGTTCCGCACGCTACTTCTTCTTGAGTTCCATCCGCATTATTTACTAACGCTTTGAATTCAATAGATGTGGGCGAAATAGGGGCCACAAGGCCCCGCACTATGGAAGAAACACTACATCTCAAACCATATTGCGGGCCTGCGGGGCCAGCCGGACCAATAGGACCAGGCGCACCTGATTCCACTGCCATAAAAGTTAGCGGTTCACTCCACATAGTAATAGGTTCGGGCATGGTCTTATTCCCCTCCTTTTATTAGAACTGCTTTACAGCAATAAGTAGCACGATCAGTCATAACGACAGAATAGGTTGTCTTGGTTTCGCCTGCGATATCAACCCAAACGCCGTTTTCTTTTTTACACCATTGATAAGTAATAGTTGCTCCAGCAGGTAAGGTTGTAGGTTGCTCGCCTTTATATAATGTAGCAGTAAGAGTGGTCTCTGCTGTCACGCCATCTTTATATGTAATTCCTAAAGAAGATTCAATACGAATATTATATTGACTATCTTCTATGCCTTGAATCGTAAGATTACCAATTTTACCCTTGGTAGCAAAGAAACTACCATCCTCATAAATACGGAACGGAGCTTTTTCGCGATCCTGCGGGTCATTGGTGGATGCACCAGTCCAAAAACGCAAGTCATTAGCAGGAGTCTCCTTACCACTAATGCCGCTGGCTGTGTTCTTTTGCGGATCGGGATCTACACCACCAACCAGCAACTCAGATTTTAGCCATAGATTGCCTTCATTTGTGTTATAGAACGTCAAGTTTTCTTCTGCTGTTCCATCATACAATCTAAGCCCATAGTAGGCAACACCATTTTCTTCAACCTTGCCCAAATGAACTACCTTATTTTTTTCCGCGTTATAAATAACCAAACCATCTGAGCCATTCAGACTCAAGGCACCATCTTGTGCGGAAATCTGTAATCCATTCCAGCCCAAGTCTACAGCAGTGAATCCATTAGCAATATACTGTAAACCATCTTGACTATAGCGGACATAGGTATTCAAGTCAGGCCGCCCAAGTTCATCTGTAGCATAAGCATACAAGCCTTCGCTATTCCATTGGAAAGACAGATTATTACCATTATAAATGCGAATAACATTTGTGTCTAATTGACCCGCAGTAATAAGAGCAGCATTTATACCATCAGGAGTAATAGCAGAATTCCATACTCTATTACCCAATTCATCCACAGAGTTTGAGCAGAAAATACCACCACCACGCAGTGCTACCTAACCATATACACCATTAGAATACGGTGTTTCATTTGTCAAGGTAATGCCGCCTGTATTGTCCATTGAAACCTTTGTGCGAGAGAAATTGAATGAGACATTCGTTTGCGCAAGAGAGCGTTCAAAAATCGTGGGAGCAATTATGCCGCCTGATGTGAAGCCGCCCGCGGCGATATCATAACTTCTCTTGTTCACACGCATTGCTTCACTGGAAGCGGTAATTGTGCTAAACAAGTCTTCAAACTTTGTTTTATAATTTTGAATTGTTAGTTCATCTTGGCTTGGATCATCCAAAGCGAGTGTAATACCACTAATGTAGCCTGTTGCTTTGAAAATAGCCAAACTGTAATCATTGATATAAGCGAGCTGTCCTAATTCTACAACCTCCATTTCATCAGGAATATTGGCCTTGCTGAGATCGTAAGAATACTTGGGTTGAGAATTATCCAGGGCTACTTGTTTTGCGTCGAGATAGAGTTGGTCATTCGCACGAGAAACGCGGAAAGTTAGGTGGAAATAATCATTGAAGATATTAGAAACATTACAACGTTGAGTGATTTTGAAGGTTACATAAGGTTTCCAATCTCTGAGCAATGTAGCATAGTCTTCAAAGTTTGTCAAATAGTCTGCGTCTGTGCGCTAATCTTGCGGAATGTCCGATTCCGTGGAAGTAGTATATATTGTAAATTCATCAGAAGTATAGTTTACATTTCTGTAGTCAAGGAATACGCGAGGATACATATACGTCGCGGTCGAAGGATATTCTTCAATACCCGTAGTGATTTTTGCTTTAGCAGTGACTGAGCTCTCATAGTAAACACTACCACTCTTGTATGGATCGTAATTGATACTATCATTGTTGAGCAATGCGATAGGCTTGATCGTTCCATCAGCGGCCCGCAAGAATCCAAATACATATCCTGCGTTTGGATATAGTTTCATAGTTACCAAAGAACCCGCTAAGCCACCAAAACGAGAAGTCAGATTATTGGCCTCACTGGCTCCACTGCCAAATGCTTCCGCACTATCATACACTGTGATGTATGTTCCATTTACTTTGACCTTTACTTTAGGATTTGCGGTATAATCAATCTCTACAATGATTATATTATTAGCTCCATTGTAGCCAGTCAAATCGAAGTAATAAGCCACCGTATCCAACCTAACCATCGCAGGCCCGCCAGTAAAATGTTCATCTGTTATATATGGGCTCAGAGGCTTGGTCAGATAAAGTGGGAATGTATCTGTGATTGGAACGTTCGCTGCCAAAGGAGCAGATAAATCAATGATTGGATAGTATGTTTTATTATCGTTTGCTTGATCTTCCGCATTAGCATAATAATAAGGAACAGTCTCTTCCTCAAAGGCTTCACTATCCCAAATAAAATGATTGCCGCCATTATGTGCTGTAATTTTCACCAGAGAACCAGTATCATCATAAGAATCAGGAGTCCAATAACCCTCTCGTAATGCGCCATTCATCTGGCGTTCAAACTGGTTATTGAGCGCCGCTTTCTTCTCAAGTAATTCATCGCGGGTTGCTGTATTCTTATCTAACGTTTCTTTTAGTATTTTCTGTTTCTCTTCGGCCGCCTTAGCCTTCGCTTCATTGACCTGCTCTAAGGTCTGGAATTTTTCCATAACCTTCTCATATTTATTCTTAGGAGAATACCATAGATCAAAGTAGACAACTACGCCAGTGGACACTTTTTCGCCTAGCTTGGTGTTCTCAATAGAGGTGTAGATATCTGTCAAGAACCCATATTCATCAATTACACCATAGAAGGTAGAGTTATCTGCGGGAGCAGACACACCAGAAACTTTCACCAGATCAGCATAAGTGAAAATTGTAGCTGTGCTATATTTTACATCTTTATAAGCTCTAATATCATAGCCCTCTGCGAGGACACCATCTAAGTGAAGACTACACTTCACAATACCTTCCGCGGCCGAAGGGACAAATACACCACTATAACGATTGTTTACATCCTTGTGTAGCGGAGTAGTATAAATCTCGTTTTCTGCTAAAGTCTGATATTGTAGATATTGCTCGTGAGCGGAAGAGACTCCTTCGCGGGCCGAGGTAGCATCCGCAGACGCATCATTTAGCAGAACCGTTTCATTGGCTATTTTTTCTTCTAAGTCAGCAATTTGGGAGTTATAGTCCCGCAAATTCACCTTGTATTGTTCTACTTGATTTTTCTAAACATCATTGATAGAACCAACAGAATAGAGGTAATCAAAGTTCAGGATAAAATCATCTTGAATAGGATTGCTTTCTGCGTCCGCGATAGAGATATAACCTGTCTCCATTTTGTCTGATTCGATAGGAGTGATATAAAGTTTACTATACAACTCGGATGAATCAGAGGTTCTGGAAATTGTTTGTAAATTATGTTGATAGGTAAGGTGTAGAGGTTTCTCTTCCTTGATAGCCTTGTTGTAAAAAACCGCGGTGCGGCCTGTTTTCACTTGCCCATTTTCAACGTATGTTCTTAAGAATCGACCGGCCGCGTCAGTTTTGTATTCATAAACACAGAACACACCAAACATTTCAGCAATGTCCTGCGTGATATTATACTTATTACTGTTTGACGCTTCCATCAAACGAGACTTTTCTTCCAGCGCAGAAATCGCACCAGGAATCAGGGTTTTAGATGTAGCACCTGAACCTTCCTCCAAAGCCCAAGAAGTAATATGAATATCTTCATAGATTTTATCGGCAGCCCGCTCATTGGCATCCGTATAGCTACTCCAATCCATCCGAATTTCATAGCTCCATGGTGTAAGCCAATCAGTTACTTTTCCATTTTCATCCCGTTTATTAGGAAACACTTTATCTAACCAGTAGTTGATGGTGGGAAGCAAATTCTCATTTGTCTCCCAATCATCTTTTATGGTTTGATCGCTAAATTCAATCTTATATCCAACCTTGCCCAGTTCCGCGAAAGCTAAACCTGAGCATTTGACTTGTTTCAAAACCTTAAAATCGCTATCGCGGCCATCCGTTATTGAATCAATTATAAACGGATAAACCTTTGTTTCATCTGGATATTGGATATAAACTTTCAATACTCGCGTATTTTCTGCCAGAACTCCGCTCTAAACATCTCTCCAACGAGGGTTCTCAACTCGGAGGTTTGTGCTCTAATCCACGTAATAGTATGGAATAGAGAACTCCAAAGATTGTGAACCGTCATCTTGAATTGTCAATGATGGAGAGACAACCTGTCCCAAAAAAGAGTCGGCGTAGGACTACAGGGTCCCAATAAAGTTATCCTGTAGTCCATATACCTCAATCTTATATGGGCGGGCGTTTTGAGCTAAAACTAATTTTACACTCAAAGCTCCTCACTCCTTTTATCACAAATACAGATACCGGTATTTCAATACGATATTTTTCTTGTCCAATTCAACAAGAACATTATCTTTGATATTGTAGAGAAGATAGCAAGTTTTTGGTTGAACGTCAAGATTATCATCCAAGCAACTTCCTCCCTCTACTTTTAGGTATTCTGAGAGCATCATTTCGCCACAATTTTCGCACAAATTTTCAAGATTTATGAGAACTGTGCCGATGCTGTGGCGGCCGTATGTAATAAAGGAGGCATTATCTTCACCATTCATCTCAATTGTGAAAGTGCCAAGAGAACCATTGCGAGTCCAGCACGTTCCATCCTTTTCGGCGATATCGACAAGTAAATTATTGCCTGCTTCACTTTCTGAGGCGGGCGCACAGAAATTCAACATCCAATAATTCAGATATTCATACCATTTTACTGCGTGCGCAGTCCCTGTGTAATCATAAATGGTAATAGAAGAAGTCCCAAATACACCAGTTTCCTGATTGTAAAGTTCAGCGTGTGTGCTAATGAACCGTAGGCCCGCAGCAGCCCAGGAGAGAACTGCTTGATGATGAATTTCTTCCTGAAGAAGAGATTGAAAATCTACCAGATTGGCACCTATAGTGTCTTTATAGGAATAAGCAAGAGACACAACATAGTTGATAAAGTAGAATAACGCGGGATTGGTATACTTCATTACATTAGTAATTTTCTCATCATAGTTGCGAATAAAGAACATACTATATTGACGATCTGTGCCTGCCGCATTGATGCTATCACGGGCGAAGTTGATATAATATGGCGCGGTAGGTGTGATGGTAATAGATTGCTCTTTTAGTGTCATATCTATTGGGGAAGAACGTTCAGAGGCATTATAAAGAACCATCTTGTATTTATCTTTATCTTTAGTAGCATCATGCGTGTTTTGAGCGGCGATACCATCTTTAGTAAGATAATATATTGCGTCTCCTACATATAATGCGTCTCCACTGGTGATAAAACCATCTGCTGGTTTACTGTTTAGTGCTGCTAAAATGTCTCTATACAGCGGAGAATCCAGCATAATTTTGTTGTCTGCCGTATCCGGCTATCCGGCGATTGATTTAGAACTAATATTTGTCTCGTTATAAAAACTGGAAGAAAGAGGAATATTATTCACATATGCTTTGCGGACGCTCTCTTGTGTAAGCGCGGCCGCCGTATCTATATAATTACTCTCGGCCCGCCAGAACGGATAATCCATCTCAAAGGAAATAGATGCTTCACCTTTGTAGATGTTTGTTTGGAAACTAACACCCTGAATGGTAATATCCTCTTGAAAAGGCACGAAGCTAAGCGTGACCACAGAAGACACACGAGCATAACAATAGCGGCCGATCCGCTCATCAAGCATTAGTTTGCCATAGCGACCGGGAATAAAATGTTTTTTGAAAGCAGAAAGTTGTTTTTCGGTCATTCCATCTGTGGCAAGTTTGAAATTTTTCTTTCCTGCGTCAAATGTTGTTCCCCAGAAATACTGGCCACTTAGACCATTTACTTTACTTGTTTCATCAGAAAAAGATGGTGAAGCGTCAGTAGAGTGGCGGTCGCTGTCAGAGACAGCGACCAGCCCAAACTCACTGATGTGCTTACCATCGAAGGAGAAGTCTATAAACTCCTTTTCCCAAGGTTGACGACCTTGAGTCAATTCTTCGACTTGAAAGCCCATATAATCCTTTACCTCCTATTGACTCCTCGATTAGTAGCCTTAGAAGCGATAGTAGATAGTTTGTTGAACACATCTGTAGCCAATTCATCAACATCATATTTATCATCCAGTTTGTCAACGTGAATTACAACTGCACCAGGGTTGATATTGAGCTCAGAACCAGCATTACGGGTGTTGGAGAAAGAATAGGAACCAATGCCGCTTATAGCACTCAGTAGAGAGTTGCCAGTGAGGTTCGCGGCGAGAGTCTGATAATTTTTGACCATATTGCGCAAAGCAGACGTTTCTCCAGCAGTAAATACGCCTTCGCCCTTGTGGAGAATTGCGGGCGTATTGTCGGAACCAACCAGCGCACCAGAATCTGCAAATAGAACATTCTCAGTTTGAAGAGCGATAGGCTTCTTCTGAGAGGGCAAAGAGGGACTAACCTGAGGCGTTTTTCTACGATAATGCACCGTTACATACAGAGGGCCACTGCCGCTTGGAACAGTAACTTGTAGAGATGAAGAAGAGTGCCCTTCATAACTAACAGACAAGGTTGTAAAGCCCTTCGCAGGATTTGGTGTAATTCGTAATTTTCTTCCTGGTTTAGCAGGAATAGAAGTCCCGCCGCCAGCCCACTCCGGAGCACCTCCGCCATTGCCTCGAACGATACAAGTTCTGGTTTCTGATACTGTGCTGGGTTTAGTTGTGGTAGAAGAACTACTATTGTTTTTACTTCCACCGCCTGCGTTGCTTCCGCCCGTGCTACTTCCACTGCCGCCTGTGCCAGCCGTATTATCCTTAGGTGCTACGCTCGGCTAACTAATATTTCTAATAGCATCCAGTGTAGTGTTCTGAATATTTTTCATTTGATTGTATGCTTGATACAATTTCTGATACATATCCTGACGAGCGACTTCATAGGCTGCGGCTTCATCGCCGCCATTCCGTAGCATCTCATTTGCGAATGCGCTGGCGAAGTAATCTTGTAGTGCTTTCTGAGAAGCAACATCCAGGGCATTGAACATAGATTGCTTTTGCGGGCCTTCGGCACTATTCCACGCTTCGGTGGCAAACATCTGATTAGCCTTTTGGACATAAGGTTCAAAGCCTTCTTCGGAGTTTGCCTTGTAAATACCAATTCTCTTTGCCCATTCTTCATTCAGCATATCGGCTTGTGCCAAAGCAGAAGCCTGAATAAACTCGCTTGAATTTTGAATTAGGAACTCCATAATTTTACCATCGCTTTGAGATAGCACTTCATATACTTTTGTCCACAGAACGCCATTTTCCTTTTGGAAATCAAGCGTTTCTTGTTGTAAGGTAATTTGCTTGTTCAAAGCATCAAGTTGCTTATCATTTGCTTCTTTGATGCTATCGATGGTTTCTTGTTGATGAGAGAAGTATTCTTCCTTTAGAGCAGAATTGAGTTGTTCTTCCAGACTGGCAATCTGGCTTGCGGAACCACCAGACCGCCGCAATAGTGAAAGCTGACGTTGGAGTTGCTGACGGTCGCTAATAGATTTGTTTTGGCTATATTGATTGCGTTCCTTATTTAGAGCATCATTTAGACCATTTACGTAAGCCTCATTGGCTTCACGCAACATATCGGTTTGCTCTTGGAGTTGAGAAATCTGTTTCTCCCAAGCCTCAACCAATGTATTGTAAATAATTTCTTCCAGTTCTTTCTGATTGTCTCGAATTTCTTGTTCAATCTCGTTGATAGAAGATTCAAGTTTAGAGAGAGCTTCGTCAGTAGATTCAACTGTATCACGAAGTTCATCATACTTGTCGATTTGTGCCTGTGCTTCCTCGAAGAACTTGGAGATAAGGTCTTCACCGTCAAGTTGCTCTCCATCATTGGTCACGTAAGAATAACCAAGATTTTTGATGTAGGACAGCTGTTCGGCACCGGACATTTGATTAAGCTGTTGTAGAAGTGTTAGCGTGCCCTTGCCGCCATTGACTTCATTACCCATATTATATTGGAGCAGACCATCATTTCCTACGTGGAAGAATTGCTTCCATATATCATGGGTATTGATTTGTTCAGCTTGTAGTTCAAGTTGCTTTTGCTGGTAGCCCAGTAGAGTCTTCTGAACTAAAGCCTGACCTTCAAGTAGATGCTGTTGTTCACGTAAGCTCTTGAGATATGCGTGGCCGTCTGTGATATTAGCACGCTTGGCGATAATATTGTTGATCTTTTGTTCGATATCGGCAATCTAACGAGTTAGATTATACCATTCAACAAGGTCTTCGATATGGGCTTTCAGGGTATTACCTGAGCCACCTCCTCCACCTCCACCACCAGCAGAACCGAGTAGGTCCTCCATTGTGGCGTCGAGGAAATTCTGCCACATTCGGATCTCATTCTGAATTGCTTGCTTGGCCCCAGAAAGACCAGTAGCATAGGCAGGGCCGCTTACGTTGCCAGCGGCAAACGCGGGCTGACCATTTACAGTTTTTCCGCGACCATTATTGGCTTGACCTTTGAGAATGCCCTCAGTTTGCTTGTGGTTGAAGATGATAGCGTCATCAGGAATATCAACAAGTTCTGCGCCATTGCGTCCCAGCAGGTGATAAGCATTATCGTAAACAGCTAATTCAGGACCAAGTTCACCAACGAGAGTCTTGGTTCCTTGAGCGTAAGCAGGACCAAGATCATTGACGGTACCCTGATATTTTCCGCCGCCAAACCAACTTTTGACAGTATTCCATAGACCACCCTTCTTAGGGGGCTCCGGCATACCTTCGCCAGACATAATACGTAAATTCTACTTGTCAGTCTCGGTCATTTCGGAACGGTAAGTAACAGTAACGGTAGCGGTTTTAGACTCGATATCTTTGACAGCTTGATTAGCAGCCATAATAGCAGGCTTTGTATTCGCGTTGACCTTAATCTTGTGCTCTCCGCGTGCCATATCTGCTATTCTCTTTTTGGCTACGCCTGCGGCATCACCGGTTTTTTTAATATTATCTTGATTAGCTTTTTCTGTTTCTGCAATTGTTGTACTGGCATCACCCGCAGCAGCACCAAGCATGCCATACTTAGCAATAACATTACCGACTGTGGTTTCTGCGGCTGTGCCTTGTGTAATAACTTGCACTAAGCCTTGCTCAACAGTGGTTAGATTGGGCCAGACTGCTGCGAGTCCTTCTTCGTCTCCATTGGTGGCAAGTTGAACAGCAACATCAACCTTCTTCTTTGACATATAGGCAACAATATTATTATATAATTCTTCTGGATTGGAAGAAAGGTTGACTAAAGCGGTCAAATCACTTACTAAAGAATTTTTATCGATGCCTGGGGCAGGCAGGAACTTGCCTACCGTTGCCACTAAGTCATCTACAAGCTATTCTTTGCTAACTGCCCCTTCGGCTGTTGGAGCAAAAGAACCAATTGTTGCATTTAGACTTTCTACTTGCTTGTTTGGGTCTACTCCTGTGGCATTGATATATCCAGTAATAGTTGCCTTGACTTCTATATCCATAGGAGTCTCAGTAGTGTTTGTTCCCACTAAGGCCGTCTGAAGGGTCTCAATAGAAGCAACTAATTCATCAACTTTTGTCTTGATTAGTCCAAATTCTGTTTGTGCTGTTGTACTAAGAGTTTTCACGGCAGTTTCAGCCGCAGTTAGTGCGGTAGCAACACTTTCAGTAGAAGTCTTTAGATTATCAATTTCAGAAGTTTCGGTCTCAGGTTCTTCGATAACAAGTTGACCAGTTTTGGCATCAATGGTAGTATTGGCTTTGAAATCCAAAGGAATATCATGTTCTTTGGCATATGCTTGTGCTTGGTCAATAACAGAGTTTATTAGACCTTGAAACCAAGCGCCTTTATCATTGATATCATCCCAATTGGTGTTTTCAAAAGCGTTGAGAATAAAATCATTGAGAGAAGTAAACAGACCAATCATTTTGCCCTGAAGCTCGGGTCCCATGGCCGCGAGCATTTCAGGCGTTAGACCAAGTGTGTTTAAAACTAAGTCAACAGGATTATAACCAAACTCGCCTTGGAAAGTGTGGCCTTCTCCAAAATATTCGACAACTAATTTATCATAGATGTCACGAATTTCCTATAAGGATTGACGAATATTTTTGATGTTATCCTCGGTAGCACCCTTGCCATCTACGCCGCGGAAAAGATCATTCCAAGCTTCATTGATGGTAGTATCATTTTTTAGTCCTTCTGCGAATTTTTCTTGCGTCTCAATAAGGGAAAGCAGCCCCTTCAAATACGCAATACGTGTTTTAGCAAAACCACTAACGCTATCTGCAAATCCTTCGCCAAATTCTGCGAAAGACATATTCATACTTTGTAATGCTTTACCAAAGTCGACATTACCAGTAGAAACATCAACTGCCGCGGCGATGGCGTCTCGGAACATATCCATGGTCATACTATTCTTTTCCATAGTAGCCTGGAAAACTTCGCTCTGAGATACCAATTCTAATATCCAGTTAGAATCTGCCCAGCTAATTTGTTCGCCATCCCGAATGTTCTTCATCAAGTCTGCGGCTTTAGCGGTTTTATCCAAATAATCTTGGAATTTATCATCGGTCGCTCCATAGACATCTTGATTGAACCAATCAGAGTTATCGGACATATTAGACCAAACGTTATCCATAGCCTCAAGAATCTTGAGTTGACCTTCAAGTTCTTTATTGTTTTCTTTTGTATTTTTATTTACTTCTTTGATTTTCTTTTGAAGCTCGTCATAACTCTTAATAACACCAGAATCAACAAGTTGCTTAGCAATATCTTGAATATAACGGGGATCTTGTTCTGCCATTCCTCCGGCGGCTCGCAAAAGCGTATCACTATTAAGTTGATAGCCATTTAGACCCGGTGTAGCTCCACGAAGCAATACTTCATCAGAAAGACCAGAGCGCGTAGCTAAGTCGCTGATATCAGCGCGAGAAAGCGTGCCCTCTGCTCCAGATTTCAAAGCAGAAATCCCTGTTTTTGCACCAGCCCGCATGGCATCGATAATAGCATCAAAAATATCGCGAATAGCCTAAGCAAGTTCCTCTGAGTAGCCACTCGAAGCAATTACAGATTGCAAATACGCGGCCACGGACTGCCAACCACCAGCTATCGCTTGTTCCATAACTCGGCGATTGTCATCGGTTGCAGTATTTCCAGTTAGTGTCTCCCAAATGTCCACCAAATCATTGACTGCTACTTCGGAGCCCTCTGCCATGGCAGTGAGAAGATTCTCCATATCAGAAGCCACGGATTTTGCAGTAGAGGCTTTAGAATATTGAGTCGCGCCATTCTTAGCGGCATTCAGCTTTTTAATTTCCGTCTTTTCAGCTTCGGTTAGTTCTTCTTCTTTTTTATTCCAAGCAAGTGTAATGGCGGCCCAATGCCGACCCACTTTTAAATTAGCAGTATCAATACCATAAGCATCTAATTGATCAATTTGAGCCTAAGTAATTTTTCCAGTCAGACCTTTGACATATTCCTCTGTGTCTAACTTCATTTGATCAATTTGTTTCTGAATATTTTTTGTATATTCTTCATCGCTACTCGCGACCAGTTGCTTCTCAAGATATTCGCGGCCCTTCGTAAGAGTGTCAGTCATATTATTGTAGATAAGACCAGTTTCTTTACGAAGTTTTACAGTATCATAGCCGTTCTTACCAGCATTGAAATATTTTGCTGCGTCTTCAAAATCAGAAATAGAAGAAAAATCCTTACGACGTTTCTTTAGCTCAGCAGCAACGGATTTCGCAGTTGCTTCTGCTTCAGTAGCACCACTTTGATGTAAGGTATCTGATAATCCTAAGGCCGCGGAGGCGAGAGCATTAATGATTGCTTTAAGTCCGTCGGAGGTAGAGTCAGCAGCACTATACGCATCTTGCAAAGCAGTTTGAACAGACATATCTAAAGCTTGGAATTCAACACTATGACTAATCCAAGTCCAAACCGTTTCTTTATTTTCTTTAGAGAATGTTTCTTGGAATTGAGAGAGAATATTACCCATGATTTGGAGATTTGTTAGTTGTTGCGTAGTTCTTCCAATTACCTCTTCATAGGTCTAATTCCAATCTTTAAAGAAATAAGCACTTTCGCTATCACGCCATTCAAACACATCATCAAACTCTTTACCAGAAAGACCAAGTTTTTGCTGCATTTGCTTGGCATCAGATAGTGTCCCAAAACCTGAACCGAATTGGCTATTAATAGCAGAGGACAAGTTAGTGAATAATTCGCTATTGTCTGTCATCGCGGCCAGACGAGCATTCAAAGCTTCATAAACCGCGTTATCAATGCCTTTGATTTGAATACCGTATTTATCAGCTAATAGTTTTAGTTTTTTCGCCCAATCATAAGTGCCAATGTCCTCATAAAGAGCTTGTTCAAACTCAGCGCGTTGAGCAGTGGTGATCTTATTATCATCTAGAGCTGCGTAAGCATCCAGAATCAATTGTTGACGAGATTTCGCCGCTTCAACTTGCATGTCGGTGTATTGTTGATTTTCATTTTCAATTATTTTATTTGTAGCAACAATTTCATTATTTATTTGTGTTTTTTGTGTATTGGTAAGATTGCCGCTCTTGAAAAGATCATCATAAGCCTTATGTTTATTTTCATCTGTAATCTTTCCGATATTTTTTTCTAAACTAGCATTTATATCGGCGGATGCTGACTGGTAACGCTCTCGTATAGCGTTAACTATCATTTCATCAAGAGGATTCTCTTTATCATGCGCGGCTTTATCTATGAATTCCTCTAATTGATTTTCTGTTACAGAATCCCAATTAGAGAGATACTCTTGTAAGGTATTTGCTAAGCCATCCTCAGCATTCAATAACCAGCTGCCGACGATATCAGCATATTTATCATAATCTGTCTGCTTATATTTCTCAGGATCGGTGATACCTGCATTCTTTATCATCTGAGAAATAAGAGCATCTTCACCATCAAAGCGAGACAGCGTATTTGCATATTTACCTGTATCAGCATATGCAGCAGCATAGCCTTTTGTCATTGTAGCAATGTTACTGGGCATGCTGTTTTTATATATCGATTCAGTTTTTTGATAGTTTAACAGTTCATCAGATAAAGAAAAAATGCGTTTCTTATCAACTACTTTTGAAGATAACGCGTTTGAGCCTAAAAGTGTGGTTAGAATAGTTCCGTAAACATTTTTTGTTTGCTAATTTCCTGCATTCATCCTATTAACAACTTCATTTAGAGAATCAACGCCTAACATTTCTTTTATAAACTTTACGCGTTCTTCCATTGAAGATTCAGCTGTTAACCCTCGATTTGTGGCATTATTAGCTAAGACTTTGGGGATTGTAAGATGCGCCTCGTCACTTATGGTTGCTCCTGGCAGGAAAGCACCCCATAAATTACCTAAGCTCGTCTCTACAAATTGGAATCCTTTTGCAGAAATGCCGGAACCACTATAAGTAGAGTCAATAAAGTTATTCTTTGAAAGCCCTACCTTTTCCCGAGCTAACTCAAACTCTTTACGATATTGCTCCGTCAATTGACGAGCATATGCAGCGGAACTTTCAGCCGCGGCCTTTAAAGCACGACTGAGGTCTTCTGTCGCGGTGGACATATTGATAATAGCATTTCCGCCTTCATCAAAATAAGACACATATTGCGGGAATTTCTCTGCAATCTCATTCTGTATATCAATATATGCCTACGCAGCTTCAGCACTATCATATTGAGCGGCCCGTAATTTATTATATTTTTCAATATAAGAGGACAAATCTTCAGCAGTTTGTTTATCTTCAACCCGTTGAATATTTAGTTCTTCTGTTTTTTTCTTCAGATTTTCAACTTCTTGTTCGAGAGAGCCACTAATTGCTTTGATAACGGCGGGCAATTGAGTTAGAGCCCCTACAATTCCTCCTATTGCTGCTCCCCAAGGGCCAGGAGCAATACTCATACCATAAGAGGCACCCGAAAGAGCTCCGCCAGCTAAAGAAGTCAAAGAACCAGCTGTCGTATGCCCAGCGCCTGACCAAGTGGCCCCAACAGAAGAAAGGAATCCGCCACCTAGGCTTAAGCCCAATCTCTTCCAAGCTTGAGGGTTTTCTTTTAAGCTACCGAGAAGAGTTTTTATTTTATTACCGCCAACATTAGTGCCGACAGGTAATTCATTATTAAGAGATAAGTTTGTTCCATTGAATCCATCTTCATAAGCCAACCTCGCTTTTCGTCCAGCGTCTCTGGCTGCGCTAATTGTTTCCTAAAATGCTTGTTTAAGCTTTATAGAAATAGAAGAGCCAGTATCAGAGAATGTTGTCAGTAAGAAAGACGCCAAAGTTTTAACGCCTTTCACAATGGAAACAATATTGAATAATGAACTAAAATTACCCAGTTTAGTAAATCCTGTAATCATCTGATTGAGGAAACTCAGGAAAGAACCAATTACTGGGCCATTTAGTATAGACATATAAAATTGTTGGAAGCTATTACTTATTTGATTGAGTTTGGTTTCAAGTGAATCCAGTGTCTTTGCATACTGCAAAACACTGGCATCCTCTGCGTTCATAGCAGATTCTTGAATTTCAGTAAAACGTTCATAGTTCTCCATAAGGGCGAGGAAACGGGATTGCTGACGATTGCCGGCAATTATAGTTCCCAGATACCTCTTAGTAGCCGAATCCAACGTGGACCAGCGTTCGCCTAACTCAATAATTACCGTATCCAAATCCCTAAATTGTCCTTGATTGTCGCGTAGAGCAACACCAACGGATTTTAGGGCTGTTTCTACTTTACTTGCGTCGAGAAATTCGCCATTTTCATCTTGGGAAAGTCCAGCTTTCATCTCAGACATACGACTTATGATCGACTTCATCGCGGAACCAATGTTGGTTGCACTTTCGCGCGTTGCCTCGACCATCGTCGCGATCATTGCTGTAGTATTTTCAAAACTCATTCCCACAGATGCCGCAGAAGATGCGGTCTTACTCATTGCGGTAGCGAGTTCTTGAGTGTCGGATGCAGAAATCTTTATGTGTTCCAGGCGGTTCGTTAGGCCGCCCGCGTTCTCTCATGAACTGCTTTATGTTTCCATAAAGAACAGACTATATCTTCTTGTTTTCGACAAGTTATTTACTTCGCTTCACTTGAAGCTACAAAATTAGTCGTTGAACTTAGAAGACAAAATTTGGGAAATATTTTCATAATCTTTATAACTAATTTCAAAGAGTTCTATATTATGCTCTTGACAATATTGGCGTTTTAAGGCATCTCGCTCTTGAATTTTACTTAAAGGCTCCCACACATTAGATTTATCTTTGAAATGTTGCTCCCCTTGATACTCAATAGCTAAATTGTATTTAGGAAGAAAGAAATCAAACTTATATCGTTTATATGGAGCTTCTAATCCTTTTTGTTCAATAAAATCAATACTATGCTCTTTTAGCCATTTACCGATTGCTATCTCGCCTTTACTTTTCTTACCAAAGCATTTTGGACATCCACGTGATTTAAGAAAGCTCATATAACAGCTCTTCCAAGCAAAACCACAAGTATGCTTATAAAGTGCAGGATCGTGATAATTAGCATATTGCAATAATTGATATTCATTTTCTCCAAAAATTTCATCAATATGCTTTTGAGCTTGTTCTTTTGTAAGAGCTTGTTTATCTGCTGCATTTTTACATTCAGGGCAATGATTTGGATTGGCAATCAAATGCGTATGTTGCCGGTAATAGACAGCCCCGCATTCTAAACATTGCAATTTAGCATAGCGTCTTTTTTCAGAATTCCATTGTAAAATCTTATAATTATATTGTCCAGCAAAATATTCTGCTTTTTGTTCAGCTGAATAAAAATGCTGTTCTTTACATAAATTGATTTGCGTTTTTATATGATTGCCACTTTTATATTCTTTGATTGTATCACACTCAAGGCAATGAATTTTTACGGGCTTCGTCATACCAGTATATTCAATTACTTCAAAATGTGAATAAGGATTCAATTCTTCTAATGTTTTTTGAAACTGCTCTCGTGTTAATAAATTTCCCATTTTGTCCTCCTGAGTTGCTGGTTATCTATTACGAAAGTTTTAGGCCAAAGCCATGACTCATATTACTATTTGTTTCTGCTTTCGCAACTTTATTATATCACAAATTTATAATTTTTACAAATTTGTGCGGAGATAATCAAGTATAGTAATCTTTAAGACTTTCCAGCATTTTAGAATAATTTTACGAGACCTATTCTATTAAGCCGCAACTTCACTATATACGTCAGTGATGTGCTGTGCATCAGACATTTCTAATTTGAAACCACGAATCATTTATACTTCTGCTTTCACAAAAGATTAGACTATATCATTGCGGCGGCCCGCCGCATCATTTGCTTCGCCCGCGAGGGCTACTTGGTTTCCCAATAGTCGTTGAACGATTTATTTCGCTGCTGGTTGCCCACACGGTTTCCCAGCAATTCAAATGGTTTTATGTGGCCTATCGTGGTAATTAAGCCACAGTCATAGCATCGGCTGCTTCAGCATAGCCCATTCCCGAAATTCGGGCCATTTTAAGAGTTTCTGTTGTGAGTTCCATTACGTCAGCGGTTCCTAACAAGGAATGTTTAGCAAGGCTTGTAAAACCTTGCCCATATGGCTATGCGTTTCCGCACAGTTCAGACTATATCTTAGCGCTTTGCGCCACCCATTTCAAGCACCATTGACTTGTGCCTTACTCCACCTTGACGGTAGGATAGTCGTTGAATGTTCCGCTTTCGCGGCTTCACTGCTGATTTGCCCACGGGCATCCCAGCAATTAGGGGTGATTGGTGTTCTATTCAGTAGGGCCAGAAATCCGCTGCCAGTAATAACCTTTACAAGTTCCCTTCCGGTCGGCTGCGCCCCGAATCGCGGGATGAGAAACTCCCATCGCATCCGCGGCCTCTTGAATTGTTTTATAGGTAGCCACAACATTGCCATTCACATCAATCTATTGAATGGGACATTGGCCTTTGTGGCCATTAGCATAAGCATTTTTCATATTTTCGCTTTGGGATACTTCGCGTAAATTCGTAAGAGCGTTATTTTCTTTGTTCCCATCAATATGGTCAATGTAATCGGGGAGATAACTATAAAAAGCTTCCCAAACAAGGCAATGGGCAGAGCGGAAATTTCCACCAATGTTATATCTTACATATCCATTTCTGCGGCCGCCCGCGAGAATTTTGCCCGTCTTGCTATTTATACATTGGCCATGTTCATTTACCAAATAATTTGGATCTATGGTTGTTGGAACCCAGTTATCATCTAAGGGTTCTTGACTTACAACTCGCTGCTCCGCACGGACCAAATGGTCTTGAGCATTCTGTTCTGCGGAAACCCATTCCAGATTTTCTACTCGGTTATCATTACGAATGTGATTTTTATGATGAACCATTGGTAAATTATTTGGATTGGGAAGAAAATATTCTGCTATCTTACGATGAAGGAGAAAATATATATTTTTTCCTTTATGTAAAGTGCAAATACGAACATATCCTTCTTCTGTGATTGTCCCTTTTAGAAAACGCTTACGCTTTTCACTATAAATTGTGCCATCTTCATATAAAAGATAAGGAGTTTCTTCTCCGTCAATCATTAGCCGTTTACTTTCCATTTATCTAATCTCCTTTTCTTTTATTATAACACAAAAATTAGAACTTGTCAAAGTTTTACCATGTTGTTTTTATAATCCACCCTGCTGATAAAATAACTAACTGACTTCATATACACCCTGTGTAGTTACACCATACTGTTGAGCAATACTCATATATTCATTGATTTTGCCCCACAGATCGGATACACTCATATCCGTAACTACGGCGATATTCGTCATAGCCTTATCAAGATTTTGGATATCCTAATAAGCATTGCGAATGCCATTTCTGACAATATTTATAATTTGAGAGAAGCCCATCCATTGCTTGAGAGAAGTCTACAAGCGATTTTGGAATTGCTCTGTCTCTTGTTGTGCCAAATCAGCCGCATCTTTTTGTGCTTGCTCTGCGGCAACTCTGTCTTTTTCTGCTTGAGCGGTAGATAACACTTTGGTATTGATGCCGCGGGCCTGCGTGCCGTAATCTGTGCCGCCAGGAGTGTACTTCCCACGAAGTTGTTGTTCAAGTTCATCAATTCGTTGCATAGCCGCATTTAGCGCAGCTTGCAGGTCATCTACTTTGGTTTGAAGATTAGCTTGAGTAGCTTGAAGTTGCTGGACAACAGTTTCTTGTGCTTTTAAGTCTCCGCTTGCTATCCCCGCCGCATTTTGAGCCGAAGCTACTACGGCCGCCTTCGCGGCTACGTCCGCCTGAGCAGCCTACTATTCTTTATGTAGTTGAGAAACAGGATCTTTTCCTTTACCCCAAAACTTCTACAAAGCACTTTCCGCTTGTGCCGAATAAGACTCAATAGGATTGTCTCGAAGAGCTTTTTCAATTGCTTCTTTAATAAGTTTTACGCGGTCAGCGGTATTTGTCTGAATTTGAGAAATGGCTGTATCATCCAATCCCAGCACTTTCAAATAATAACCAACAATATCCGCGCCGCCTGCTTTGAACCTATTAGTATATTCGCCCTCTTTATTTTTTTGGAAAGCTTCCGCGACTGTGCGATTGAAAACCTCAGAAACCTTATCTCCAATTGCGCCCTTTGCTTTTACTGTATCAGACAAAGCAGAAAGCATCTTGATTCTCGCAGTAGCAGAATCTGCACGAGAACTCAAAATTTCATTTACCGCTTTTGTGCGAACTTCTTTTTCACTCTTACTGTTTAGATCTGAAAGTTTCGTTTGAGAGGCCGCCAATTCTGCATTCGCTTTTTTGACAGCATCTGCTGCTTCCTCGGCCTTAGCTTTCAAATCGTTATACTTGTCCGCGGCCTGCCCAATAGCATCTGTTAGCGTAGCACTATCTTTGATGCCTGCTTTGTTTAGCTTGTTTTTATCGTCTCCAGAAAACAGCTAACCAATTGTGGCACCACCGCTTTTGGCATCGTTGATAGCCTTTACATACTTATCAACTTCTTTTTGCGCACGTTTCCAAGAATCAAGTTCTGTTGGCGTAAGAGCCAAAGCTGTTACATCAATACTCGCAAAATCTGTCTGAATCTTCGTCAGGGTAGTTTCCAGTTGACTTGTCAAAGAATTGACCTTATTCAAGTCTTTGATATTCATAAACTCCCCAGACGTTAGGTTCTCTAACTATAGTTGTTTATACTAGGCATTACGCAGGGCGGTCTGCATTCTTTTGCCGACTGCTGAATTCACATCGACATTTTTCAGAGCCTGTTGAATATTTCTGGTTATTGCCGCATATTCGTTGGCTGCTGTTTTGAATACAATAGGTATTGTAATTTCTTGCACCTTTCTGTCCGCCATTCTCCTTTACCTCCTTTTATCTCAAATTTCTTCGTCTATATAGGTAATCCTACACACTTCCTCCATTGCGTCTGAAACGTTTTCTGGCATAGCGATTACATTGAAAGTAGAAACCATAGGGTCTGCCCGCTCGCCCATTCGTAAGTTGATATTACTTAGAATAGTGATTTTAGGCATTGTAATTACACCTGTGCGAATCAAGCCCTCATTTTCATCTTTTAGTTCAAAAGTTGCTTCAAGACGATATGTAGAAGAAAAGCGTTCTCTGGACATAGAATAGGAAACAGATTCCTTTCTATATATAAAGTAGTAGTCGCACAAGATTACTTCACCAGAATAGGCGGCCCCGCAAGAAATTTTTGTCGCGGCCTGACCAGTTGCGGTCGTATAGTCAGATACAATGGGATGAAGTTTCTTTTGGATGTTATTAAAGTCATACTGATAAACAAAAAACTTAGTATTGGGAGCAATTTGATAGGTAAGATATGCATCTCCGTTGTCATCTAAAAGAATTTTTTCTACATATGGGACAAGCAATCCCTCGTTTTTTGTAATTACCTTAGCTTCCAAAAGAAAATTCAAACTTACAGGGTTTATTGTGCCATTGGAGAAAGTAAATACAGTGTCGCCGCGGTCTTCCCATACTACACGCGCTTCATTATGCAAACCTCCGCGGGCCGCAATAATACCGCTGCGCTCACTTAGAACGGCAATCTGTAGATTTTCAAAGTAAATTATAGGTTCTCCTTTTTCTACTATCTTTGCCCCCAAATCAGTGTTTTGGCGGGCCTTGATAGTGACGTGTTCAAGGGTTTTTACACCAAGCTCTTGAATAGTCATCTCCTTTACCTCCAAATAAAAAAGACGATTTATCAATCGTCTTCTATTTTTTAAATATTAGCGGTTAGATATTCAATATTACTTAGTATCTCCAAAATCTTTTTGATATTCTTCTTTGAGCCATTTTCGTAATCTCCACGCAGGTAAGTTTGGAGTGCTCACGCAACTAAGTAAAGCCTTATAATCACAGTTTTCTAATTTATCTCGCAGCCAATTTTTTATAGAATCATCAACTGAGAAAACTATCTCATTTGGGCAAAATTCATTTTCTCCCAATAAATGAATTGTTCCCCAAGCACACACTCGAAAATCCCAAGGATAATTCAAAATATCATCGCTATGTTGATATTTACCAGACCTAAAAATATGGCGGCACTCTGTAATACCTGGGATGGAAAAATCCTGCTTATGTCCATCTTTACAGTAATGGTAAATATTGAGGCAGCAATGAACAGGCCGGCCCGCGTAAGGCAATGTGCCTAAGTCTTCACTATAAAGCAACTCTGTATCTTTCATTGTGCGATTTTGATTTAGTTGGCTAATAGGTTGAATGAATGAGAGATAAGGGCTGTGAGCGAGGCTTGCCTTCACAAATTGAACGCTTAATTTGTTAGCGCGTCCAAACGGCGGATTGGTGATTACTAAGGATTTTTCCATATAAGGAAGTTTTACTTCTCTATAGTCTGCCTGAATAATTCCACCTGCTTCTGGAGCAATATCATATGCTAAAGTGTTGGCCGGAAGATATTTCAAATATGCTCCCGCTCCAGCAGCCGCTTCAATGATACGATCCCAATCTGACCCTAGTATTTCAAAAGTTTTTTCTACACAATATTTAGCCAAATTATCTTCTGTGTAATATTTGTCTAAGGCAATCTTTGCCATCAACGGTCCACCTCTATTTATGCCGCGGCCAGACGATTGAGTTCCTCAAAATCCTTTACGCGGTAGTTTTCTTCCAAAATTTTCCTATTAGCAACTGAATAAGTAATCGATATACAATCAGCGTCTTCTTTTGCGGCAGTATGAGTATGCTGCCGAGAATAATGAAATTTTTCCTTGATATCTTTAGACGGCACAAGATAAATAATTACTTCGCCTTCAATAGTATCATATAATACAAAGAGAAATTTATCGCATTCATAAGGATGACATTGATTGAATGTGATACTCACACAAGGCAAGCGAGAAGATTTTACTTCCCATTGTTCACCCGCAGCCGTGCATAAGTCATGTCCGCTACCATTGTCTTGAATAAGATTAGAACACTGACTTACAATATATGGCTCACTCCATCCCTCACCAAAAGCCTTATTGGAAAGAGCTTTTAAATTAGCAAAGGGGTTGATTTGTTCTTTTTCTTTTTGAAGAGCCGCAATTTGTGCGTCAATTTCTGCTAAGCGGGCTTTTTGAGCCGAAGTCATAAAGAAAATCCTTTCATCTTTTTCTATATTATACCTTAAAAATTGAAAAATGTCAAAAAAAAGAGGGGCGAGATTTCTCTCGCCCCATTAGCCCATAGAATATGGGTTGAGTTGTTATCAATAACGAGTTAGTGACATCATCTTTCCGTCACTGTCGCGCAGCACGTTCAGGGTCATGCTGAACCAGTTTATTCTTAGCTCATAGTTTCCTATGAGATGAGACTATATCATTCATCATATAAAATGACTTAGCTACTCTTTTGACATGTTGTCTACTTCCTTGCGGAATAGTCGTTGAACGTTTGTTCTTCGCTGCTGATTGTCCCTACCAACTAATTGTCAAACCGTTTAGGTTTAGTTGTCTAACAGGATGTCCCAGCAATTAAGCAGCTTTTACTTCCACATTCAGCAAATTCGTGGAAGGATCGCCCTCTGCCTGCATGGTTAGGGTGACTTCACTCATTAGCTTAGCCTTATTGATTACAAACTGGAAGGCGTAGTCGTGACCGTCCTTTTCAGAGCGGATCAGAGCGTCGCCGACCACACGGTATGTTCCGGGATACTTATTAGGAGAAATCACGAGGGTCTTGGCATCATAGGCTTCGTTGCCCTCGGCGGCCTTCTCTTCCCAGAAGAAACGCACGCGGTTTTCAACATTAGCTTCCAGAGCGGTCTTAGCGAAAGTATCTTGCTGACCGCGTTTACCATTGGTCAGGTTAATCCAACGGAATTCGGTGGGTTTATTGGCTTCCAGAGGGAAGGCATTAACACCAGATTCGGTCTTGTCAGATTGACCCTCGGCAGTAACAGGGAACTTCACGTCGGCATCCTGCACATCCTTAGCGAAGGTGTATTCGGCATTCTTGTAAATCTTTACGTTGCTGTCAGTGTCGGAGCCGTTCTTCATTTCGGCGCCCAGCAGAATGCGCATTTCTTCCCAAGAAATAACGGCATCTTCCAGATTCAGGTTGATATCCTTACCATAATCCCAGGTAACTACATAATTGTTAATATAGTTCGCAAAACTATATCCATAGAGCTATATATTACTATATAGATAAGACTATATCTTTTACCACATTATTGTGGTAAGTCTTCACTTCGAGCGGCTTCTGCTTCCGCTCCACTCTCTTCCGAGATAGTCGTTGAACCTTTCGTAAAATACGACTTGGCTGCTGATTGTCTTATTGACGGGATTATATCAATAAGAGTTTCCAGCAATTAAAAGACTTTTTCAGATAGCTTTCACTATCAGGAAACTATTACTAATTTCGGGTTCATTATGTTCCATATAGTTCGTTAGGCTATATGCGGGAATTTACCCAGCTTATGGTTTCCCATAAGTTCAGACTATATCTTCACTTTCTTTTTAAGAAAGGCTCTCCGTTTCACGAGACTTCTCGCTACTATTAGTCGTTGAACTTTCAAGAGACAAGCAATCTACTTTATAAAAACGAAATAGCCGTGGGTATTTACCCCAAGTCCGGTCCTCTGTAGCTGAGGTGGCTATATAACTACGAGGAATAGTGGTATCTCTCGCGGCGGCCCGCAACGAATCAAACTCTTGTAAATATTGGCCTGTTTTACCATCATACATATAAACTTTTTTACTGGTTGTCTGAACATTCTTAGGAACGACTTCAACTCGTTCAAATTTTTCAGTCATCCAAACCCTCTGCTTTACGTGATGATTGAGTTGATTCAGTGTGCGGCGAATTGAGCCGGCATGAACATTCATAGCGCGTTCTGCGTCTGCTATACTGGAATAACCTTCAAGAAATTCACCTGTAAATTCATCATAACTATAAACAGGCACATGTCGGAGAGTGGCCATATATTTGCACCTTTCTTGCATAATGTTGTAACCAAATTTTGGATCTACAGTATTATAATCAAGAATATAATTGACTTCTGTTTCATCAATCACATCTAATGGCACTTCTTCAAGAATTTCTACTTGAAAATTTTCCCAGCCATATTTCTTTATAGCATTATTGAATGCGGAACAGCCTTGATAAGATTTTCCATTCACGCCTGCTCGATGCTTCAAAGTAGTTCTTGTCTGGCCTATATATTTCTTCCCACTGGGAGAAGTATAGCAATATATAAAACCGTAGCCGTATTGCGGCCTCTTGCTTAGCGTCTGATCATCCATTTTATTTATACCTCTTTTAGTATTTTCTATCCGCTATCCAGCGGCTTTAGGAGTTTCCAGAAATTAGGAGAATTTTAGTGGAGCTAACCCATTTTTAACCCCACCCGCCGGTTGCTGACACATTTTGTGCCGTAGTCTCGACGGTGGAAACTTTTAGAGTGTCAAGGTAAAGAACGATATCGCCAGTCTTGATGCTGCCTTCGTCGCTCAAGGCTTGGAAATAAACGTTGGCGACTTCCTTGATGCCGAATCGTTCAAAAATGTTATTCTGAGCCATAAATTTTTAGCCTCCTCAATTGAAAGACATGTTCTTTATCCAGTGGGATAATTTGTCTTTATCAATCTTTGCTCCGGCCATGGCGGCCCGAGTATTTATATCAAACTCTTCACGCCAATTCATTCTTTTGAGCTGGTCTTGAAAAGCATAATAAGTGAGACTCCATACTGTTTGGTTATTTACTGCGCCGTTGCTACCCGCAAGTAAAGAAGCAATCAAATCAGAGAATCCCAATTTGTTATCCCCATCTTTTTTGCTTTTTGACTTTGCTTTCGCACGGTCTTTTCGGCCCTTTATCAATTTCATCTTTAGCTCCCTAACCTTGGGAGAATCTGTGTCGAGTAACTCAATAACTTCTTCATCTCGATCGACCAGCGCACAACTGGCGCGGATAAGAAACTAAAAGCCCTCAAACATATCTTCTGTGATGACCCTCTTTTCAGATGGGTCTCCAACTACAATTGACAGATTAGGGAGAGTAATAATTGTCGGCTATTCATGAGTGAAGAATTCAAAACCTTCTTTGATTAGTTGTGATTGTTCGCCATCCAATTGAGCAAGAAAACAAAGATACTGAAAATCAGATAATTCTTTCATTACTTGACCCAATTCATCGTTGTTCTCAACTGGCGGCTTTTCAATCAACATCAAAGAAAGATACCTATAGAATTTTTCCAGACCTGCTGTGGCTATTTCTCCCAGTGTAGGAGAATAGACAAGGCAAATATCCTTGAAGAAAAGCGGGTCTCCATGCATAAGCCGCAAAATATCGCCATCAGTTAAATTCATTGATAGAGTAAAGCATACTATATCCACCAAGATGCGGCGAAAGAGTAAGGGCGCTAGAAGATACAAACTGTAAATTACCAATACCGCTCATTTTCGCCTGATTGAACATAGTATCAATTTCCTGCATAATAAGGTAAGGCCGCAAATTACTATTGTCCACTACCCATTCGTTATATGGGCAAGCAATATCGAAACGCACGGTAGAAATTTTGAAATCTGGATTATTAGTATTTACAATGAACCTATCAAAAACCACCATTACATAGGCCGTTTCTTTCCCATCTTTTTCAGGAATTTTAGGAGTAATACAAATAGAATTGTTTATTAGCTCCAAACCATCTACATCAGGTAATTCCTTACTAAAAGGGTCTTCATTTTGATACTTCAATAACCGACATAATCGTTGATTAGTAATCAACTTATTCAAAATCCTGAACAAATTTTCTCCCATGACTGCGAATCTTCGTTGTGTGGCTTGCTGTTCCATCTTACTTCACCTGCCATAGAGAGATAATGTTGATTTCTTTTTCATACCGTTCGCCATTGTAAATAACATACACAGTTATGGTTCCTGTTTTGTTAAGATCATTTGCGTGAATTACGCAAGTATTGCGTTCAAATTTAGTAATTTTTGCTAATTTTGTAGGTTCCAGTTCAAACTGAACATCAGGATTTTCTGCCTTACTGTTGGCCCGCACAAATGAATACGTTCCATCATAAGTGACCCTCAAAGAGTCATCACCTATAATAGAGAATAATTCTTTCGCGGCCGAACCAACATAGATGGTCTGTAGTGCTTCTGCCACATCTTTATATTTTATCAGTATACTGGTTTCGCCAGATTCCATCTCAACAATAACGTCTTCGCCGTCTTGCCGCAAACCTGGGCCGAGCACATAACTGATCTCTTTTTCTATATCGGCTTGCACTTCACCATTCTTAGTAATTGAAAATACGGGATGAATTGTATCTCCTTTGGCCGCGTAAGCGACCGGAGAGAGTTCAATTTTCCACTTGTTGAGTTTATCAACATTAGCAATATCTTGTTCTAAATCATCACGCAATTCATTGTATTTTCCTTCTGTAAAGGACATAAAAATAATTTCCGGGACAGAAACAACATCGTAATCTACAAGATACCAGTTTTCATCACCCACAATAATTTCTGTTCCTTTCGGAATATATTGCTTAGGCATAATAATACGGATATGCTTGTTGGGTTGCGGTGTAATAAGTGAGTTCCACAATATTAGTGATATTGAGGATTGACCCAATAAAATGTATATCCAGCATAGTGTTTAGGTTCTTCTGGCCGGCCACATTTCATTGCTAAGCCAAGATTTCCTTCATGAAATCTATCTTCAATACGGGCTTGTTTCACATTGTCATAGATTTTATCTAATTCAACACAATAAAGAGCATTCGGTAAATATTGAATTCTTTCTTCTCCCTCAAGCAAAGCCCAATGATAACCGCCCGCGGTTTTTAGTTCGCCCTTGATTACCCGGCGAATTGAATTTACATTCGTATGAGTTACACGAGCCGCTTCGGAGAAAGAAATAAAGTTTTTATCAAGCTCGATACATTTGACGGGCTTGACTGTAGTGTTTGGCTGGGAATAATTACTTTTTACCGCTCTGAGCATTGATTCTCGAGTTTTACGCTTGTGTTCTTCAGTAATTGCCACGCCATAACTACCGCGGCCGCCCTCAGTCAAATTATAACCTTTATCAGCCTGATTTGACTTATAAAAACCAATCCAGTATTTTTCTTTTTCATCCAATTCTTCTTGCGTCGTGGCTTCATCAATTATTGTCCATTCCCAGCTGGTTTTTTCATATTTTTCTAAAGCTGCATGAAAATAAGGACAATTAGAATATTTACTATAATGAACTTGCCGACGCGAGGCTAATGTCTTTATTGTTTGCCCAATGTAATTTTTATCGTTTTCAATATTATGAGCACGATAAATAATGCCGTATGCCATAATATCACTCCTAATATATTTCTATATTATTTAGACTATATCTTCACCCCTACGGGGTCCACTACTTCCAGCTTTTGCCGAACTCCTTACGGATAGTCGTTGAGCTCTCCCTTTCGGGATTAGCTGCTGATTGCCCATTGTAAAGACTAACAGATTTACATCAATAAGTCCATCTTGACATTTTTTTCTGCTTTCGCTGCGATTACGCTTAGTTCCAACAAAACTTACGTTTTAGCATGTCAAGCTCTTAGGGGTTCCCAGCATTTCAGTGGTTTTTACACAGCCATTACTGGTTGCGGGACCTGAAACTCAAGTCCTGAAATTATCCTATATTTTTGAGTCTTTCGACCCTAAAATATAAGCCCAAGATTTATGTAAATCTCCTTTGTCAACCCATTTGATTTCGTAATTACATTTTACCATATAATACTTATTGTAAGGTTGATAAGAAGAAATATTATCCCTCCACACAAGCCAGGGCGCGGAATCCCAATAAATCAATTCTCCAACTGCTAATTTATCTTCCAACCGCGTAAGTAAAATCTGAGAAACTCTGTTCTCATCTTGCTTGTCTGTAAGCACAATTCCTTGGAAGCAACTGTCATGCTTACCAACTCGGTGAAGGGTTTGGGTTTGAGCATTATATTTCAAATTCCGTTCAAATTCCAGGATTCCTATTCTCTTGGCACGCTCTTGAGGCGTTCTTCCCAAATGATTGATACGACGTTGATACGTCTGCCAGTATTCACTCATTGCGGCTCAACTCCCCTACTAAGTTGATACACTCAAATACTGTTTTTCTAAAATATTCATAATTCAAAAATCGGAGGGAAGATAGTTTGCCAATAAGGGGCCAAAAGTTTATTGTCCTATCTAATTCGGAACTTCCCATGAGTTCGATGATAATGGTATCAAGGAATTTCTCCCAAGATCCTTCTTTTTCCTTCTCACACAATAAACCGTAGATGCGACCTTTTAGCTTATTGTAATAACCTTCTGTCATTTGCCCGCTAAGCGTCCAAATATAGAATTAGGCTTATAGTGCTCAGAGCGGCCATACCGGTCAATCATATACCGGCAATCGTCATTCACTCTTTGCGCGGTCGCATTCAATTTTTGAAGGAAGTTTGCCATCGAATAGTCAGACGTTGAATACATCTGCCGCAGGTTTTCCCACGTAGCGACACAACGTTCCACCCATTGAAGTTTCATTAGATTTGCCAGAACTTGAACTTCATCATTGGTTAGATCATTTGTAAATTGAACATCATCATGGTCAAGCGGGATGCGAGAATATCTGAATTGAAAAATTGCTTGGTCGAGAATTTGTCGCCAGTCTTTTTCAACCTCATCCCAATACTCATTCATCATCCAATCATCTGCTTCGACTTTAGCGAGAAAAGCATCGTAGACTACGGAAAGAGGGGTAGCCATAGGCCCGCACCTCCTTAGCGTTGAAGAGCAAGAGCATGTAGTACATCCACACCACAGTGATGCTTGATTAGGCTTACGCGAGTAGCATCCGCGATACTGAGGAACATTGCGCGGTCTACAATCTTTTGTTTGAGAGCGGGAGTGGCACTCATAAGAACCTTAGCAAGAGCCTGCGCGGACTGCTCCGTGAGAAGTTTATCCACATCAATCTCTTCCTCGTCATTCTTAGAATTAGTAATCTCAGCAATTTGTTGCTTGACTTCCTCGTCATCAGAGACAACCTTTAGGAAGCCGTCCTTCATTAGAGACTTACAACCAGGGTCGCAACTAAATTCCTCATAAACATCCTCCGCGAGACTAACCCGTTGGCCGGGTTCAAGGTCCCGCACGTAGCGGACTTGTCGAAGGTTCAGCTCAATATTGAATGAGCTAACATTCTTTACGTAAACTTTCTTTTCCATTTTTCTTACTCCTTTTACTCAAGTCAAGTCAAAGGGAAGGCCGCATTCGCGGCCCTCCCGTTATATATTAGGGTACGATATTCAGGCTACTGTTATCCCAGCCGCCATCGGGAATACCGGCATTGTAGTAGATGCCCCAGAAATTGGGCTCGGCTACCATACCAACGCCGATCTTCTTGTACATCTGAACTTCCATAGACCAGTCGCGGTTCTCAACTTCCTTGAAGTGAGTGTCGCCAATCAGACCAATCTTTACCAGCTTTTCCTTACCAGCAGGCAGGACATAAGCAAAACGAGGATTGAACACCAGCTTGGTGTTCTCTTCATCTACGAAGGAGTTAGGAATTACAACCACGGGAGCACCAGCAAACTTACCGATGTAGCCAGTATTGCGGAACTCTTCGATATCAGAGTCAGACATCTTTACGGTGCTACCATAGGTAATGCCGTTAGCCATCTTAGCAGCAAACTGAGGGCCGCAATAGATGACGGGAGCGCCATAGGCACTTACAGTCTGAATCATATCAGCCATCTTATCAGGGTCGAAGGCAGTTACGGCTACCTTGTTCGCGGCAGGACGACCAGAGTCATTCCAAGAAGAAATCAAGCAAGCCTGAATGTCTTCAAAGATACGATCCATTAGACCCGCAATCAGGATGTCATAGATATCCATGATGTCTTCGGTGCCATCCAGATAACGCTCGAAGTCAACGATACCCGCGCCGGCATACACATAAGGCTTTAGTTCAAAAGTCTCAGCGTCCAGACGGAAGGTCTCATAAACGCCAGCCGCGGTAGCACGAGTGACGTAGCTCTTGCCGCGACGACGGCCCAGCTGCTTCTTGTAAATAACACGTTCGTTGTTGCCATACTGGCGAACTTCGGCGAACATACCAATCAGTTCCTGAACGCGGCGGGGCAGCTCTTCCTGGGCGATCTCTTCCAGAATCTCGAATACTTCGGGACCATTGCGGCGGCGCAGGGCAGGAGTGCCCATGGTGCGGGCCAGTTCATCGCGCAGAGCAGAGCGATAATCTACATGCTCATTAGCAAATTCGGCAGGAATATTCTTGCCGCGAGCACAATCAAATAGTTGTTTCAAAGTCATTTCCATGTTATTGCCCTCCAATTACACACGAACAACCTGATACTTGATGGCCTTTTCGCCATTGGGCATCGTGGTGTATTTGATAACCTGGGCATAAGCACCAGACGTAGGAACAGCAGCAGTCAGCTTAGGACGGCCATTGCCCACAACGGGAACCACATACAAAGGGGTTTCCTCCAGCTTCTTCATAGCGGCCTCAACAGCCTCTACATCAGCGAAATCGCCCATATCAAAGCAGTTAGAGGTGAAGGTATCGCCCAGGTCGATAATACCAACACGGGGATAATCACCAGCAACATCATGATGTAGATTCAGGCCATATTCATAGCGGCCCCATTCCTTTTCGGTGGTATACACGATACCAACCATTTCGCCCTCTTCCTTTAGAGTGCGAATTTCGCCATTGGCCTTATTGGCACAAACCCACATACCATTTTCGCAGGGGCTTTCTTCGGTGAACTCAGCCGCCAGAGGAGTCTGAGACACTACGTTGCCCTGAGCCAGATAACGGGCACGATTCATTTCAAGTGCCGCATACTTCTTTACAGGAAACTTAGCCATAACTAATTACCTCACTTTACATACTTTTTCAGGTATTTTACCAGGGCAGATTCTTCCTCTTGTTGAGGCTGAGGAATGCGAATCTCTTCGCCCTGGTTCTTAGCCATAGAGAATTGAGTGTATTCCAGAGCCAAGCTGGTGTTCAAAGCGTCAACGCTCAGTTCATCCTTATGTTCCAGAATACCAGCGATGTTTTCCGCAGGCAGGCACTTGCTAAACTTCTCAATAATACGGGTCTTTTCCGCATTTTCGTATTCCGTAATGGTTGCGGCCTGTTCAGCGATAGTGGTATCACGTTCGCCAATCTTGGCCTCATATTCGGAAATAGCAGTAGTTTTTTCTTGCTGTAGTGCTTCGTAGGTAGTCTTCAACTCTCCCAGAGACGCTTGAAGTTGCTCCTTTTCAGCATTGAGAGCGTCAAACTTATTTTGAAGCTCCGCAAGTTCATCCACCTTAGATTGTAGAGATTCACCAGAAGAAGTCTTGAATGCTTCAAACTCTGCGCGGAGGTCATCGGAACCTTGCGTGAGCTCGTCATAATCAAACTCGCTCTCGCAATTCAGAGCAAGCTCGCCTTCTTCGGAAATAGTGTAGCTATACTTCTTGATTAGCTTCTTTCCGCCGCAGGCGTAGGTTAGAATCTCGGTGTCATTCATGGAGAAAGGCACTTCATTGATAACCCAAGAATTTTCTTCTGTGAAGTCGGGATTCAGAGAATTGAAAACATCAGTAAAATGCTCATTCTCTACGCCATTTACTTTTACATTCATAGCGTTCTGACCTCCACTGTGTTCTTTCACTTTATCTTGTAAATCCATTAGCAATTTGGAGAATTGCTCAAATTTGAGAGCACCGTCTTTTTCAAAGAAAGTAGAGCCAGAAAAGCACGGCTCAACTCCGTCTCCCAGTGCGCATAGGGCATGTAGGCGGGCTTTCGTATATACAAAATACTCACCGTCATTCTCGCCCATATACGTCCATTCGCCCGCAAGATACTCCGGGTCGGGGTTTAGTTCCATACTCTACTTTTTACCAACAATAGAGTTGGCTTCCTTCAAATACTCACTAAAAAGAACGATGTTGAATGTAGCGTATTCGCGTTCTACGCCGTCTGCTGGGTCAACTACTTTCTCCCAGCCCGCGAAACTCTCAACATAACCATAAGCGCTGGCAAGTTCTGGTCCTGTGTGAGAAGTCCAGTCGCCTTTTTCCTTATCAAAAAAGCCAACAACAGGAACCGTTCCTTGCGCGGCCGAGGCAATTAGTTGATCAGCCACTTCATCAGTGATATAGCTGTAGTTGCGATTGCGGTATTTGACGAATGCGTGGCATTTTGCGCGTGCTACATTTGGAAGGGATTCATTGATAGGTGTTAGTGGAGAGGAAATCGTAATATCAAACGTTAGCGGAATTTTCTTGTCCATCTCTTTTCCTCCCATTAGGTCATTCCATCAATATTTTGTTGCGTGCGGTCTGCGCGTTCAGAAATATCCAAAGCAGGTCGCCCGCCTTCACTATTTATGTCCTCTCCGGGGGTGCTTTCGCCACTTTTTTGTGACAAATTTTTTTGTCCATCGACGCCCGATTGAGTGTATGAAGAAGATAGAGGAACCATAAAATTAGTCATATTCAAAATATTGTTCTCAAAGTCAGTTTGATGTATGAGATCGAGAGTATCAATACCCAGAGCGGCTGCGACTGCGGTTTTAGGATAACCATACTGCGCAGCCTTGAGGAACATATCCAAATCTTCCTTTTTGAAAATAGAAGAAATTGGAAGAAGACGAATAGTGAAATAAATACCACCTTTCGCCTGCCCGCGTAGATAAGCATTGATCCACACTTCATACTGTTTACTCCACGCATATAAAGAAGCAATATCTTTCTTGATGGAATAGGTTAGTGCGGTAGAACCACTACCTGAATTGAAGATTTCTTGAGAAATACCTAATTCATTATAAATATTTTGAGTATATTTGTTCAAACGACTTTGAGACGAAGCAGCTGCGGTATCAGCATCTTGAACGTTATCCAATTTCACATCTGCGTAGGTCGTTAGAACATCAATGTTTTCGCGGTCTGCCATCATACCACACACACTATTGTGGAGTTCTTCGGCCTCTGGCAGAGTAAAGAGAAGTTCGCCATTAGACTTATCAATCGGCAGCTTCTGAATAAGTAGCTTATGTAATTCATTTTCATCTCTTTCTTCTTCGCGACCTCGTGCTGCTTGAAGTTCTTCAGCCGCAATAGTAGCAGAGATAAAGGGTGGCAGCATATCATCATTGAAGCAGAAACATATACCCCCGTCTACTGGTGGAATTTCAGCCCAAAACGCATCCTTCCCTGCGAAACTACGATATTTTTGTTGGATATATTTTGGGAAAAGATTTAGAAGTTTCTTGCGGTCTGCTTCTGTAGTTGCTACTTGAGTGAAGTATTGTAGATTGATTTCCAGAATTGGTAAATCATTCTCATCGCGGAAACGGGAGCGGCACCATTGACAAGGTAAACGGAATGCTACCATGCGGCCGTCCGACAACTCCTTCATTAGCCCGAAAAATACACCCTCTAATAGAATAGTGCGATTGATGCGGGGAAAAAGAGCATCGAGATTTGCTTCTTTCAGTTTCTTTGCCATAGCAAAATACGCTGTCTTCAGCTTCTTAGGGGCGGCCGCAACATTATAGTGCGGAGTTAGTAAGTAGGTATAAGAAAGCAGAGAGCTCTTATACTCTATCATGGCCGCATACTCGCCGCAAAAGCGGGCGTAGTAGCGTGAAAGTTCACGGATTTCCCGTGGGTCTCCTTGCTCAATGATATCCTTTATTTCTTCTTTGTCAAAGGACGTAAAAGAAAGGGAGGAAACATTCCTCCCATAACGGTTCTAATAACTTTTTTCGCTATTAGGAAGCCGCACTCTATCCCTTGCCTTGGAAGTGTGTTGAGCAAATTGACGAAATTCTTCAATGTTTCTTGGTTGTTTGCTCATCGTCTTGTCCTCCGTTTATCTGAAGAGGAAGAGAAAAACGCGCAAGTTTTGCCGCCAAACATAGACTTTTTCTTGCGGCGAAATTCTTCATCTTCATAAAACTTTATGCGATATAATCCATATCCCAGGGCAGAAACACGGTCTTTGTTGATGCGTTTGGTGATTTGCTCAACCGCTATCTAACCTTGAACACCGGTCGGCCGCAGTTTTAGATTATTCAGCTCATCTATAAGTCGCGAGGTCATCACATAAGGCAACAAAAATCGCTCTTTTGCCAAAAAATTCATTTTTTGCCCTTTTTTGGTAGCAAGCAATTTTTCTTTTACTATACGTTCATTCGCGAGAAGTTGGACGTGTCCATTGTTAATTTGGATAAAGAGATTGGAATAGATGTCATTGTTCATCGCGGCATTTGCTTTGATGTTGTAGATAATTGCTTTGTCTTTTTCTTCGCGGGGGTAGGGGTAGGTTTCGGGATCGTTGGAAACGTAAAGAGGCTCCCAGTAGCGACCTTTGCGGTCCCATTGGGGAAGGACTAATTCGTCTGCGAGACCATGGCCGATACCATTGGCGTCAATTGCGATTTCGCGAAAATGGTAAAGAGAATGAAGTTCCTTGATGCGGGCCGACTGCTCAGGCAAAGGAGTGTTCGTCATATTTTCTGTATAAACAACTTTCTTTTTCCACTCGTTTGCTTGAGGAACAACCTTTATTACCATTATAGATGAATCGTTATTTTTTGTTCTAGCGACGTCTACTGCGCAGAGATAGAATCCTTCCTTCATAATTTTTCCCTCTCTTTCTGCGTGGAGAAGAGAACGACATTTTAGCAGCCTATTCAAGTCAAACCAAGAATCTTTGGTTGAACCTGTCCAGTCTTATGTTTAGTAAGTATCATAACCACTTACTCATAGGGCTCATACTCACGTATGAGAGCAGACCATATCATCTTCAGGAAATTCGTCAGCATAGCGCCATATATAGCCTAAATAAGTTGGAATGCGAAATTGGCAACATTCAGTAATATGCCCACCATTCACATTCATAGCCTTCGCCGCGGCTCCGCGACTTTTAAAAGTTTGGATGTATTTTCCATCTAAGGTGTATTGATTGATTGGTCGAGCCTTGCCTGTATTCGGAGGCGGAGGACATTTTTCAAAATCATCATTAGGATAAATGCTCCAATAATAACCATTTATATTATGCTTAACATGTTTTGTCAATTCATAAGTAATAAGATTAGTGGCATAATGGTCTGCCCGCACTGCGCGCAAGGTGGGCCACTCTTTTACTACTTGTTTATTTTCATCATAAGCATAAATTTTAGTCTGAGTATCCCCATAGTAGGCATGATGAACATTTTCTGCGGGAGAAACCCATTCTAAATTCTCCAGATTATTATTATCAGGATTTCTATCCTTATGATTGACGTGTAAATTTTCAGAGTCTTTATTCGGACAATAAGTCTCCATTACCATCCGATGAGCAAAGCATAATACTTTATGGCCATCATCTAAAGTAAGCAAATATCGACGATAACCTCGTTTTGTCAAAGTGCCTTTCATATACTGGTTTGTTTTATGGCTATATACGCGTCCGTCTTTCTCGACGGAATATTCTGTGGGCTGTCCCTTATAATAATATAACTCCATCCCAAATAAATCTCCTTTTAGTTTATTACTTCGTTCCATTTGAAACTACTGCCTTTCGGCATGGTCGTTGAACGATTCACTTACGTGTTTCGCTGCTGATTGTCTTGCGGCGGCCCGCGAGAGTTCCCAGCAATTCAATAAATTTTACATCCACCTGGAAAGTTGATGGATTGGCTTTCACGAGCGAAAGACTCTGCGGAGAAACTTGAAGAAAGTTTCTGGTCTTGAATAGTCTTTTTATCGAATAAGCCATATTTTAGCGGTAGCTCATACCCTGCGCCGCATATGAAGTAATCTTCCTAATCTATTACTCCAAGAGTGGTAAGTTCAATAAGACGTTCGTAAGCAAATGTATTCTTTGAACCTGCACTTGTTATGTAAACTTGCTATGCGTGCGGCTCGGTGGGATTGACTCCGCCGCCTGAGTGCTGACGGGGAATGTTCATCATAGGAATAATAACATCTGCCAATGTTTCACCATCAATCAGCGCCGCTTCTTCAATCAAACCGCCTGATGCGCGCTGGCCGCGGCTTGAAGCACTCAAAGTTAGAATTTGGAAAGTAGAACCATTCTTAAAAATTAGTTCGATGTAATCACTGGACATATGGTCAGAAAGCACTTCTGCTTTGAGAAGAGGCCAATAAGTCCATATTTCTTCCAACTTTTGTTTGGTGATACTTAGCGAGGCTTTCTTGAACTAAGATACAACGAAACGCTTAGACCGCGGCAGGAAGATACATGCTAGATACTATGAGATAATGGCAAGGAAAGACTTAGAAGTAGCACGAGTGAATGTGCCATAGAAATATCTAAAACGCATCATTGCACGGAGTAGTATGCGTTGATAATAGTAAAAACGAATTGGACAATTGACACTGCGGATTGTATCCAAAACATTGATACCTATACTTTCATATAGGATTAGACTATATCATCTAAAATTAGTTTTCCATTTCGAGTTTATTCTCTACTCCATTATTGGATAGTCGTTGAGCCAGTGTGTTTGGTTGCTGATCACCCATTGTTGCGAGATTTAGATTTTCATCGTATCTCATCCATTTATTGTGGCTTTAGGGCTTCCCAGCAGTTAGAAAAATTTTCATAGCTTTTACCGCTATGCTGCTTTTAGTTTACAGATCAGGATACAGCATAAAATACCGAGAATAATCTTGGAAGAGTTGTTCGTGCTCTTCCAAGTATTTCTCAGTCAGTACAACGCCCTTACTGATGGGGGTGCCATCGCGCATTGCTCCCTATTGCGGTGTAGCGAAGTTTAGTTCAGACAATCATCATCACCACCTATTTCAGCATCGAGTTCTTCGTCTCCCTCATACTCAATGGTAGACATGGCTTCAATTTCATCTGTCGGGTCAATAGAAGATTGTTGTGGTTCGTCTTCGGTTTCTTCAAGACGATTCGCAAGTTCAAGTTGTTTGCGGCGGGACTCCACTTGATCAGATAGGTTGTTTTCACCTTGGACTAGCCGCACAAGATACTGTTGGATTTGCTTGATAGTGAAGTCAACACTGTCTTGCGGTTCTATGTGCCAATCTGGCTTCCAGCCTCTACGTTCCAACCATTGGTAAAGTTCACCTACGGAATCGAAATCCGAGATATTTTTTGCGTTCTTTGCTTCAAAGCCTTCGGCTTTCATTATGTTGTGATACATCAATTTTCTTTAGATAGAATCGTAAGTTCTATCCCTTGGGGCTGTATGTTGCCATACAGATGAGACTATATCATCTAAGTTTTACGCTTCAAGGAGACTTCTCCCTTACTCACATATGTGATAGTCGTTGGACGGCCCACGAGAGCGGGTGTCGCTGCTGATTGACCGTGTAAACGGTTGTTCCAGCAATTCATAAAATTTTACTTGGCCATGTATAAAACCTTTCCGGCCAATTCGTCTTTGGCAGGCAAGCCCTGCCGTATCTTCTTTGTCGCCAGAAGACCCACTTCGACCAATCTCTTGGCATCATCTTTCTGAGTAGCCGACGTAATGTTCTGCGTAGAAATCAAATCGTTGTAAAAATTTTCCAAGTATCGGTAATCTTCCACGGTGCGTTCTACGTCCGCGGGCCACTTCAGCCGCATTTCCCTCAGCCAGGCTTGGTTTATATCTGGAATCTTTTCATCCATCACACCAAGCTCCATGGCCTCTTTCCATTTGTCGTTGGTTTCTTTCCAGTCCAGCGTTTGGTATTGCGGCCGGTCCTTCATTAGTTGCTTATAGAGATGAAGGGCTTGCGACTTTGCATTCCTATAGCATTTTGTCCATTGAGGAACCAAAAATGGCCAGTCCAACCAAGCCATCAACTTATCGACGGCCCGCAAATCATCGGGCGGGACCATTTCTTCCAAACAATTCGTACAATAAATGGTGTAGCCGCCTGGGTGGAAAGGAGAAGAAGTCTGGAGGAATTCTTCTATGGGTTTGCTTTGGCGGCATTTCGCACATACTCTTTCCATTACAAGCCCTCCTTTTGACAATCGCGGCAGGTTCGTTTGAAACCAAGCGCGGAATTGTGGGATCTTGAGAAGAAGATTGGGTGCTTTGGGAGGGTTCGATGGCATTTCGCGCACACTATTGTTTCCATTTGATGATGGGCCGCGAGATCAAAAAGACGCTGAACGCGGGCCGCCGTGGCGATTTTACGCGGGATGGAACGGGTTTGACGATGCTGAATTTGAGCAACGGTGAGACTGATGCCCTCTTCTTCCAGCGCACGTTGGATCAGAAAAACAGGCGTATGAAGCACGTAGTGGTGGAGAAGAAAAGTGTCGAGATCATCTAAATGGGCCAGCTCCACATAGCGCTCTACGTCCCACAGTAGTACGCGAGTGGCAACCCTTAGCTTCTCGTAATTCTTCATCAGCAATTGCACATACCATTGTAGCAGGGCCTTTATATGGTCTGGATTTTCATAGTCGATGACGTTGTTGCTCACCGTCCAGAAGACTGTGCCATCGGGGCGGGCCTGGGCGTCGGGAAGAGAAGGCTGCGGATAATCACGTGGATGGGGATGGCGTTTTCTCTCGCACCATTCTTCGATGGGAAGCCAGTAGCCTGTTGGACAGTCGAAGACGTGATCGCAATTGGCGAGTGTGGAGGATACGCCATGGCTGCCAATGGTGGGGCGGAAGAGGTCGCGGAGAGCATATTGTTCTCGCTGTAGTTCTATCAGTAGTTTGCGAGCTTTGTAGGTTGCCATGGAGGTAGGCTTGTGAATGATAGAGGCGCCAACACTGCGGCCGGCCCATGAGTCGAGACGGGCTTTTAGGCGGTCAATGGAATCCCAGAGATCAAAGAATTGGGGTATGGGATTTCCGTCGAGATCTGCGGCGTCACCAAGATCGAGTAGGTTTCCTTCTTCATCGTAGGTTGGGCGACGGATAGGAATGCGTTTGGGACTTGTGTAGACAGACTCATTATCGGAAGATAGGAGACCAGTTTTGGCGTGGGTGGGGTCTTCTATGTAGCCCTCTACAGAAAGAGCTTCCTTCCTACCACGGCGTTTTGCGCGGGCTGGGTCTTGTATTTCTTTGCGGTCGGCGGGTGTAGAAAATGTGTGGCGATCGTGACCGCGAACGATATAGTCGCCCATTTTTTCCAGCTCTGTGGGAGATGGAATGTATTCCAAGGAGTCGAGAATTGCCTATACGCAAATGACACGCTCATCGGCGTAGTCGAGCGACAGGTCAAGTGTATATGGACGCAAATTTTATCACCTCTTTATAGGTTTAGTTTAGCACAAAATTTGATTTTTGTCAAATTTCGAGGCCCGTTTACGGGCCGAAGAAGGCGTGCGTAAGCACGCCATTTTTGCCAATGAATACAAATTTTCTGGACAGAAAAAGAATAGAATAATACGCTATTGCCAAATAAAGGAATAAGTAAAATAAAAATCAAAAAATGAGATTTGGCGGAGAATTACCAGGTCCAGGCTTTCTGGTTAAGGGCTTCTAACTCAGCCCCTGAAACAGTAGCCCGGTATCGATATAATTATATTGATATAATTTTATCGGTAATGCCATATCGATATCGCTGTATCGATAGGCTGTTATCGATACGCTGTTATCGAATATGTGTTCGCTTATATGGCGGCGCGCGTCCCTGCTATAATGCGCGTATGTTTGTTTGTGCAATTTATATAAAACAGCCCGTGATTTTTGTGCAAATTGTAGATCCTAAAAAAAATCGCTGTTTTTGCCTATAATGGCAATAAAAGCTATTGACGATTGCCATATGCGTATGGTATAATACAATCGTCCCGGGGGGGTAGAAGAAAAGAGGTGGGGAAAAACAGACGGGGACGCGCGGCGGGTGATTGCCTGCATGGACTTTGTAAACAGCATAAATAAATCGTTATTCCTGCGGTGTATGCTATTCGCCGGTCGGGGGAATACAATAAACATGTAGCACATGGATGTAATGGCAATACAATAACGATCAAATAAAAGAGGTGTAAAAAATGGAATTTACTTTTATAACCGAAAAACAGCTTGACGGTCTGCGTGTCGCGTGTCGCTTGTATGGCAATGATCATGTCGCCATGCGTAAAGCGGTTAAGGATTTAGGTATTACGCCCGACACCTATTTTCATGTGCCTGATTTTGATATCGGCCAAAAAGCGTATATCTTGACGATTAACCCCGATAATAAGGCAATCGGCGGATATATGCAAGAGGGTGGCAATCGTCGAATCAGATTCGAGCAAATCAATCGCCCCATGGCCTGGCGTGATTTTGGTTGTCGGCCAGCCGGGAAAAAAGATAACAGCGTGCGCGGTATCACAATAGAAGATAAAAGCGGCGCGGGCAACTGGCTATATACCGATAAAAGCACGCTGGAGGAAGCACTGGAAGAGTACCGGCGGCGTAAAGAGTGGATCCGCTGGCAGATCCCGGATTATGATATCTGTTATGTTTGCCCGTGGTCGGTGCTCTTGGATATCCTTGCAGAGTATAACCCTAAAAAGGGTGTTTATACGTTTTTTAACACTCACGTCTATAAGGATGCAGTGAGCGGTAAAAACGTATTTCACCTGCAAGAGGTCAAGACCAGCAAAAAAAAGTTGGCATGGCTGGCGGCGCATAGCATCGATATGCTGAACATGGAAGATTGACAAACAGCAGGCAGGGCGCAAGCCCTGCCTGCATAGAAGGGGTGTAAAAAATGACCAAAAAGCAGTATGAACAACTAAAGAAGGCGGCGCGGCGTGATGCAGCGCGCGACCCATTCGGTGTGGGGCTTGTACGCCTGGGCGACTATACCGTAGCCTATACCGCATATGGCGGATATAATGCAGGTAAAAGCCCTATCATCAGCAGGCGCGGCGACTTTTATCAGTATGTTAGCGCGTGCCGTAAGTTGGCACAGCTTAATCCCGGCACATCGGCCGGACAGCTTGCCGACTGCAAGGCGTTTCTGGAGGTATATAAAAAATGATAGGCTTCATCATCACGGCGGCGGCGTTTATCGCCGTCGCCTGCTTCATGCTTCATCGCAGGTTTAATGCGGAGTGCGAACAGGATAATGCTATGCGGGCGTATTGGCGCGCAAAACAGCGCTATTATAGCAATAAGCAGGGCAGGGCGTAAAGCCCTGCCTTTTTTATTGCCTGTTATCAATAATGCGTTATCGATACATGGTTATTTATTCGCGGTTTTAGGTGGAGACGGTCTGGCACCAGATCATACATCGCCGATCTGGTCGATTGCCGTTTATGGTTATTAGGTGACGGCCACCTAACAAAAAGGCTTGACATAACAGCCATTATTTGCTATAATAGGGGCGTGATCGGGGCAGGCTACCCTATGACCGCCGCATACCAGATTATACATTGACGATCTGGTACCAGATCATACATGGCCGCCGATACCTGCGCACATATGCGCCCGCCTGCGCGTGTCCGCGCGCCCACGACTATATACGCGTGGGCGAGCTGCAAGCTGGGCACGAGCTGCTGCGATCGCCGCGGTGAGCTGGAACGCGAGCTGGAAATTTGACACCAGCTGGAAAATGTGCTATAATAAAGCTGTAAATAAAAGAGAGGAGCTGCTACAATGACCCGTCAAGACTTGATTGAACATGCCGCCTATATTATCACGGAAGCGCCCGAATTAGAAGATTGCCGTGAAGCACTGTATAAATTCTATAGAGAACATTATAATCTCTATCGCGCAGGAACCCCAATTTCAACTTTAGTTATCTCATGTGTTCAACGATACTATTGGTATATTGATATACATGTATCCAGGGACGATATTGAATTTCATCTTTGGGGTGATGAAGAATTGTTCCGACTCAATGAAATGCTATTTGAATCTTACACGCAAAACAAATAAGAAAAACCTTTCGGGAATACCTAATTCCCGAAACATCTCGTTTTAGGTGGCAACCACCTAATATTTTCCCTTGACATATTTCATTTTCTATGCTAAAATAATCCCGTAATCAAAACAAAGGAGTTGGCTTTCATGAATTTCAACAACCGTCAAGACCTTATCAACGATATCCGCGAATGGGCAAGCAATGACGAAACTTCTTACCACAACTGGATTCGACCCACAATTATAGTTTTGGCAGGAAATGATCTTAGCTATTTCGATTGTATTAGCGAATGGCAGAAAATCGTCCCCGTTGTCGCCGCCCGCTATTTCTCTTGTATGGGCCTGCCCATGAGCGTCAACCAGGTTGAACTGGTTCTCACTGATGAAGATGTGGAAGATTTGGCCGATGGTTTGTATGATGATTATGAAGAAGAATTTGAAGAAACGCGCGCACGATACCACCCCGACCGCTATCCCGATGACGCAGAACAATTTGGAATTGGAACGGGCGAATAATCGCCCTCCAGCAGAATTAGGTGGTAGCCACCTAAACCACCCCGTTGACAATTTCATTTTGAAATGCTATAATATTTTTGCAAATTAGAAAGGAGTTGTCAATTATGAGAACCAACCTCCACCACGGAGAATTTTTACTACGTTCCGAATTGATAGAACTGGCCGCAATCGCGACCATTTCATTTCACGCTGCTTCACGCTTTGCCGAGCGCACGGACAAAGCACTTTCCCCTGAAAGCCTGCGCAATTACATTGTTCATTCGCGCATGGCATTCTTTCAAGCGAATGGCCGCATTATTCTCATGGGAGATAACACAAGCGAGTATTTCATTTTTGAACAGAATGGAATATGCCTCACATTTGTCAAGTCTATGGACGCACAAAACGCACTGTCTCATCAACTTATGAAAGCAATGAATGGAGGAAAAAATTCTTATGGCAACTTTTATTGATGGAGATGGCCTTTCTCATTCTCTGAACACTGCCCAAATGGATGAACTCAAATTGAAACTGCGGGCGGCCGGTTATGATTTTGCTTGCTATGAAACAGACTATATCCCCGGCCTGAAACTCGAATGTATTTGTGATAAGAATGGCCGCGAAATTGATGGTGATTTTATCTTGAATATTGCTTCGATGGGACACGAACATGGGCTACTTGAGGCAGGTTTTGGCTTTGGTATTCATGAACATCGTGGTGATAATGTTCTTGGTTATCTTACCGCAGATGACGCATTTGATTTGGTTGAAGGCACGTTCTGGGACAAACAAGGAATTGGGAAGCGGGCATAATAATGCCCCTCCAGCGGTTTAGGTGGAAGCCACCTAATTTCATTCTGTTGACAATTTCATTTTGATATGGTAAAATATCTGCGTAAAGAACCGGAAAGGAAGGTATCCCCGAAATGAAGCAATTTCATTTTTGTTGCGTAAATTGTAGCGACTGCAATCTTGCCTTGAACATCGTGCAGGAAAGCATCCCCTGTTTTGTGCAGGTAGAAGATTACACTCACACCAAAGCCTATTTCAAGGTAAGAATTGCGGCGCGGGTAGAAGATGAAAAGTTTATTAGGGAACAGTTGGGATACTTTATTGTGGAGGGTTGAGAAAAATGATTGAAGTGAATGAAGAAACCCTACGAGAAATCTTGTCTTACTTTGTCAAAAAGAAGTGCCAAACTTGCCCATGGCGCAATGAGTGTTCAAAAGATACCCGCTTTTTTATGAATAAAGAAGATTGTATAGAACTAGGCATAGTATATCTACAGAAACCCAGCGGTTGCTAACGCGGCCGCCCGCATAATATTAGGTGGCAACCACCTAAGAAAAACTCTTGACAACTCTTCCACTTTGTGGTATACTTATCCCATCAAATAGCGGAGGTGTCCATTATGAAGCCTGTTGTGATGACCCTTGACCAAATTCGTGCCGAATCTACCCTCTACGCTATGACCGGCGATGATTCCCTTGGCGTTTGCGCTCTGGTAGATGTCCTCAATATGGGCTTCTGCCGCGATGGCATTACCCGTTGGTATACTTTCTACAATGACGATGGCGACCTTGCCATTTACTACCGCTATTGATGGCGGTAGAATGTTAGGTGGCAATCACCTAAGAACCGTCCGCGGGATTAATAATCCCACGGGCAATAGATGGGCAAAACCTCGCCGGTGTCAATGTTGATCACCATGCGATCTTTTACGCACTGTTTCACCATCTGATAGCTAACCATCGGCGCATACTCACGCAGGAACCAACTAATTTGGCGGCGCGTAGTTTTACTATACAGCCCCAAGCAATCCAGCCAACCAGCGCGATCAATCTTGATCACCAGCGTATCATAGAAGAACATACGCACGCCGCGTTCATCGACAGAGACACAGCACTGAGCACAAGGATGGTTTTTCAGCGTAATAATCATAGACTCAACCTCTTTCATTCGGGGTGCTACCCCTTGATTACACGTATAGTATACATCAAAATCGCGTTTATGTCAATAATAAATCTTAGGTGGCAACCACCTAATGTTTTTGCTTGACAAACTGGCCGCATATGTGTTATACTTATCACATCAAATGAAGGGGGTTGACACTATGATCAATTTGCTAAAGAATCTCAAGAACAACGACGGCTTGACGCTCAAGGACAACCAGCCCATTGACTATAAAACCGGCTGGCAGGTTGCCGATTATGGCTATGAATGTAAAACCATTGAAGAAGCTGCCGCGGCGATTCAGAAAATGAACGGCAATTGTGGCGTATGGCTGGAAAATGGTATTTATTATGTAGATCACTCTTTCCGCGTCGATACCAAAAAAGAAGCCATTGCCATTGGCCGCAAACACAACCAAATCAGCGTTTTCGGCTGGAAGCGCAAGAACTTGGCCTATTGCTAATAGGCCAACAGTATTAGGTGGAAGCCACCTAAAAATTTTGCTTGACGGATACCCATTTTTGTGCTATTATATAGACGTTCCCAAAGAGAACAGAAAGGAATTGAGAAATATGACTGAAATGGAAATGACTGCTATCGTGCGCAAATTGAGCGGAGAATTTTTCGACAAACTGGAAAAGGCAACCAGTGAAGAAAGACTGCGCCGGCATGCGATTGCTGAATTGGTGGGCGAAATCAACGAAAAGCTGTATGAGCTGTCCGGGCTGCTGACTTACTCTGATTCCCTGCGCATTACGGACAACCTGACCGGCGAAATTATGACCGACATGGCCGACTGGGATGAGCCGGAAGATGACCAGCTGCATCTTGCGCCTAAGCTGAATGTAGAGTTTGCTGTTGAGCGCAAGCCGCGCTGCTCTGGCGCCCCCGCCAATTGCCATGAATGCGACGGCTACCCGTGGGACTGATCCCACGGCACGACTTTAGGTGGGAGCCACCTAATATGCGTAGGTGGCGGACACCTAACACTTTCGCTTGACAATTCATCCTGATTTTGGTATACTATTCGCGTAAAGGAGGAAACAAAAAATGAAAGTATGGCTTTACGAAGAAACGCACACATCTGCCCGGCATATCTTTGCGACCTACGCGGCCGCGGAGAGGTATATTCGCGACCTCACCGAATGGCTAAACAGCGAAGGCATTAGCGGAGAGCTGGAAGAAGGATTAGACTATTTTCTTGACGAGCTGGAAGTGGAGGGTTGAACATGTGGATTCAGACAGAAGATACTAACGGGCGCAAAAGCTGTATTAACTTAGATTACATCAGTTGTATCAATCCGAACAAAAATAGTGTAGATATTGTGTTCTCCGATGGTGCGGTCGCACGAATCAAACCCACCTTCATTAACGCGGATGGCCGCGAATCATCTACTTATATTCGTCTTTGTTCACTTCTTACAAATGGACATACAAATTTTTGTTGAACTTGCCTATTGACTTTTTCATTCACTTATGTTATAATATATATGTAATCTGAAAGAGAGGTGTATCCTATGGTTGCCAAGACCTATTATATCTCGAAAGACCGCCAATACATCTTTGACCGCTACTATATCAAAAGTAGCACACTTCTATGCGATAACGTAGTTCGTGTGGAAGTTTATGCGCCCATTGAAAAAATCCAAGAATGGGATAGGAGAGTGTTTTTCTAATGTGCGAACGTGGATATGCAATTTTACTTTGGTATGACGATAGTGTTGTAGGAATTTACACCGTAGTGCGTAGCATGGAACGGGTCGAGTCTGTATGTGATTCTCTGCTCAAGAGCCCCAGCTATCCTGATGAATTCAATGCTGTTAGTTGGATGCCTACTTTCATCGAGGGCGAATAACGCCCTCTTGATATCTTAGGTGGCGACCACCTAAACCTTTTTCTTGACATCACGGGCAAGGCATGTTATAATTCATATGTGCCTAAGAAGGAAAGGAGACTGAAATCATGGCAATCCCCAAGAAAACCGCCGACCGTAATGCCGCACGCGCGCAAGAGTTCCAAAAACTGTTCAACCTATATAAGTCTCAGGACTATGACGCACGACTGACCGGCGGCAACACTTTCATGTATCCCTTTGTAATGAACGGGGAAGAATTTTACGCAGAAGTAAAGCTCTCCATCCCCACGGGAAGCCGCGAAGATGGCAAGGGCTATGACGGCTATGAAGCCGCAACCAACTACGAAATCATTCAGAAGCAAAACGCACTCAAGGCAAAGAAACAGGCAGATGAAAAAAAGCGTGTAGCCGAAGAAAAGGCGCGCCGCCGCGAAGAAGTGGCAGCCCGCAAGGCCGCGGAAGCGGCCAAACGGCAGGAAATCAAAGAAGAGTTGCTCAAGTATTCTGAAAAGGACAATTTGAAAACAGAATGAAATACTATCGCGTTTTGTGCCAAAGAGGGCACGTTGGCACGAAACGCAGTAGCACTATAACATTCTTCTTTGAAGCCGAAAACGCGCTTTCCGCAATGGAAAAAGGCCGCAAAATGCCGGGAGTAAAGCACGGAAAATTACCGCTTGAGTGTAAAGAAATCACCGCCGCAGAATATATGCGGAATCTACAACGCAATGCCTACGAAGCCGCTTTTGCCAAATAAGGCAAAAGCATAGACTTAGGTGGATGCCACCTAATTCGCAGGACTTGACTTCCTCCAGCGGATGTGCTATAATAAGTGCGTAATCAAGAGAAGGAGTTGACCTTATGCGAATTATCTTCGATTTAGACGGCACCATTGCGAATCTCTACCACTATCCCAACTGGCTTGAGCGCATCCGCGCACATGATGCTTCACCCTATCGAGAAGCTAAACCTATGTGGGATATGAAGCGGCTTGCGGCGGCAATTCGTAAAGCCCAGGCCGCAGGAATTTCATTTTCTATTGTATCTTGGCTGAGTAAAGAGCCGCACAAAGTGTTTGATCACGATACTCGCGTAGCCAAAAGAGAATGGCTTGACCAATTTGATTTTCCGTCTGACGAAATTCATCTTGTCAAGTATGGCACGCCTAAGAGCAGATATCGTTCCCCCAATGAGAGAAATGTTCTCATTGACGATAACGCAGAAGTGCGGGCGCAGTTTAGTAAATTCAATAACTGTTCTGCTATTGACCCCGCTAAGGTTGATATTGTAGAATGGTTGGAAAGGTTGGTGGCCGACTAACGTCGGCCTCCTACGGATTAGGTGGCCACCACCTAATACTTTTCCCTTGACATTTTTATCCCTTTATGCTATACTATAGGTGTTCCAAGAGAGAAAGGAACAGAAAGGAAGAAACCACTATGAAGAAAGTCGTTGCTATGTTGCTGATTGTTGCTACCCTGTGTCTGCCCTTGTGCGGCCTTGCCGATACCAGAAATGTTGTCAATGAGATGTTCGATCTAACCAATAAATGGATTAGCACGGGCAAGAACGATTTTGTAGAAGATATGATTGTTATGGTATGGATGAAGGAAGCAGATTGCTTTGCCTTTGCCTACGATGGTGAAAATTATCTCTACAATGACCACAATGCTGAATTGCTTATGGCCACTTGTCTGGCGGCCGCACTTGCTGACGAAAGCCTTGTCTATGGCGTTGATTGGATTTTTAGTGTAAACACGGATGTTTATACCGAACGCCAGACTAAACTGTATGTGCTTTCTCTTGCCGCCAAGTATCTGAATTGAAGGGAGACAAAAGTATGATTGAACGTGTATCCTACATTGCCGATGATGGCACTGCTTTTGAAGATGAAGATGAATGCTTGGAATATGAGCGCACCCTTATGCTCAAGAAGTATGAACACGATATTCATATGTGGGGCAATGAGTTCCAGCCTATTCCCATCACTGATTCTCAAGCCCTTGACAAGATTTACTATCTGACCTGCGACACCGCGGAAGCGGTAGAGGCTATGAACAATTGGTTTGAATATATGGGCTATTCCAGTCCATTTGAAGGCGATAAAAGTTTCGCCGAGATGACGGGCCGTCATTACTACCGGCAAGATAACGATGAGTGGTATGAAGCAGATGACCTCATTGAAAAAGTGCGCGGAATGATGAAAATCTTCGGGGTGTAATACGCACCCCTAACTAAGTTAGGTGGAAGCCACCTAATACTTTTTCTTGACAATTCTTCCTGCATGTGTTATACTATCCATGTAATAAAGAAAGGAGAGCAATCTTATGTTCCTCATCTTCATCCTCGGTATCCTCGTTCTCATTGGTGGCATCATCGCGGGCTTCTGTATGGAAAACCACGGCTGGTCTGCGGCGGGTGCGGTTGTGTGCGTCATTCTGGTGATTGTGTCTTGTATTTCCTCCGTGCCTACGGGCTATACGGGTATTCTTACCACTTTCGGCGCGGTGGCAAACACCACCCTTCCCAATGGTCTGAATTGGCATGCTCCGTGGCAGAAAGTAGTGGCTGTTTCCAATAAGGAACAGACTTTCACGGAAACCAATCTCGCGTTTTCTGCTGACCTTCAAGAAGTAAAATACACCTATACCGTCAAGTATAGTTTGGCCGCAGAAAACACGCCCACAATCTATCGTGAAATTGGTTCTAACTACTTCAACGTTCTTATCAAGCCGCAGGTAAACAACGCAATCAAGACTCAGCTTGGTTTGTCCAAGGCAGAACTAATGACCACCCAGCGTGTAGCCATTCAGAATGAAATCAACAATGCTATGCGTTCCTATGCTTCTGTCTATGGTATCTCCATTCAGGTTTTCCTTGATGACTTTGACTTTACCGACCTCTACACTGACGCGATTGAAGCCAAGCAGGTGGCCGAACAGGAAGCACTGCGCGATAAAACCCAGCAGCAGATGGAAACGGAACGTGCTTCCCAGCAGGCCGAACGTGCCCGCATTCAGGCAGAAAGCGCGGCTGAGGTAGCCAAGATTCAGGCGCAGAGCAATTATGAAGTCGCCCAGTTGGAAGCCGATGCAGTAGCCTATCGCGGCCAGAAGGAAGCGGAAGCCAAGGAAGCCATGGCAAAGGTTATGACGGATACTCTAATCGATTATGAGTATGCTTCTCGTTGGGATGGCGTTCTGCCCAAGTATGTGGGCGGGGATAGCACTCCGATTATGGACATGAGGGGAGAGTAATCTCCCCTTGTTTTTGAAAAGAAGTTTAGGTGGCGAACACCTAATGTTTTCTATTGACAGACTGGCCACGTTGGTGTATACTATGGGTGTAAAAAAAGAAAGGGAGGAATTGTAATGTATTTGATGTATGATGAAGAAGGAAACTTCATGGGAGTGCTCAATGAGAATCTTGAATATAGCACGCTCAAAGGCAGCCCAGCTTATTTTTTCGTAAAAATTCCCGACTCTCTCTATTATAACACAACAACAGATGAATGGGAATTACCTGCGGAAAATCTGAAAGTATTCTAATTGAAAGAAGGAATTGTCATGACCAAACTTGAAACTTTCTCCCGCATGCTATTCGCAAATAACCGCCTTCTATTTGATGATATCTCTTTCTTCTTCTATGATGCCCGCGACGTAGAAGGCGAAACTTCCTACTTTGATATTCAGTTGCTTGATGCGGATAATATGCTTTATCACCCTGATGAAATAGGATGCCTAATCTACTGGCTTGAACACAATTGTGAGCAAGAGGAAGATTTGGGCGATGATAATAGCAAATACATTTTCGACAATTTCTATGTATTACTTACACATGGAGGGGAACCACAATGAAAGAGATATTCAAGGAAAGCACGTGGATGGCCGAAGATGGCCAAGTATTTGACACGGCAGAACAATGCGAACTGTATGAGAAAATTTGCGCTGACCCACTTTCTTTCTTCAAAGAAAGATATCTTTTCTTTGAGAACCGTGCAGAAGATGAAAAACAACCTTGGCACTACTGCAACTTTGCCATCGTTATCAAGCCCATTACTTTGGCCGAATTGAAGTCTGTTGATAGATGGCGCAAATGGTGTAGTGGCGGCCTAAGTGAGCACTTTACGGATAGTAATTTGCGCAAAGGCGATATTTTGTTTGGTGAGCATACAAAAGAGTATCCAAAACAGGCCAACTTTGGGTGGGAACATCTTCGTTTGAAAGAATTGGATTTTAATGCAAGATATTGCCAAGAACGATTGAATGAAGCAATTGAAATGCGAGATAACTTCAAGCACATTATGAAAGAATGGGAGAATTACAATGAAAGAAATCTGCAAAGTTATCGCATGGGAAGCCGATGACGGCACACAATTCGAGTTTGAAGAACCATGTAAAATCTATGATACCATTTTGGAAAATCCAGCCGCATTCTTTAGTCAACACTTCAAATGGGCAGAGCCACGGAGCTTTCCTCAAGCAAAAAAATTTCCTTGGCGCTATAATAACATAGCAATCCTTATCAAGCCTTTCACACACGATGAAATGTTCGCAGCTCAACGCTACTTAGATTTTAGCGATCCTCCGCACCATCTTGGTTTAGGTCGTCCTTATGGTTTGCTCAATGAAGTAGATAATAAGATTGGGACAGTTTTCAAGGCAGTGTATACAACTGACCGCGAAAATTATGATTGGGAAGCCATAGATAGCAGAGAAAAACTTGAAGAAAGCAACGCCCGCTATGAGCGAATGACAAAATGGAACAATGAACAAATCGCTATATTGGACAAATACTCCAAGGGTGAGTAATCACCCTTTTTTATCTTAGGTGGCACCCACCTAACAAAACTCCCGTATTTTCCTCAAAAACTTTTTCAAAACCTATTGACAACCACGCCCGTCTGTGCTATAATAAAGGCGTTCCAAAAGAACAGAAAAGAAAAAAGAAAAGAGGAAACATTATGACTAACACTTCTACGTCTCGCCGCAAAAAGCAAGAACAGGTCAAAGAACTATCTAATTCTATTGTCCAAATACTTGAGGGAATGGGCTTTGTTTTCTCCGTCCCTAAAGAAAAAGTGGAAGAAATCTCTACCAACTATCTTGACAAAAAGAAGGGCTAACGCCCCTCTATGAATTTAGGTGTAAGCCACCTAACAAATCTTCCCGTTTTTCTAAAAATTTCTTCTTCAAACATATTGACAAAATTCAATTTTTCTGCTATACTATATACGTAATCAAGAGAACAACGGGTTGGCCAACCTGCTCTTGAGAACCGGAGGAAACCGCCGTAGGAAACAAAGGTTTGTGGCTGGAATGGTGTATGGGAAGCACGCTGGTAGCCCCAGAAACGGACGTTCGAATCGTTCTTCCAGTCCTCAGAAAAACAAACCTAAGTTTTCGGTTAGTATCTCGCGGCCGCCCGATTGAGCATTATGTTGGCGGCTAAGGCAAAGGGTTATGCTCAACCCTCATTATGCCAACGGTGGTTAGGGGTAGCCACCACATCGGCGGGGTCGCGTAGCGTAATGGTCAACGCAACTGGCTTATATCCAGCGGACTGAGGGTTCAAATCCTTCCGCGACTACCACATAAAGGATATGATGGAAATCATATCCTTTTTATATATTAGGTGGAAGCCACCTAACGTAAAAAGGGAGATTAGTTTTCTCCCTTGACCTTACACGCATAATTATTTACTACTCACCACTTCCGCCTCTTCAATTTCCCAATCATAGGCATTATCCAGATCAACCATATCACAGGCCGCGTCAATTGCTTCCTCTCCATTCCGCGCAACTACGGAAACCTTTGCCCAAGCTCTTATTTCTACTTCCACCGTGTATTCTTTCATTCGTCATCATCCTCCACTTCTGCGACATCGATTTCCCAATCGTAGATATCATCTAAATCTACCACATCATACGCTTTAGCTACGGCTTCTTCTTCATCCTGCGCAATTACAATAACTTTCGCCCAAGCCGACATTGCGACTTCCACCAAATATTCTTTCATTCTTCTTCCTCCACTTTACAAATTTCCACGTCATCAATATCAAAGATGCCAGGCAATTTATCATATACTTCGTTGCTCGCAAATTCCCAGGCTTCATCCTCATCGTCAGCTTCTACCCATACCTTTTCAAAGCCGCTATATTCTACGCGCATCAAATACTTTTTCATTCCTCTTCCTCCGTTTCATACTTCTTCAATACAATAGTCTTGTTCTCCTTGTCAAAATACAATTCAAGAGGGTCACCTTCTTTCCAGCTCAGTACACGGCGAATCTCCTTCGGAATTGCCCAACGTCCCAAATCATCCAATCTACGCACAATACCCGTTGCTCTCATTTTTTCTTCCTTCTTTCTGTTCCCTTTGGAACAATGATAGTATAACATAAGCACACCCCAATGTCAACACAAAATGTTAGGTGGCGACCACCTAAGAAAAGTTCTCGATTTTTCAAAAATTTTTTCTTCAAACCTATTGACCTTTTTCAAAAAATGTGCTATACTTATATCGTCCTCAAGAGAGAGGAACAAAGATTCGGGAAGGAAAACCCAAGCCAAACCCATGTAGGAAAGGAACACTTCTATGGCTACTATCAATGAGATCATGGAAATCCTGAACGGCCACTTCTCTGACGCGACTATGGTTCGCGTGAACAAGACCAACTATCTGGCCATCCCCACCGATATTATCGAGAACGGTATGCCCAAGTATATCAAGGTGCAGCTGGGTTCGTTCGCGACCAAGGCGACCAAGACCCATGAGGCGTTCGACTTTGATACCGCCCGCGCGGATTATGAGCAGTGGGCGAAGGAAGCTGCTGAGCGCGCGAACAAGCCCAAGGGCGATAATTCCAAGAAAACCGAAAGCGCAGAGCGCACCCGCGTCCGCACTGATAAGATTCGCGCCTACATCGCCGCGAACGATATCGAGAATGCCACCGCAACCGATGTGTGCAATGCCGTGTTCGCGGATGACCCCGACACCAAGCCGATGATGGTCGGCACTATTCTGAACAAGATGGTTGAAGCGGGTATGCTGGACGTGGAAACCGTCAAGGGCAAGAAAACCTACACCAAGGCGTGATTTTTGAGGGCAGGGAGCAATCCCTGCCCATGTTCCTAATGGGTTTTAGGTGGACGCCACCTAAGAATAAAAGTTGACATTTTCGGCCAAAGGATGTATAATAGGGACGTAATGAAGGAGGGAAAACAATGAGACAATTTAGGCAGTATTTATGTTTAGAGAATGAACAGGACTGGACAGAAAATTTAGGCAACTTCGGCCTCTTCTGGTATGAAGGCGGTATGATTGAGAAGAAACCTACACACTTCCCTGCGTGGTTCAAGAAAGAGAACAAGTGCTCTTTGCCTGGATTCTGTAGTGCTTACAATCCCAGCAGTAAGGAAGAAGTGCTAACAGCCATTGATGACTATATCCAAGAGCTCCAACAGTTTAGAAAGGAAATTGAAGTGCTATGACTGATACTGAGTATCGCTACCTTCGCAGAGCAGACCTCGTCAACGCTATCGGCAATATTATTATTGCTCTAATGATTCTCATTCTCGTGTCTACCATTGTACTTGGCCTTATCTTCTACGAAGATCCCATGACCCAGTATAACAACGGTATCCACGCAGACGATGGCGGCAGATGGACATATGACGGCTTTATGATTTCCAAGAGCCGCTCCCGCTATAGTTATCATTGTGATACATGCGGCCGCAGTATTGTATTAGATGAATGGAGGAAATGAGAATATGCTTTCTTACTTTGTGATTGAAAAAGAAGATCAAGTTATCAGCGAAGGCGATCGCTTCTTCTTCCTAAACGGTTATGGAATTAGAACACTTTTGAAAGACCCGCCGCAGAATGGATTCCCGGCCTACTATAAGCAAACAGAAAACAACCCCGCGCAGGAATGTAGCAGAACAATGTATATCGACTTCTTGGAAAAAGGCGTGTGCGCCATAAAAGAACAGTTGAAGGGCTTCCAGAGAGAACTTGACAAGGAACTTAGCCGCTAACGCGGCCATTCCTTACTTTAGGTGGCGCCCACCTAAGGTCTTTCCTTGACAAGGACTGCCATATGTGATAAAATATGTGCGTAATCAAAACAGAAAGGAATTGACCGACCATGAATTATTTGGTGCTGGACACCGAGACGACCAACCTTGAAAAATGCTATTGCTACAATCTGGGATACACCGTAATTTCACCCGAAGGTGAAACGCTCACTAACCGCGATTTTGTCATAACCCAAATTTGGGATAATCTCCCGCTGTTCGCCTCCGCATATTACGCAGATAAACGCCCTATTTATGTAAAGGCAATGCGTGCCCGCAAGGCAGAAAAAATCAAGTGGGGCTACGCTATGCAGGAAATGAAAAGAGATATTAAAAAATTCAATGTATCTTCCTGCTATGCCTACAATTCCCCATTTGACGATAAAGTAATTCAATTCAACTGCGATTGGTTTCATACTCAAAATGCCATTGAAACAATTCCCATTTTTGACATTCGCGGCTATGCCCATCATTTTATCTGTAATGATGAATATTTCACTTTTTGTGAACAGAATCAGCGTTTTACTGATTCGGGCAATTACTCCACTACCGCCGAGACAATGTTTCAGTATATCACGCAAAACCCCGATTTTATCGAAGATCATACCGCCCTTTCAGATAGCCTAATTGAAGCCCAAATTTTACTGAAATGTATTGCGGAAGGTGCTTTCCCCGCTTTTGAATATGAAGTTATCCGAACGTTCCCCCGCATTACGCAAACACCATTCAAAGTCAAGGTAGATGGGCAAATTATTTATGATGGTGAATACATTCGCAAGTATATGCGAAACAATGTATATTCATTCACCACCATAAACAAGGGGCGATAACACGCCCCGCCTTTGGTTTTAGGTGGGCGCCACCTAAAACAAAATTTGACATTTCCTAATTTTTGTGTTATAATATTCCCGTAAATAAAACGAGGTGAAATTATGGCAGAACGTGGCTATCAAGCAGAGTTTATGAAGCAACATCAGAAACAGTCTGCTTTTACTTCCATTATGAATCGCATTCGCCCTACTTTGCCCGCAAACGCTACCCTTATTGACGGCGGTTTTGCTGTTCCAACAGGTATAATCAATGACTTGGACGGCAAAGAAATTTGGGCAGAAATCACTATCACCGTCAAGCCCACTGCCGATTCTGCTAACCAAAAGGCATATGATCCTGCGGCCGCCCATAAGGCATACATTGATAAAATCTCTGAGCAGGCCGCACGAACGACCGCCCGCAAACTACGACGAGCACAAAAACAAGAAGATGAACGCAAGACCATTAGAGACAGAGTGCGGCAAGCCCGTGTAATTAGTAAGTATGTCAAAGAAGAAATGCCTGTAAATACTCCATTTCTTGCGTCAGACTTCTACCACATATTAGAAGAACTTCCCCCTGCTAACAACCCGTGGGAAATGAACGCAGTCCTTAATCTTGTGATGGAAGAACAAATGCCCAACTTCTCTTGTTATATTCGAGAGGGAAAGAAAAGGTATATCAAAAATGAAGAATGAAGTTTATGGTTGTGAAAAAGTTTTGGCGCATCGCCCCTGTTGGACTTGGTTGGCAGACTATAACTGCGGCGGCTATGCCTTGCGCACTTTTGATTGGGTAGGTTTTCGTTTCCCGCACTCCCGCGACAATGCGTCCCAACAGGTAGACGCAATTTGCGCGGCCCTGCCTGAATGGGAACGTTGCGACTGCCCGCAGAGGTTTGATATCAAACATTATGACTATGTAGCGTTTCGTTGGGGAGAACGCAAGGGATGGTCTGACTTCCATTTCTTGAGATTATGGAGAAATGGCACTTGGCACGGTAAAGAGGGCGATGGGGAAATTTATCGTGTAAAAAATGTGTTCGCACCTTGGGTGAGAAGTGATGGGGAAATTTATGGAGAAGAAATCTTCTTCTTGAGAAGAAAAAGAAAAACGAAGGGCGTATGATACGCCTTTTTTATTTTAGGTGGAAGCCACCTAACACCCTTGACCGCTCATTTCAAGTGAGCGGCCAGAGATAACGGGAAACAGCATATTCTTCAATCGAGCAATCATCGATCCAGTAATCACGCAACTGCCCACGCAGGACTTTCACAAGAAAAGTTTCAACATCCAGTTTACATTTTTCAGCGGCTTTCCGCGCAGAGGTATGGCCCAAACGGCGTGGCCCTGCTTCATAACTAATCGCTCCTTCATCATCCAGACTGAAATAATTTGTCTGAACTATCAGGCGCGCGGCTTCCCTATCGGAAGCCGCAATTCCCACAAGTCCACCATCCTCGCGAATAACCCAAACAGTTTTATCTTCCATACCTATCACCCAATCCATTCAACCGGTTCAAGCCATACAGCCCAGTTGAAATTATCTTCCTCAACGTCGTCGTTCAGCAACTTTACCAGTGCTTCACGGGGAGAACAACCGAGATATTTCGCGACCTTCACCATAGACCACTTTCCCCATTCGTGCGTTTCTGTGCTGTAGGACTCAACAAGAGGTTCATCATCCAGTCGGGCATACCCATGTTCAAGCAACCAATTGATAGCAATTTCCTGAGTAGAAGCAACAAGATCAAAATTTTCTCCAGTGTGAACCAGCCAAGCCTTAGCCATAATGTAATCCTCTCTTTCTTACTTCAAATTACGGTCATATCCACCAAAAACTCGCTCTAATTCGATATGCCAAGGAAGCCAATAAGTTCTATTGTTATGCTTGAGAACATCAACCATAAAGTCGAGAATTGGTTTGTCAACGATCTGCGCGGCACGCCGAATAGTGGTATACTGACAGCAGTTATTTTCGTCGGCGTAAGCCAAGATATCATCATCCAACAAAGCGTCTCCACGCTCTACCAGATAACAAGCACAATCTTCCGCAGTCGCGCATACACCCATCAGTTTATCATAGTCATCATAGATAAGCCATACCAGAGGGTTCATCGTGTAATCTCTCCTTTCTGTTCTCTCCTTGAGAACATCGTTAGTATACCATAGAATCAAAGAAATGTCAAGAAGGGAACCTTAGGTGGCAACCACCTAACCCCCTTCCATTCCTTCCCACACGCCCCTTCCCGCGTATCCATCTCCCGCAATCCCGCGCCTTCCAGATTTTTCCTTCCCTTCCGTTTTCTTCCACTTTCCATTTTTGACAACCGCCAAATTTTATGATATACTATATATACAAAGTGAGGAGAAACAGGGATATCTCCACTCCCTTCGCTTTGTGTCCCCGCATAGGTATCTAAGGTCTATAAGCTGGATAAGCTGGAACGGCCACAGGCCGCCAAGGTATCAACCCTCTACAAGCTGGGGTCTCCCGTCCCGTGCCGCAGTCCGCGCACGCGTTGTTTTCGCGGCGGTGCCTACATCCAGCTGCGCCCTTGCCGCTACCACTACCACTCCCGCGCCCCAGAAAACAAAGAAAGCATCTCTTGGTTTTTCCTAACGAAAAAGAAAGACAACCCTCTTTCTTTCTCTCGCGCGCTTCTCGCATATCGCGCCTCCTGCGCTGCGCCGTCCACGAGCCCCGCACGCGCCACCCACACCGTCTTCCGCGGCCGGTCCATCGCCCGCCCCTCACGTCGTCTTCCGCGGCCCTCCCATAAACAAAAAATGCGGGCCCGCAGCATTGCGCCGCGAACCCGCTCATCACGTTTATCAAACGTGCTCAAAAAAGCGTAGACTTCCCGCTCAAGAAAGCACACGTAGGCACGCCTGGCTTACACGCTCTTGCTTCGGCCGCAAGAACTTATTCATTGACGGCCCGCATTTACTACAACCCTTTTCCTTTCTCCTTTTTTACAAAGGAAAAGAAAAACAGAAGTAAATTCAGCAGGTTCGAATACATCGCTCGGACTCACTTCGTTCGTCCTCACGATGTACGCGATTGGCCCGTCGCGCCTCGTCCGCTGAAATTTATGTAGCAATTGCGACCCGTTTCGTACGAGAATGCGTCGAAAACCTCGCCGTGCTGACGGCCTAGATGAAACGAATACCAAAGTGTAGTTGGCATATAAAAGACCATTGTCTTGGGGTAAGCAAGGCATCCCGCATTTTCCTTCTACTTTTGCATTTTTCTCCGCAAATTCTTTCCCCACAAAAATTTGACTTTTCCCAAAAAATCTGATATACTATATACACAAGATGAGGAAAGGAAACGAAACTCATCCCTTCCTTCCATCATCTTCAAATATGAGAAGGCAAACTCAACAAACCACTGGTGTGAGCCTGCGGGCCTGACGGCCCGCGGAATGCGGCTCACGACTGGCGCGGCTGTTAGGCCGCGAAGGAGAAAAACATTATGACCACCAAGACCCGTGATATGCTGCGTTCCTCTGTTCTGGAAACTCTGCTGAAGACCTTCCCCGGCTCTCAGATTGTAAAGGGCGGTATGGCTTTCGTAAGTGATCAGATCGATGAGGATACTGGCGTGCCTCTGGCCGTCGTGCTGAGCATCACTGTGCCCCTGACTGCCGACACCGCTCGTTCCAAGGCTTTCGACTTTGATGCGGCTGTTGCCGAAGCGAAGAACGCTCCTGGCCGTCGTGTGGCTGACCCCGTGAAGAAGGCTGAGAAGGAAGCGAAGGCTGCTGAATCTAAGGCTCGTGAGCGCAAGAATCTTGCGGCCCTGACTGAGTGGATTGAAAAGGGTGGCCTGGGCGAAGGTATGACCCCCGGCACCGTTCATAGCCACGCAGCCGAAATCAGTCTGGACGTTGCCACTCCTATGATGACCGGTAGCCTGCTGAAGAAGCTGGCGGAGGCTGGTGTTGTAGTGAAGGGCCGCGACGCCGAGAACAAGCACAACTGGTTCACCCGAGCCTGATAAGGCGAGGGCGGGCACGAAGTGCTCGACCAGCACGGCCATGCGGGCGACGTAAGCCGCCGAAGAGAAGAGCGTGTATGGAGAAATCCATACACGTTTTTTGCGTGTGGGCCTGCGGCGTTGCCAAATTTGGATACCACCTATTCCACAAATGGAAAGGCCGCATTTCATTTTCTTTTCCAAATTTTTCCAGGGCCGCAATTTCATTTTTGATTTCAGCACGATACCCTACCCAGCGTTTTATTTTGGTTTACGCACGAAACATAACCACATATGTATCTAAGTATTATACATAAAAATATACCCAGAAATTTGACTTTTTATAAATTTTATGTTAAAATAAAATGAGAAAATAAAAGGAAGTGAATTTTATGCCTTTCAATTTTCCTACCGGCCCAGGCGAAAATTATGCCCGCCGCATTAGTTTGGGTGATGATTTTATGAACTGGGCCATAGATGATTTATTGTTTGGTTATCTTTTTTATCACGCAACATATGACAAAGAAGGAACACAACAACACTACCTACAAGACTACAAATGGAGAAACATCCGCCCAGCCTTTGTAAAAGGAATGGGTATCACCGCCCGCACAGTTAGTAATCACTTAGATAAACTAATAGAGCGCGGCCTTATTACTCGTGATGAGAAGCAACAACGTTTTATCTTCAATTGTGAGACAGTTCCCTACATCTGGCTGAATGGTTCTTTACTTCGTTATCTTATCACCACCGCGAACAACAATGTAATAATTATTTATATTTATCTTCTTAGTAAATATCGCTATTTTACAGGAGACGACTATCAACAAGATTACTTTGATTTTACCTTGAAAGATCTATTAGAAAAAGCACTAAAATATTCCAATAAAAGCTATAACGCTGGAGCAACAAAAAACCTTCGTATCATTCTTTTTGACCTGGCAAAACGCGGCCTTATCGAAGTAGAACAAGCAGAAAAGCTCAATCGAGATGGCACAAATTATCACGTCTTTCGTTTGATATTTATTGCTGAAACCTTTGGAGAAAGAAAAAGAATTGTGGATGAAAACAATTTCAAATTCCTACTTGGCGGCACATCCTTAGATAATTCCGCGGAATAAATGCGGCCAAAGAATGTGTGAAAAAAATTACTTACTGCGTATGTTATCAATATGAAAAAAATTACTTGTTGCCTATGTTATCATTGGAAAAATGATATTGACCTCGTTTCAACAAAAAAATATGGTATCACTGGTAAAATTTTATTGGACAATAATTAGTTATATAATCAGTAAAAAAAATCAGTTTTGTGAGTACCGTCCCGTTCCGGAACGGCCTTCCAACAAAAATAAAAAATAAGAAAGGAATAGAAAAAACCACTATGAAAACTTCAAGAGAACTAACCATTTATTACGTAGAAAATAAATGTCCGAGTAAAGTAATAAGCACAATAGTTTACTCCTATGAGCCCGCGTTCAAATGGGCGGCCCACCACCTAAAAGATGATTTTTTTGTCTGGAGTTATTTTATATCCCATCGGCCGCAAGATTCTAACGTTCTTCATACTTCTACGCAGGAAATTTTAGAAGAAATTCGCTTTGATACACTTGGAGATGTAGAAACAAAACTAAAAGAATTATGTGATCATAAAGTGCTGCGAAAAGCAAATGAATCAAACACATACTTCTTTGAAGAGCTGCCACCTCTTAGCGAAGAAAATTACTATGAGATCGCGGCAGAGCTACAAGAACTTATAAGAGAGGCTTGACCTCTCTTTTTTTATGTCTATAAAAGAATTACTTCACTATGTCCAAAAAATACCCAGTATGCTGTCCGATAAAAATGTTGATGCTCGCGGACAAAAACGTATACCTGAACCAATTCCATCGCCGACGGATTTTACGTTTTTGTCGGACAACATCTCCGAAAAACGTCGGACAACATATACGTTTTTGTCGGACAACACTAACGAAAATGTCCTAATACATAAACATTTTTGTCCTACACCTCCTAATAGTACTAATAGTATTACTAATTGTTCTCGAAGAGAACAAGAGACGGCTTCGCCGTCTTCATCTGAAGAAATAGAACGGCAACGGGATATGGAAGCAATGACTCATATGTCCAGCTCAATTGATGGATTGGACTGGGATGACTGAGGAGAGCAAACGCTCTCCTCTTTTTTTATACACGAATGAACTATGACAAAAACGTTAGTGCTCTTAGACAAAAATGTATACTTGGATGAAATTCTGTCCGACAGACTTGACGAAATCGTCTATGAGCACTCGTGTGAAACGTCTTAGTTCATAAACATTTTTGTATTAGGAGCACTAACGAAAAAATCTTAGTTCATAAACATTTTTGTCTACGTCCTCCTAATAGAATAAATAGATAAGAATAGTTCTCGAAGAGAACAATAGCCGGCCTGACGGCCGACTTCACGTCTGACAGGAATAAATGAATAAAACTCCAGCACAAAAATTTTTTCCAAAAAAATTTCTCCACTCAATCTTCAAATAAATAATTC